AGCCGCACCAACGCTATCGCCTGGTGCAGCCCAAGTCATATTTGTTCCATCCCAAGTTAAAGTGCCAGTACCAACAGCTGTGTTGGAAGACATGTTCAATATAGCGACGTTCCCTAGTGTTGGAATTTGTGATTGTATCCTTTTACCATGATAAGCCAACAGAGCTGAATTAGCGCTAGTGTTTATACTTAGTATTTGATGCCAACCGGAATTAACGGAAGTTTCCAATGTACCATCGGAAAGATAAATCCATTCTGCTGAAGGTGGAATTGTGACATCGGTTGTGCTAAAAGTAGCCGTATCGTTGTTTATGTTGGTAAGTTGATATCTATAATCATAAACACCTGTGGTAAAACCACCAATATTTAGTTGAATTGGAAATATATTGGGTCCACCAAATTTCAAAATCGTACCTGGTGACACCACTAATTGTTGAGTGGACAAAGGCTCGACGGTAGTTGTTGTACTGTTAAGAGCTTGTGTGCCGAAAAGTGAAGGAGCAATGTCGCCAGGGCCATGGACAATAGCAACAACGCTTTCCCCTTCATCGGGAGATTTGTTCTGTGACACAACTACGGTTTGTTCAGGTGTTGCCATGTATGTTGCTACATTACCGTTAGGCAGTGCGGGAGCAGGAGCTGATCCACCCACAACCCATGTGGTTGGTGTAGTACCTATTTCTACTTGCATGGCATCTATATAAAAATCGGGATTGCTGGCATCAAAAGGTTTTTGAACGCCTAGCTGCATTTGCGTTGCACCGGTGGTGGCAGTGTAGGTCACATGAATGCGTGTCCATGTGTTAGCAGGCACAGGCATACTAGCGCTATAACCAACTCCTTGGTCTGCAGGCGCGTTCGATACAAGTGTTAGTGCGTATGTGCGTGCGATAGCGGAATAAACATACACCGAGCCAGTATAAGTAGTGCCAGGGGTTACTGAAAATTGAACTGCTGGGCCGTCGCCATAGTAATTACCAGTAAAATGAATAGAATTAGAACCCTGCTCTACTGGTGTAGTAACAGTAGTTAAAGTGTAGGTACTAGCCGGGGGATCATTAAAGTTGTTGTCGTTAATACGAAGGGGTAAAAATCCTGTAGTAGTTCCATTGTCACCACAAGTTGATTGGTTGACAGTTAGCAGGTTAACTGACGGTATAACACTACCATGGCTGACTTCAACTAAATAACGTGTTGTGTATGTAAAAGTGTCCGTAGTTCCAGAAGCTATATTAGTGTAGCCGATTAACACTCTAATGCCAAAACCGTTACTCGATTTCAAATAAACAGATTGACCTGGAGTGAATGGTACAGTAGGTCCGACTGAGTCACCATTAGCTGTGTAATTCACAGTTGAACTGGATGGGAATGTTAGTGTACCCGTTCCAATCAGAGTACCAACAGCATAAGGAGTTCCATCGTCTACACTGTCGACTTCTACCAAATTGAGTAGAGATCCCGTTGGTTGAGCACTAACAATACGTGCGTCATTATATTGACCATTAGACGCTACAACCGCGTTGATGGCATCGGCAAGCGTAATGTTTGTCGTGTCAACTAGGTGTGTTGGAACCGCGAATATGCCACGATTGTCAATGTTCATGTAAAGACGACTAGACATGTCTAACCCAGATATTGATCCGGGAAGGCTTGTCATATGGGCCGACCACATCACTCCAGGTAGCGTGTAGGTGCCACTGCTTCCTAATAGAGGCCCGTTTGCATATTTATAATAAGTTGAGTTCAGCCCAATTGCGGCCGCAAAAGGTGGAATAAATACTGCACGTTGTAAATTAGGATTGTAGATTACACTGCCGGTACTGGTAGTGGCACCAATAGTGCTAATATTAACTTTATCTGTAACTGAATCAGCAGTGATAAACGTATTTGTGGGTATGACCGGTGTATTAGAAGTGTGGTGTAAATCACCATCTGCTAAATAATCAAAACCAAGCACCCACCTTGGACCACTAGTTGTTCGTGGAAGCACCAGTGGATTCACTTGTGTAATAGCAGCTACTACGCCATATATGCCTGAAGTTCTACCACCAAATTGTCTAAAACTCTGAGAAATGAATTGCAATGATTCTGCGTACGCATTAACATCCATTCCAGAATCGTTTGGTGTAAGAAGCCTAGAACCCCAAGCCAAGCCAAGATCAACCGCACTTGCTTGTGCGATGTAGAATGACGATTGAGTCTCATCGATGTTTGTGTCTATATTTTCTAGTTCAGTGGCGATACCGGCAAGCCACGTGGCATAATCACGTACAGTTAGATAACACGTAAATCCATTCAGACTATTTGACTGTTTAGTCTGTAGTACAACTTCTCCAAGCGGAAGTTGAACTGAAAAGGTTGCTTCCCCTGTGGCGTCTGTAACGAAAAAACCAGACTGCACGTTATTTACAAGAATCAGATACTGCGTTGATGCTACTCCGGAACGCACAGTAAATTCTATAGGCTTCCCATAGTGGGGTACTACAATGCCTTCCGCTGAATAGAAAGAACCAAACGGTATAAAACTAAGTAAATCAACAAAACGATGTACTGGTGTAACTATCATACATTCACCTTAGTTTTTATGATGGTATCATTAATAAATACACCAAAAGGCATCGCTGGTGCTTGTGGCGGTAAAGACCATGGTGTTGCAGTACTGCCAACTTCCAATTGCAATCCGTCTACGTATATTTTACCGCCACCAGTTTGAACGCCGCACACTAATATCGGTTGTATAGCAGTTGGAGTTAGCAATGGATTAGTGCTCACGATTGCACGCGTCCACACATTCGGCGTCATATTTCCAGGTATGTTAAACGTGTTATGTACTACGCCATTGTTGTCTACCAAGTAAAGACTACTCACACTGGCTGAAACGATATCTGTATTTAACCAATACAGAGAAAAAGTATATACATAGGGCGCAACGATAGGACAAGGGAGTGTGCCAAAATTTACAAAAGTAATGTTATCATTACCTGCAATTTGTATGCTATGAGTGCCTTGCCATGCGGCAGCCATTGAACTAGCGATAGTAGCATTATTAGATGTATCAGGTGTGTCATAGGTAGTGTATAGACCAAAACCTACTGTGGTACCATCTTCTCCGCCATCCGCTTGATTGACTGTTAATAGGTTTACCATACTATCCAACAATGTTTATGTTTGATGCGACTAATGTGGCGTACTCATTTTTAGCTATTACAACGTCCGCATTTCCAGTTCCGCCTACAAAATCTAAGGACGTGAAAATAAAATTGCCCACTCCAGATACACCACCGATAATTAAATTTAGTTCAAATTGCTCGACATTTTGTCCGAGGCCTAACCCGTTTACATATGACAACAATGCGGTCTGCACTGTGGCAATTACAGTGCTGGCAGTAAATCCATTGTTGACTGTGATATTACCACCAATTTGAATTGGCTCAACCGTTGCGTGTCTCACAAGTGGATCTTGTCCATCTACTTGGTTATCGGCGTTATTTAAAGCATTTTGAATTTCTGACACGAGAATGTCGTATTCATATGTAACTGTAATTGCTGCTCCCACAGCAGGACTGGATCCACCGGGAATGAATTTTATTGCATCTTTGCTTCTAGAACTACCGGACACACCAGATGTATCAGGAACAAAAATATAATCAGTGCCTAAAGTGTATCCAACAACAGAAGTTACGCTAGTGACTGGTTGATTGTCTAGTACTATGAGTTGGTTAATACCAACAAACGTTTGATTTTCAGTGATAGCAACGTTATTCTCACCTTGAATGTAGATGTCTACGGCACCTCCATTAATGCCAGACCGAGTGATCAATGGGTCACCAGTTGTAACTACTAGAACATCTCCGGCATCTTGAAAGTTTGATTCAATAAACAATTTTCTACCATTTGTGGTAGCTAGTTGTGTACCAATGATAGAGATTTTAAATCTCTCAATTAGATCAGGACTCGTTTCCACGTCAGAGACCGAAGAGGTACCACTGTTATTTGTTACTGAGTCAAAACCAGTCATAGGTCGCAATGGATTGGTGATTAGATTTGCACCTACCACTCCAATGCTACCAGCAATGGTAGCTTGCACTGGTACAGTGAGTTCATATCGTTGGGTTTGAATATTAAAATATGATGCCGCGTTGGCCGACACCATGGTAGCAGCCACAGTTGTAACAAATGTTACAGTTTGACCAGTGGCCGTATCTGGGTTTGTAGAGATCGGAAAATTTTGTTGAACGGTAATGTTTGATGTTGGTGGCACCGCTCTAGAGAATGTGACTGTTCCGTTTGAATATCCACCTTGCAAACGAATAAGACTTTCATTGTAGACAAAAGCATCTACGTCTGAATCTTGAAAACTATTAATTTGTTGTAGTGTCTGCAACAAAGACACCTGACGAATACGATCATTTTGCAGTTCTAGAGCATTTGCAGTAGGTCTAATATATATATCTGCAATCGGACCAATGGTCGTATCGTACGACGCATTTCTATTGTTAATGTCCGTGCTTAAATTTGTAATAAATTGTTTTGCAGTGATCTTAGGTACTGGCATCAATGACCCCGTTTTGATTCACAAGCGAACCTTGTACTGTTTGCACTTGCAAAAAGAAATAATATGATGTCTGGTCGTTTGACGGTGACACTTGCAGATTGAGAATTTTATTAAATTGTTCTGCGGCTGTATAAGTATTCGCTCGTGCTTGCTGTTGTACTAAAATATTTGAAAACATCTCACGAATGTATTGCGTGATCAACATAGATGTGCTATCTGCACCGATTTGGCCAGTTGCGCCTTGTAGCTCATCAAGAGCAGCGGTTGTACCATCTGGAAGTCGCGGCAAACTTAGACAACGCACCATGTCTTGATTAGTTTTTAGTGCAGCTTGTCCAGGGTCATTAGCCCCTACGGTAACATCATTACCAATCAGGCTTGGCTTCCCATTCATAGTTGAAATTTGAACGTCACCGTTAAGTATCGCAAACGTAGTTGACATTTAAGCACCCTGATGTTTACGACAGATTGTTATTACATCTTGTATCTGCGTATACTGGGTAATGATACTATTTAATTGGTCGATTTGACTTTGTAGTTCATCTTGGAAAGATAACAACCTTTGGATTTCAAATAGATTATCTTCTGATACCCCAAGCACCACGTCGATTGACTCTTGCAAGTTTAAATTAAACTGTCCGAGATCTACACAATCTACTACAAGTTGAGCCGGCAATACCGCTACAGAATTGCGTACGTTATTGACTACAGATTGTAATGTGGTTTGGGCTGCTCTAGCTGGGATAGCAAGAATATCATATTGCAATAATTGTGTTTGATAGAAGGTTATTTGAGACTGCAAAACAGCAACTTGACCATTAATAAGTGTTTGTATAACCTGTAATGCAGCAGTGGACAAGCCGCACAAAATTTGCTGGGCACACTGATTAAGTGGTGTAGGTGTTGTGTCTGCCATACAAACTTATTGGCTAAAGGAAAATTTTAGTATCTAGACTATTATTCGGTAAAGGCTTTGACAGAGATAAGTGTAGATGGCAGTGATAAGGTTTCAAGTAAGGCTGTAAGAGCTGCACCACCGGCTATGGCGTTAGGTTCGGGGGAAGATGGATTTGATAAAGCTGTAGCTACCGCAGCCAATCCTGATTCAAGCGCAGTCAGGTACGACACCAACTCTGTTCCCAATACTAAAGGTTGGTTTGACGTAGCAGACCCTATTGTTATATGTGAGGCATTAATTCTAGCTGATGCAGTTGCGTCAAAGTTTACCGTGGTAGCCTTTACTATAGAAACGTTGCCGGCAACATCTAATTCTATGCGTGATACTTCAACAAAATCGGTGACATCCCCTATAGAAATTAAACCTCGTAGTGGGGATGGGGTCACACCGTTCGCTGTTCCGGGAATGGGTCTTGGTGGATAAGAAAAATCGTATACGTCACCGAATTGAATCAACGATCTGGATTGTGGTGATGTAGTGCCAAGCGGTGTTATTTTGTTAAGATTTACTAAATATTCCAGTAGAGATCCGCTGGCTGTTGGTGTCTCTTGAATGTCGCTTGGTAGATTATTGCGGTATACCACACCAAATCGAGTGGTGGCAGCGTTAGCCGTTTGCTTCATATGTGCAGCTTTTGTATCAATTCTATAGGCTTGTTTGTCTAACTTGATAAAAGCTTGTCCACCAGCAAGGAGTAAGGTGCCTCTATTTGATCCATATATATAAGCATCGCCGCCAGATTTGAAATCGAATTCCAGTGGATTTAATTGTTTCCACGTGGCCATCCCATTAATGCCTTGCTGTTGCATCTTGTTAAGTTCAGCATACCCAACCCCATCACCAGATGCGGTCATGTCGTAACCAACAATTACCGCTGTGTTGTCATTACGATACGCAACATGAACAAATTCACCACCACCAGGTTGAAATCTACCCCAAGAAGACTGATTGTTCGATATTGAAAACCAAATAGGTGTGACAGTTGCATGCCGTGTAGCTACAACATCAATTGTATCCACCGCAACGATACCATTGTTGATAGCAGTATTTGTGTTTGACTTGTTATTGTTAGTAGTGTTAGCGTCTGGATTAACAGACGTGCTACTAATTTGACCACGGACAATGCGCGACAAATAGGATTCTTGATCCCTCAGTCCATTGAGTGGCTGGTCGTCTATACCATATATGTAGCCTCTACCAGCCATATCAATCTGCCTGTTGGTTGTTAGGATTAGTTTGCGAATCTAATATAGCGTTAGTCGCATTGCTAGATTGTGCGGTTGAAGAACCTAAAAGAAATTTATAATTGAGTGGACGACTCGCAAATCCACCAATTGGTGTGTATACCTTGTTCTTGGTGATAGGATCTACCATTCCATCCCATCCTCTAGCATACGCTAAATCAATCACTGTCTCAACAGTTTGATTCCAATTGATAGTATCTGTAATAGATAATATGGTAGCCATAGTATCTCTTTGGGTTAACAAGAATGGCCGATTAAGCCACAAGCCAAAATTAGGCGTAAGCGCAACTTGCAAATTTTTTGCGTCAGCATTCAATTTATTTAATTGAATGTGTGCGTACATGTTGGCTGCTTGAGGAGACTTGACTAGACCTTTAGGATCTAAAGTCTCAGTTCTAACACCATATAAAGGTACCAGATTGTTTAATGTGACCGTCGGCACTTGAGCAATGGCATTTGACTGTTGAATATTATATCCAGGTACCAAGGAATAAGTGGTAGCTATTTGCGTGCGCACTCTTTCGTCCGAATGTGACTTAGAAAACCAGTCTGTATTTGATGGAGTTGCGTAGTATCTGGGGCTAAATGGGCCACGCAAATTGCTTCCAGGTACAGCGTTATCGGTAGATGATAAAAGTTGACCACCAACACTGTTTGTGCTCGCAATCACGTTTGGAATTGGTTGAGGTGTTGCTAATGTAGCAACGCTCATTGCTCCAACATTGGTAGATGTGCCGGAGTTATCAAAATCTGTAGGATCAAAATCGTACATAGGAAATTCTATGATGATGTCGCCCTTTGGCGAATCGTAATACATAAAATTTAAACGATCAACAGTCTCTTTTATGATCGCAAGTCTGCTCTTAAATTCGGCATTAATAGAACTGTTTTGTGTAATGTCGCGCAATAAAAATTCTGTATTGTTTACACCTAGAGATCCAGGAATCAACAGAATTATACGCCCACCGTCTACTTTGTAGTAGTCGGGGTTTGTGCCAATATAATCTATTACTTTTTCAATATCGATGATATTGTTATTATTTACAGCACTATTTTGTATGGAAGCAACTGTTTGTTGCACATTTTGAACAATGTCGGTGGTAGCGTCCTCAAACAACATTTCGGTCAAATCATCGATTAAGACTTGATGGTCGATAAGCGATTGATAAGTTGAAAGTGATTTATCTGGTACAGAAACCACTGAATATTGACCAGCAAAAGTCAACGAGTCATTGTCCGCATTCCCATATCGAACAACCGCAGACTGACTAAAATTAAAATTGCCTATACCACCAATGACAGTTCTTTTAACTGTCGTGTTTTTAGAATCAGATTGCGTTAAATTAAATTTGCCTTGACCATTCACTGAGTCAGGGTTGTTTCCGAAAAACATAGTGAAGATAATTTCCGGCAGCGTCAAATTAGCAAAACCGGCAGTGTAGAACGAACGTACTTGAGCATCCGCTCCGGCAATAATTTGGGTTTTTTGATCAAGTGCAGTTGGATTTGTTTGCACTCGGGCATAGTATGCCAATCTTGATTGGCTCTCACAAGTTACAGATAGAGTACTTTCTAAGTTTGCATCCAAATGGTCATCCATATCCGCTACAAAACCACAGAATTTATGGTACCAAACATTTGGATTTTCTGGGTCTCTGTAAAATATGCGCACAGGATCGTTTGAATGGAAAATCGGGTCAAACGCTTGCAATGGATATCTTAACACCCATCCAAACAACCAAGGGGATGAAGATTGATTAGCTGCACCTCCCAAAAAATCAGATGGTTGTACGAACTGTGATGCACGTTGAGACAACTTTGATAACAGTATTTTCTGTTTACGTGGAGACAAAACGTTAGCTAAAATCTGTTTCTTAAGTAAAGCTTCTAACGATAGTTGTGTGTTTTGTGCAACTGGTGAACTGTTATCTAGCACAGAGTAGTTATTTGCAGTACTGTAGGCAATGTTAGCTTTTTGAACTTCTGGGTCTTGTAGTATTGTGTTCAGATCGTCCGATGTAAATAAGTACTGATTGCCTTTGTTTGATAGTATAATGCTTGCTTTGTTTATTTCATGTCCGACACTCGAAGACACGGACACGGAAAAAACATCATCGGTCACATCTACTCCGTAGATAAACACTTTGTATGCAGGGAATAAATTGCGCGTTTGACTATTATCACTCATGCCAGACCCGCCACCGTATTTATGCCATCATTGAATGTGGTAGTTAAATTAGCAAGCACATCATTTAGATCAGGAGCAGTGTATCTAACCACAAATGTAAAGGAGTAATCCTTTGAAAATGGTTTTTCAGCCGAGTCTTCCCAAGTCATCACTTCTTTGAAGTGACCGTATAGTGATATAATAGTTGGAATAGCTGGGGAAGCGTAACTGATAACAAATACATTTTCAGTACCGTCATCTAATAGCATACGTTCGCGTGTAAGCGCCCAGAGATTGTGCCATATAAATAGCTTGTTAGATGCGCCAGTTGGTGATCCAGCTTGACCAGTACTATCACTATTGGTGTTCAAATTGCCAGTGTTACCTCTGAATGATAATTCAAGAATGTCGTTGTTTTCGCCATTTTTATTGGAAAAATGAAAAAATACACTACCATCCTGTACATCACGTTTAGTGATACGTTTACTTTGAGCCCAGGTAACTGAGTTTGGATTCACAGCCATTGAGATAACTGGCAATGTGGTACCAATAGCGGCAGTTGGCGTATTGCTATTGTTAGTAAATATTTGTTGACCACCATCATTGGGAGTCACCTTATAGGCTGGATTGATAAGTCTGCGTCTATACGTAGAGGTAAACTGCATTGGAACGCGTACAGCATTAGAAGTGCCCGTACCGATTGGATGAATAGCGGTCGATAGAGCGCCAGCCGGTGAATTAAATGTAACAGCCATTATCCATGTCCTTTAACATTTTTAGGTTTAGTCTTATTACCCATACCGGCAACCATAGCTTCTGTGTGTTTGGCAGCTTCTCTTTGATGCCATGCTGCTAATTTACCATGATGTGCTGGTGACCCACCTTTCTGAGCCTTCCCATTTGCAGTGCCGGCATCACTGGCAGCTTGTTCGCTAGATTCGCCTGTGTGAACTATACGTTTGCCATTTTTAATTAACAAGTTGCCAACATCTACCACACCGTCTTTAATAGATGTAAATTGTTTAATTACGTCTCCAGCGTCTTTCATGGCGGCATCAATATGCTCTCCTCCACGCATTACTTCACTAGGATGCATAAGTATTTGCACACTGTCACCAGTAAGCCTGCCGATATCAACAAGTACTCTAAACATGGCCATGGAGATGTCAATGACTTTTTGTTGTAGCTGCTGCATTAATTTGGAATTTTGATCGGCTTCCATGCCTCTTTTTTCTTCACCGGACATTAGATCTTTAGCGTGTTCCTTAAACAATTTATCTGCCGTTTCATGGTCATTATTTCCTTCAGCCTGAGAAATGGCCAGCATAGCCTTTGATCCCTCCGCAGAAATACCGTAAGTCTTCTCCATAGCAAATCTGGCTTCATAATCCGACATACCTTGATCTTTAAATACACCACCCATTTCTTTAATGGCTTGGGATGCAAATCGTGCGTCTTGGGCTTTACCACCAGTGAAAGCGTCCTTCATGCCATAGTATGCTGCAAGTGGTTCTCCTCCACCTTTGTTCATGCGTTCGCCGATAACGGATGCCATCCCCACATCGAGATTTGCTAGTGCTCCAGTTAATTGTCCTGTCGCACGGTTCGAAGCTGCGTTGACATAGGCGCGGCTAGCACCCGGCATTTGCTGAGTGAAGGCCTTGTTCACACCTAATTGCACATTCATCACATCTTCAAGATCAACTTTTTGCTCGCGTAGAGCAGCTGCATTCTTCAATACTGAATCGGTAAATTCAGAGTAACTCGCACCCAAACTCTTAACGTGGCTACCCATCTCTAATAGTCTGGCACTGGCTTCTTTACCAGATAAACCAAAATCTGCCATTATAGTGACAGCCTGTTGTGCAGCTGTACCACTAGCTTGTTTATACATAGCGTCAATATCAAATGAAGTTCTCAACAGGTCTCTAGACGCACCTTGTGCGCCAACTGACCACTTCTTGGTTGCTTGTTCTCCTGTAATACCGGCAGCCGCAAAAGTTTTACTTATGTTTGCAAACTCACCAGCTAAACCCATCGGCCCAGCACCCATATCGATACTAAGTTGCTTTACTTCACTACGCATGCTAGCGAAGCCTTGACTGTTTTGACTTAGTCCGGACCCGCCAGCGTTATTAAATTCGTTACTGATTTGGGTGGTTTTGGATCTCTCCATCTCACTACGGCCTAGCGCTGCAACCATTAAATTTATAGCAGCACCATATGGTCCGAGACTGTCCAAACCTGGTTGTTTTTCAGGAATATTAAATACTTTGCTAGCCATTGAGTGACCAGCCAATCCGCCTTCTACTCCAGCCTCTGCAACATTCCCCATAACAGAACCAAGCACACCGGACAGCATTTTCCGGCGTCCTTTATGGTCTGTCATATAGTCGTAGCCATGATCCTCTTCATAAGAAGTTCTTGGAGCATTGGCTCGCATTTGCTCGTTGTTGGCACGATCTTTAGCAGCTTGTGCATTTCTTTCTCTACGAGCGCGTATGTCTTCTAATTGGGATTTCTGTATTTCGTATTCGGCGTCTAGGTTACGAATCTGAGCATCATGATTGGTTTGGGATGTAGTACCTAGACGTTCTTGAATCGACACAAGGTCTTCAAAAGAACCTTTTATCTGGTCCAGTTGGGTAATCAAGTCAGATAAATCTAGTTCTACCTTAGATTTTATTTCGTCCATTGCCCTTACCCAACTTTATTCTTAGGACAGGTTGTGTCTCTGGAGCTATTTTAACCCCCAAAGACTTCAGATACTCTGGGCTGAAAGGATTAGTATCTGCTTGTATATTTTCTATCGACTTTAATACTTCTGGAGGTAGGTCACTGATTGGTGCCATATCACCCATATCAACACCGCTTGCCATTGCGGCAGACATTTGGTCAAACGTGTCATCTTGCATCGCTGCTTGCACGGTTTCGCGCTTTTTAGAATTCTCTTCAATTTTTTCAAGTATGTGTGGACGAGATACAAATAATGACAAAGGTGCGTATTCGATCTTATCGAGATCAGATTCTGTTGGTGTCGAGTTTAATAGGTCTAATCCAAGTACTTTTACAAGAAGCACACGCAATAATTTTATATACTGTACATTATGTTCTTGTTCGGTGATTTCTTTGTTGACTAGGCCAATATATTCAAAATACCATTGGGCTTTTGTCATCAATCGCACGCTTGGATCTGAGACGAGGATACCTTTGCGTGCCATAACGTAGGATTTGATCCTAAGGTCGGCGTCCTCGTCTATGATTTTTTTAAGGCATCCCAAGATTTGCTGCGACGTTCATTAAGGTCGGCAAACTTATCCCACAAGGCATCGATAACTAGGGGAGGCAATTCAGCCAACCACACAAGCATTTCGTTCATCTGAAATTGACGTTTTCGATCTTGAGAAACAAGAAAGTCTTTCACATCCTTGTCAGCATTATCATCAACCGTAATCAATTGCTCAACTGGCACACCGTCAATAGACTTAATAGCTGCAGCAAGTTTAGGCGCGCGGGTAGATACACGATAGGTCAACAAATTCTTATCGTTCGCAAAACCGTTGGCCCAAGTGTCTTCGTCAGCTGTCAATGTGCTCAATGTGTAGGTGTGATCATTAACCAACACGGTATCGGTAAGTTCAAAAGAACTTAATTGAATTTTAACGTCATTCAACAAACTGTGTCGTTTAGCTATCTTAGTATCAGCCATAATAATATCTCCTTAATTAAGAGGAACAACAGTGGCAAACCATATGGTCGCCTGTGCTTTTACAATTCTGTCATCTGTCGCACTAATAGTACGACCGTACTCTGTAAAGTAACACCCACTATACAAATAAGCTTTAATTGTACCCGATGGGTAAACATAAGTTTCACGCACGCTGAATGGTGTTACTTGTTGAGACAATGAGTACATGTCGGCCACACCACCAAGTAAATTAGCGCCAAATGCTTGACCCATAAACTTTGTATAAAGTTCATATCTCTGTACTTGGATGATGTTGGTAGCCTGAATTTGTGGTGTAAGTTCGTGCGGCAGTCCTTTAGTGTTTTGATCTATTTCCCATACTTGATCGGTTACACGTGAGAGTTGCATATTCCACTGTTGAATACGACCAACCTTTAAACCTTGTGCATTACGAATAGTAACTGAATGCGCAGAAGCAGTCTGTGTAGTCGGCGGGTTTGTAGGGCCGGACCCCGTATTAAGAAAAGCTCCAGCTGACTGTATTGCATTAGCCATTAGCCGGTTACTCCACGAATACCAGGCAAATTAATTTGTGGGATAAGAGCTGTGATCCCAGAGATTTTAACTTTCTTGGTGTACATTAAAGTCGCATTTACATTTACAACGCGTGAATCGTCCGATCTCAAAGTTCTACCAAGAGACGTAAACCAACACCCCTGATAAGCAAAACGTTCTAGATCTTGAGCGGGATTAACTTTCCACACTTCATACACATCAAACGGTTGATTCTGCGATGTAAGTTGCACATAGTCTGCAAACCCAACACCAAAAGCTTGTTCCATTCGGTTAATGTATAGATCATATCTAGATACATCAATGGTAGTACCACTAAGATTTCCCGGCATAATCTCTTGGATGTTGCCCGAGTTGTCCGCATCTATTTCATAAATAGGTGTAGCATGGCGACTTTGTTTGGGTGCCCACGAATTAATTAGACCTATGGTTACGCCGTTTGCCTGAATAGTTAAGGCATGTGAAGTGCGTACTGCTGTACTTGGAACTATTCCCGCCATGAGAACTATTGGCGGGTAGAATAATTAATGTAATTTACTGTTGAATAGATTGAACAACAGTTTTCTTGACGTATTCTAGGGTGGCACTAACCATAACAATGCGATCACCATCAGATCGATAAGCACGGCCAATGCTGCTAAACCAACAGCCTGAATATGACAAAATTTCCGTACCGCCACCAGCGATAGGTGTAGCTGGGGCTACCCAACGCTCAATAACGGTAAACGGAGCGTCTTGATTTGTAAGTGAATTGGCAAGGTCAACCGTGCCAAATAAAGTCTCAATACGAGACTTATACAAATCATAGCGCGATACTTCGATAGTATTACCGGTTTCGTTTCCGGGTACTTTCTCGTAGATTGAACCGCTTGTGGCGGTGTTGATTTCGTAGATTGGCGTAATGGTGCGAGCAGTCTTAGGTGCCCAACCGTTAATCAAACCAATGGTAACGCCGTTGTACACAATAGTAAGTGCATGTGATGTCCTTACTACTGTTTGTGGAGGATTAATAGGCATTTTAGATGCTCCCTAAGAGTTTACTATGCATCATTTCGGTTTTAGCCACCACTGCTCGTATTAAGGAATACGTTGGTGTCAACACTGAACGTACCATAAAAGCGCAATGCTGGGTAGCGAAGATTATAGTAGTAAGTAAAATTAAACGCAGTCGGATCCGTTGTAGACTGAGTTGCCTGAATATCCGTGGCGTAGTTAATGTCTCTAGACGTACCATCGGAATTACGATAGGGTCCAATAGCAGATGAGTTGATCAAAGCCACCAAAGTTTCACCAACAAACGTCTTAATAGAGAACAAGAAATCGGCCAAGTCAGTTGGCACCACACCTCGCAAATTGGTATTGATAACTTGTACAATGGCTTTGGTCACATTGTCTTTCTGACTGGTGGTAGACCTATACTTGAACTCAGGCAGATTCCCACCACCCGCTTCCGTGGTAACCGGATCAAGAATGGTAAGATTCCCGCCCAGGTTTGTAATTACCATAACACCGTTCGATGCCAACTGCGCGCGTTCAGAACGCAAGTAAGTCGGGAACGTGGTTGGGTCAAAACCAATAATAGTCTTGCTAGCCAACGAGGTAGCAGGAGAAGTAAAACTGGAATTCAAAGCTGCCGTAGCACAGGCTGTTGCTGTTGAGTCCAACTGCACTACAGTAGTCGTGCCATCCGCGTTAGTTACGGTGTAATTTGCGCCCGAAGGAGCTGCAATGATCAGACGACCGCGTGCTGGGTCGTCTGGTGCTACCGCCAAAGTAACTGCCGCTGCGTAAACAAAAGTGTTTGGGGTGTCCACATCGCCAACTCCAGTGCCGATTGGCATGCCAAACCAACCAGTGCAGTAGTTGCCTACTGTAACGGACGATTGTTGTGATATGTAATTTTTCAAGTTAATTTGGGTCGTTAAACGAGTGTCGGCTACAACCACATCCGTAACAACTGTACTCTCCCCTAGAGCTGCCAATGCGGCTGCGACTTCATTCGTGGTCGGATTACCAGGGGAAGTAGCATCATCAACTTGGCAAACCACAATAGAAGTGGCACCCTGTTGGAAAGCGATATGTGCGTACAACATCAAAGTATTGGTGGCACTAACAGGTGTCAGACCTGCAATGGCTTGATTCTCAGAAAAATATTGGATTGGCGTATTGTATGCACTTGCAGGACGAACATAACCGTATGTGGCAAAATATTGCGTACCAGCAGTGGGTTGACTACCAACACCAGTAACTACATAAGGAAGTTGAGTATTGGCCAAACCAAATACAGTAGTCGTAGCGTCCGTTGCACCAGAATAAACAAGTTCAATCGAAGATGCCACACCAGACGTCGCGCTGGTCATAGCGACTGCGCTCCCAACTACGGCAGCAACGTTTCTATACTGAGGACCGTAGGCAGTCGCTGCAGCTAGGTATGCATTGATATTATTCGCAATTTCCGCAGCAGTAGCTGCGGTTGGTGTTGCGGGGTTAGCATATCCAGGTGGAAGGGTCCCAGTAGCCCCATTCAACGTAACTGCGACTGTTGCTTTACCGTCTAAGGACAGCAGCAGCATATTGTTGGTGGACACATTGAAAGGTCCAGCTACCCCAGTAAGTGTAGCTGCAGTGTGACCCGTAAATTCGATCATACCGCTCGTCAGCACGTAATCAGTGGGGCTTGTAAAACTTGTAACGTTGGCATACGAACCCAAACGTGACACATTAGCTGCAGGATTAGCAAGCGTATCAATGTTGGTATTGGTGGCCACATAAGAAGCAGAATACGTGGCTAGTGGGTTGTAATACACATCGCCAATAACCAATACAGTAGCAGACTGCTCGTTATTGGTAAAACCAAGAGTGGAAAGAGCACTTTGATGAAAAGCGCCGAACACGGTCAAAGCTGACTGTGCGGTAGCCAAGGGACTCGTGAGTTTAACACCGGTGGTGGCGTCGGTAGCCACGGCCGAATATGCAGAACCGTACCCCAGTGAAGATGCGCCTGCTAAAGCGGCATTAAGAGCAGTTGCCACCTCAGCACGTGTAGCAGCAGCATAAGAAGCAAAGGGAGAAGTAACCGTTACAACTGAACCCGAGATAGACACATTAGCGGAACCGTTCATCATCACAATTGTGATGGGCAGACCGGTGTCCATTTGAAGTCCAAGCGAATTATTGGTAGTGAGTGAGAACGGGCCAGCGACACTACCTGTAAGGGTAGCCGGTTGATAACTAAGAGCTGCAGCGGGCAACGTAATCGTCTGACCATTGAGAGTCTGTTGAACCGAAGTATTGGCAACACGCCGGTCACCCACATCGGCAAGCGTAGCAGAATGTGGTGACGTAGGAGACACTGTCAGTGCCTCGTTAGCTACAGCGCCACGAGTAACCACCTCATTTGTGGATTGAGACGACCGATTGCCAATAGCTACAATACCCAAAATGTTTGGCACGGTATTGGTGTTAGCGGCAGCAGGAGCGATTTGCTCTTGAATGTACGTGCCGGGATCTGAGTAACCGGTTGGGATGGATGACATTTGATTAAATCCTGCTAGTAGTTAAACTTGCTATGTCCTAGTAAATATATATTTCCAAAATAGGAATAGAGGAGAAGGTTAGTTTTTGGGTGGTAAAGTTAACAAATTTTGTGTGACTTTAGAGGCATCCAAATAAAGCGGCGTGGTCGTACCAGGAACTAAAGCTTGACGATCAATATATTGCATAAATACTACAGGAACGTCTATTCTATTGATGAATATTTTAGACTTATCATCATTTGGACGTGGCACTTCTGTTTCACCGTTAAGTGAAGCATCTGGGCCTATCACCACTTGATACACTTCATTGGGGATTGGTGCGGAAGGGGTTGGCTGAAATAATGTTCTACCAAAAAACGTAAACTGTTTATCCTGCATGAGGAAATTCAGCCAACCCCATAAAAGGTCGGTTAATTCCGTTCGAGTATTATCGTCCTCTGCACCAACTTCCATCGACACTGTTAATTCTGTGGTTTGTAAATACCGATGGTAAGGTTGAGAATTGACATATAGAGCTTGTTGACCAACCGTAAAGCCCAAAGCTGTGAGTGCAGTTCCACCAGTAATCTTAATATCACCCGTAATGCTTTTATTTAGGGGGCCGCCATATGACAAATCAACACCCATGCTCAAATTCACTTGTGCATTAGCGTGAGCGGCAAACAGATTTATACAATTCGCAACTTCCAGTGGTGTAGCTTGTGCTATGTTTAAAAATTTGTCGGCAAAAAAAGTGATCGTCGAATTGTTCACAACTTTAGTAGGAGTAGTGGTTTGAAAACTTAGTGTCATACCGTCAGCAAGTGCAAACGTTGTGTTGTTACTGGTGGATACGGAAGTTTTCGCGGCTACCACTTCTACATAGGGTCCTCCTATACCTGTAGACCGATTTTTACCAGTGGTAGACAATACGGCGATGACTGGTAACTGTTCAATTAGATCCGGCATTTTGCGAATAATTGTCGCCATTGTCTTCATGGACTTTTCAGCCGGATTAAATGAAAAATCATATTTCTTAACGGTTGGCATCTGAGCCAACAAGTTAGGCACTTGATACTGTCGATTTAACAAATTTCTAATTTCAATTATGAAGGCGTCTTTAACCGTTTCGGTAGCTTGGCTAAATTGTGGGGGTTGATTTAAATTGTACGGTACGGTAGGTACCGGACCTTTGTTTAGTGGATCATTAATACTCATTTCAACCAACCTCGTAAAGCGTCGTCACAAATATGTAGCTTGAACCATTTTTTAATCGTGTCGTCTACGATTTCTTGAATTTTTTGTTTTACATCTGTGGGAATTGCACCAGGAAACCAATGATCGAGTGCCGTATCGAATGCGGCTTCCATGCGATACGGATTGGTTTTTACTTTAAATTCGACAGCATTTATAATGGCTTCTTTGACATCTTTGTCAACAAGTTGACCAACTTGAGCCGCCAAGTCTAAATGTTTCATCATCTCTGATTTCACATATGCATCTAAATTTTTAGATAATTGTTTCACCAGAGCATCTTTAAATAAATCTCTCTGTTGATTATCAATAGCCGCAGCCATTACACCACCCACTATAGTCTCCATGGCTAAAACACCAAAGAGGAGTACACCTCTGTGGGTAGAACTTTGCGACTAGTAAATGTCTGTGAAGTAAGAAAACCTTGACCAAGTTGGGTATTTCTATCAACTTCAGTTGCTAGGTATCGTTGGAAAGCATCTATTTGAGTTGGATCGGATAACTGATACATAGAACTTTGAGCGATAATTTCGGCTTGTGTGTTCAATGTGATCGAGGGATCGAACGACCCTAATCCGCTGGTCCAAAACAGTTCGTTTAAGTTTTCATGTCTGTTGCCATAGCTTGTAAGTTGCGGTCTATCTTTGATTTCAGGGCGCAAAATCAAAATAGTTGGGTTTGCTGTCTTTGGATGCCGTAAACGTACAATGTCAAATTCTGGACTACGTGTATTAATAGATGGGCGTGTCATACTAACACGTACATATAGGAATCCAACTCCAATAGGCTTGTTGTTCCCGTTAATCGAATTGATAGGATACCAATTTATAGCATTGGTGGAGAACGTAACGTCGATTGTGCATGCTTCATTGATGTTGTATGCATCAACTCGATAGTCCCAATCGTATCCGTCTGGATTTGAGTATGGGATGTTCATGGACGTTACGGACCCTGATAACTGCCCGTCCGCAATTACAAGTCTGTAAGGTTGAATTGTCTGATCTAATACTAAATTTGTTAACGTAACTTGTGGCGAAATAGCTGCCATATACACAGTTTCATGTAGGAACCGAATATATCCTGGTAAAAATTTTGTGCCATAGCACTGAGCACAAGGCATATCACTCCGATTAGAGGTATCTTTAAAACATGTACATTCTAATGCGTTGGGTGTGTTCATGGTGACCGGTGACCATAACCACACAGACCTACCTAGAGTCTGCAATTTTGAAAAAAGTAGTGCTCGAATTTGAGCGGGTGTTTGACTGGCTTGCACTAGACTGGCTGGTGTCGCAGAGCCCCAGTAACCCGTCGCGTTAGAATATCCAGGCACTGCCACATTGCAGCCTGGACCATGGAATGTTGATTTAGTACCGCATGTGCACATATTGTATAATACTATAAAAATTATACAGTAATAATGCAGACATATCTATGAAACAAATTATCGCACAACAAAAAATACATAGTGTACATCCACATATTTTTATAGTTGAATGGGACGAAAATACTAAAAATAATTCTATATACTACAATCAAAAATCCAAAACGTGTTTTATATCTAAATTTACAAATGTAATTAGACGTAAATATCCAGGCGATTCACAACTGCAAAAAGCTATGGTCCTAGAAGGGTCTAAAAAGCTTCCACTTGCATTAGTAAAATTTAAAGCATCTCACACAACAACAGAGGATCAAGCAAGACTAAAATTGAGAAATGCACACTCTGGGGAATATGAAATAGCGTTGTGGGGCGGCACGTTAAAAAGTGTATCTACGTTTATACATATGCCGAGTGGACTAGAATTTAAGAGTACACTATCAAACTTACTTAGGTCCTCAAAACCACAATGGAAACAGCAAATTTACCCATGGCTTTTCGAATTCTGCAACGAACATGAGCAATATCCATATCTAACTAACCAACGTTTATTGAGACATACACCGTCATTAATTCCTTCTAGCGAGCTTAGCAAAGAAATTACATTTGCCCATTATAAAAAGGTGTTATTTAAGTCTGATTCAAACATGACATCGCCTGAATTACTTGTTAAATCCATGCTCGACAATTTAAATATTAATTTTGAATACAACAAATTCTTAACAGGTACACAGTATAAACCCGATTTTATAATTAATACGCCCGCCAAATTGATTGTTGAAGTAGATGGCCTCTACTATCATTCAGAAATATTCAGAAATAAGTCATATCACGTTGACAAATATGACGCATACACTGATGCGGGATACAGACTTCTAGCTGTTACAGATATACAGGTGAGAACTCAGACACAACTAGTTAAATCTATGATTAAAGCCCGGTTAGGGCTGTCCCAACGGGTATTCGCTAGAACATGTGCAATCGATAATGTCTTACCAGGACGTGCCGCCGAGTTTTTTAACACTACACATTTAAAAGGTAGTGGTAGCGGTCAGTGTTTTGCTTTAGTAAAAGATGGGCACATTAAATGTGCTTTACGTGTGCGCAACATGCCGAACCATGTAGAGATTGATAGATTTTCAAATCAGTTAGACACTGTTGTAGTTGGTGGATATTCAAAACTTATACGTCATGTTTTTAAACTATATAAAAAACCTATCGTATCTTTTGTTGATCGTAGAGTAGGTAGTGGTACATCTCTATTACAAGCTGGATTTGTTCACATTAACACTCATGTAGGTTTCGAGTGGACTGATAAAATAAATGTATACAACAGAAGAAAATTTCTTGGTAACTCTGGTCGTGATAGTGGGTGTGTAAAGATTTGGGACTATGGTCAGATGAAGTTTATTCTAAAATTGTAAATCGTGCCATAATATTTATTTATACACTAATATGACAGTTGAAAAAGTTCTAGAAGAGCATGGTGTAAACCTGCAGTGGATCAAAATCTCCGATTTAGCACCACAATTTGTGCGATTGGCTGAGACAATTATTGCGCTTCGCGCCGAGTTGCACAAAGACGTTGAGGATACGACTTTAGTCACATCTGATGTAGATGTAACCAAATTCACATCAGAAGATGGTAGATCAGCCATGGTGTTGACTTATAATGGAATTTCTGGTAAGGCTTACTATGGTGGTAGTCTATATCATGGCCATATTGAAACTATTTATGGGTCTTACCCATTTTATGGCTCTAGCGAAGATATCGTACGTGCTTTCAAGGAAACTGTTCTAAATTATTTGTCGAATGAAAGTGTTGGTGAGCCATGAATAATATTTCAAAACGTGGTTTTGCTTCCATGAATAAAGATAAGCAGAAGATCATTGCCAGTCAAGGCGGCACAGCAGCGCATGTACTTGGGACTGCTCACGAATTTAACTCAGAAGAGGCTCGTTCAGCAGAACGTAAGGGTGGTGCATCTGTAAGCAAAAACCGATCACATATGGCAGAGATTGGGCGTAAGGGCGGGCTTGCACGCAAAAGTAAGAAGGATTCGCAATGAATCCAAAAGAGTCATTAGTTATCGGGTTGATCTTTTTAACTTTACAAATTGTTGCCTATACTAGTGTGGTTATTTACGTTTTCAAGCACACTCATTGAAGGATAGGTAATGATGAAAAATAAGCAATGTTATTACGAGTGCCATATCACCATTGAGGCTGGTCTTGAGCATCGGAAAGAAGTTCGTCGCATTGTAGAAAGTTTTAAGTGGTCATACAGTGAACATGATGAAGATCATGAAATTGGTCCTGGTCTACGCTGCTATGCCAACAAAAGTTTTAAAGCTTCTGAACCTGTTAGTACAGTAATTGAGGAGACTACCCGTATTCAACACGACCTCGACATCCAACTAGGTGGGTTTACAACGGCTAGAGTGGTGCGGTATAAGGTTGAATTTGTGTTGCACGACGTGGTATATACTGGTCGTTTGACCACGTCCGGACCACATCTACAAAGTCGTAGAAACTCTGCGAAATCTGCGTAACTATCTGGTATCAAACACACTATGCAGTGTGGACTCAATGCGACGAACTTAGACGCCAAAGGCGGTTTGTGTGCAGCCACAACATTATGGCATGTTGTATGCAGAGTGTTTTCGTAGGAGGTAGTCATGAGTAACCGAACAAGAAAGTACAAACACCCGTTGGAAACTACCACAGAATTTGTTGAAGCTGTACACATGGAAAAGATGGCGGTCGATCATCTAGCACAAATAACCGCGAAGTTGGAAACCGATCCAACTAATCCAAAAATAATTGCAGAATTTAACAAGGCTCAACACATGTATCAACACGCATCGGGTCAGATGCGTATTACTCCAAGATATGTTAGAAAGCATGAATATGAGCCACCAGTAAACTTAGGTAAGTAAGCATAATTATAAATAGGATAGAATAATTCATCTAATTTTAGGTGTTGCACATGAACGATCGAAAACGCGCTGAAGACCTGCTTGAGTATATTGAACTAACGCTATGTTTGCTAAGCGAACCATTGCACGATCTACAAGATATCCTCGGTAAAAATCAGAATCGTCCACCACTAGGTCAAGCAGATGGGTCTTTCACTCCAGAAATTTGGATACATATGCGGGATACTTTGCAATGTTTAGCGACTGCTGCCCGGCATATTGAAGATCTGAAGATGTTGCCCGTACCAAAAGAAAGTGACTAAAAATGAGTGCCGATTCCATACATCTATCGTTATCTAACGATAATAAACAGTGGCATAAAAAGCCCATTCGTAGATTTTTTAATATATTCTTTAAATACTTTTTGCCTGATCTTATTATTATTTGGAAGAACCGTAAAAACCCTTTTCCAATTTATGTGCACACACGAATTCTCACACCTACCAATCTCGGTGAACACATGTTCTATGCAGAGTATGTGAAATCTTTTAACGAGAGCATTCAAGAAGAAATTGCTCTCTGGGAAAATATGCGCACGAAAGCTAAAGCCGATTTAGATGGAGACGACGTGATGGCGATGAGTGAAGAGGATGCAGAAGATAATGATGCTACAGGTGTAAAATGAACCACACCGAAGAATATATCAAAGAGTTGATTGTGGAACGCGAATATTGGCGTATCAAAAGCAACTTTTATAAGCATCAAGTGTTGACTTGTGGCGTAGCAGCAGAGCATCCGGACGCAGAATTGTCTAGAACCGGCGCATACATTAACAAGTGGGATAGTCCACAAGCAGAGGCCGTGCGCAAGCTTCGCGCAGAGCGAGATCAACTGGTAAAACTAGTTGAGAAATTGCGTGCAGAAATGTCATGGGAGCATGAAGCTGGTTGCAGTGGCGAATATGGGTATGGCTGCAAGGATTCTTGTGGACTCCACAACCGTTTGACGGACCCAGATTATGGGATGTCTAAGCATCCATACGCAGCTGAAATTTTGCGTCGTGATAATGAGCGCAACAAAGATGGGAAGTGACTATCCCTATTACACAACGACACAATTCAGTTTACACCCTGAAGTTTTAGATGTTGTGGCGCGCAGTGGAGATATTAGCGTAGTTGTTCCACGTGGAACCAAACAAACAACAATAACGTTACCTGCTCGTTGTTCTCCACCTAGAAAACCTAATAGACACGAACGTCGCCGCGCGCAAGCTCTAAAGTAAATCTATGTTGAAATAACGATGCGTTACTGACGCGAATACATGTTTCGGAACAAAGCGCCGTTTGGTGCTGAATCCACCAATGCTTGAAGGCGGAAATCAGGTCCCATTTGGTAATGCAAAAATCCAGGTCCAACAAAACCTAATTTAGCAGCTGGCACCAACCGATCAAGTTGTGCACTCAAACGTTGTAAAATACTTGCTAGTTGCGCCTGATGCGTGAGGACAAATGAATTACCATTATCACTGTAAGACAAAACGTCGGTGTCGACGGCGAATATCTCTTGACTAGACAATCCAGTGAACAATGCTGCCTGGATCAACAAATATCCTAATAAATCGTATGGGTAGTTATCAACTGTGAAATAAATCGTTGGTTGGTAGCTATTAATAACTTGTGTGCCATACTCAATATACTTAATCAACATACCGTCAGTATAACCTAGGAAACACTGATTAGCTGGGTCCACAAGTTTTACCGATTTGTCTATCATTAGTCTTAGGCCAGGTAATAGAGCCTTTTCTTGTAAAGAAATGACCGACACTACTTCGGATGCCACGATTTCTGGAGACCCGTCTGAGCCTCCAATCAAATTGGTAGCTGCAGTAGTAGCCAATATCCCAGTTCCGTCGCTTCCTGGGGCCAAAGAAACGCTTACGATGGCACTCGTAGATAAATCTGAAGTAACATATTGTATGATATTGTTAGCCGTGGTTACCACATTGCCAGCTGAATCAGTAGCAAGGTTTACCGTTATTGAGGCACCTGACCGTACGAAACTTAAACCTTTATTTGGTGCGTTGGGGTTTACATAACTAACTGAAATAAAATTGCCCGGGCTACCAGCAGATTGTGCAGTCCATGTCAAAGCCGAATTACCCGACATTAACGTGGTAGATGCGTATTGGGCCATAACTTCGTAAGCTAACCAAGTAAACAGATAGTTCATCCGACAGTCAGTTCTATTCCGGGCTTGCCAATCACGACTGCCATTATCTAGACCAAATGGAAACGTAAAAACGCCAGGAGATGGGTTATATATGCGAGGTGGATTAGGAGATCTACTCCCAATGGGAAGATATTTGTCTTCAAAACAAAGACCACCAGCCAAGGAGGTTACGCGTAAAGATAAGTATTGTGGGTTTACAGCTGTACCAGTTTCATCGGTAAACGTCACTGATATATTCTTCATTGTATCTCTTAGGACTACAATTGAATCATTAGGACCAATGCCGGTACACAACATTGGTGAGAATGTGCCAGATACAGCTGCGGCTTGTGCGGCAGATTGAGCATTAACTACAGTCGATTGTGTGTAGGCTCGTTCCGGTTCACCCTGATTAGCGGTATAATACCAACGATCTAAAACTGTTCGTGGAGACCCTGTAATCGGGTTTGTAGTTACACGATACTTCCCTACTCCGATACGAGATATTTGCGTAATCGTTTGAATTACGGTCATTCCGTCTTGTTCAACAATTTGTACTTGTCGAACTTGGTATGGATCAAATGGTTGACCAGTCCTGGTATCAAGAAATTCAACTGTTAAAAGAAGTGGCCGCAACAAAGCAGCAGAATCGCGCGATTGAGGATCTATGGAGGCAGTAGCTGTAACTACAGGAGTGGCTTGCACATTGGTGCTATTTAAATACGTTTCTACAGATCCACCAGGGACATCCTGGAAAACCCATTGATCCAACACAGTCATTGGTGTCGAAATGGCATTTATCGTCACTGAATAGCTACCCAGTGAATTTCGAACAACAGCAGACCCAGGTATGGTTTGGATAAGAGTTTGACCATCTACCTGCAAGATATTTACAGCAGAGATGGATGCTGGGTCATATAACTGACCACTATTTGGTCCACCCTGCACTTCAAACAGAGTTGAAATCGTGATCGGCGTGCCTGTTACGGCTGTTGGTCGTGTGATTGGCATTTTAGATACCTATAAGCTCAACATGGCGAAGTTGGAGCACAAACTTTCTGATTTCATAAGCATCACCAGCATTTGACCCGGTGTTGTTGTACCGTATCTGGTATATAGCCGATGTAATAGGTACGGCAGGAGAGACTACGGCAGGGAACCCTGGATCAACCAAGTCATAAACGTACAATCCTGGACATAAAGTAGCATTTACCTGAGTCATACTAAGGTGTATGGGTGATGTCGAGGATACAAAATTAGTGCCGTTAAAGGCAAACCCGTCTTGTGACGAACCGGGAGCACTACACAATATAGAAACTGTTGGAGTTTGTCCGGTTACACCTAACCCAGTCGTTCCATCTACGATGGAAAGATATAGTGGAGCAGTCGATCCAGACAAATTATGAGTAACACTACCACCAGCCAACGCATGTAAAGTCATGTCAGCTATTACGCTTAACAACCTCACCAGTTCGCATATTGATGGTAACATCATTTATGCTAAGCTTGTCTACAGCAAGTTTTGCATTTATCTCATTGACAATTTCATTGAACTCATCCACTAAAATCAATTTTGAGTCTTGCAGTCGTCCTAGACGTTCATCTATAAGTTTAACTCGTAGATCGGCCAATTGATATCTAAGAAGTAGTTCTTCAGGTAGCTTCATATCTCACCATACATAAAATATTGACGTTCCATAAATTTGTCAACAGAAAGTCTTGAATACCCTAACATCAAACCAATTGCGCCTTTCTTTCTCGTAGAAAGTTCTCCAACTGTGGATATTAATTTTACCAATCTGTTTGCCCTTACTTTATGGGCGTTAGTGTATAGAACTAGTTGATGATTATATTTAGTGCCGACATCGGTTGCGAAAGGAAACACAACGATGGTCACATACACATAATCACCAAATTGGTATTGGATATCTACACATTCTTGTATAGAAGTTAAGATCTCGTCTCCTAGTTGTGGATCGTCTGATACGATACCTTCAAGCGCTATCTTGCGTGCACCACGAGCAATATAATAGATACTGCTATGAACATCACTCAGGAGGTAGTCAAGATCGGATTCCATATTTGTTGACTTTCTATGAAGCTGAGGAGGTAGTGGCAGTAGATGCGCTAGCAGCAGCGGTCTCTGTAACGGTAGGCGCAACCGTTTGTGGCACTACTTCTTGAGAAACCGGAATCGGCGACTGCATATTTTCCACAACTCCGCCTTGCAATGTGCTGAGCATTTGAGTAAGACGTGCAGCTTGAACAGCCTTATTGTCTACAGGAACAACAGCTGATACAATCTTACGAGCAATGCCGGGCTGATAGTCGGGGTTTGCAGCGATAGCCACACTGGCGTGAGCCTTACCTACAGCTGTGGTGGTTTCGTTAATGCCAAGAGCGGCCAATCCGGTTGACAATCCCACAGACAAAGCCTGTGACACGGACATACTGGCAGCAGCTGCTGTAAGAGACGACACCAAAAAAGAAGAGCCAAATACCAAACCTACTTGTTCAAGATGCGCTAGCTTATCCCATTTAAAATTATCAGGGAGTTGATTCTGAATAGCCGGAACTTTGTAGAGGTTAATCAGCATAGTTGCCACCAATGCCAATGCCCCAAAAACACCCATAGTATTGTAGGTGTGGTCAAGTTGAGCGAAAGAGAGAAGCAAGTTTGGGTCAAAATCGTACATAAATACTCCATAGAGGATTGTGTACATGTCCTATAGTAGATAACTAATTAAAATTTATTACGAGGGGGAAACGACAACGTTAGCGTATGCAGTCCCGTCTGGCAAAGTTATGTTGACAGTTGGCGGCGTAGGCGTTGGTGGTTGTCCTTGGTGTGCCGCAATTATAGAAGCCAATTCTGTCTGTTGACTGGAACTCAGGGTGTTGGTAAAATACAGCAGACATGCGTCGCCGTTAGTTGCTCCACCATTATACAATGACGCTAAATCGGTTACAGCAGCGAACTGCAGAGCCAGGCTGTCAAAGTTTATTGCGTGATTAGGAAAGTCATTCTGTATGGAATAAGTATATGTGGCCATAAATTTTTCCTATTAAACGTATACTTCTTGAAACTCTATTTTAGCGTTTTCATTTTGAGTACCAGAGGCTGCATTACACCGACCAGTACCACCAGTCACAGACCATTGAAGAGCAATTGTGTGTGTGCCCGAGGCTAGTCCTGTGATTGGTCCTGAAGAAAATGCAACTGCGTTTGGCACTTGACCAGCCGATAAAGTACCACCGTCCATACCTGAACCAGCAATACCAACAACTGTGCCATCTACTGTCAAACGAAACGAAAATGGGTCTGATGTGGTAGAGTTACTACAAGTAATAAAAGCTCTTAAATATAAATTACTTCCTCCTTGAGTAGTAACCGTTGTTGACAGGAATGTGGTGTAAGTGGTGCTTGCTATCGTGACATTTGTCGCGAGAGTCACACCTCCTGTTTGAATAAGATTGTCTGGAGCGTAATATGGCATTTGTGTTATGTGATTTCAGTGCAAAGCAAAGCGCCCACCGCTGTGGTCCAAATAATGCTAATTACACCGTTATAAGTTGGACGAGGCAATTCAAGTGTGGAGTTAGGACCCATCCTGTATGTAAAAGCTGCATTTGTGGCAGTAGCGGCAAATGCTAGATATGCTGTGCTCGCACTATTGTTCACAAATGTTGCACCAAGACGGTTGGTATTGGCAGCCAGTGCCGTAACAGAAGTCACAGACGCCGTGATACTTGTAATTACCGCTGTATTTGCAGGGCGTTCAATAACAACCAAAGCTGGATCGCTGTGTTGAGCGGCTGTGCCACTGGGTTTAACAGCAGCAACGTTCGTACCATCTGTGATTTTTGCAGGCCAAGCGCCAGCAACCGCCGCTGCCGTACCTTGGTTGGAAGTAACAGTACCAACCACGGTAGCATTTAAGTTTGCAGCAGTTGCCTGAACCGCAGTGACAGTGCCTGATATCGGCTGCGTAACTGCACTACCGTCTACTTTTAGGGCATTAGCAGCAGTGACTGCTGCGCTATTACCGCCTTGGTTGATAGTGGCTAGCCAAGGCACTGTATTAGGCGTATTCCCGGGTTGAACGGTCCAAGTGCCGGACTGTCCTACGCTACCGATAGTGTTTGTACCAGCGGGAAGTGGACTGTTAGGCGACAAACCAACCACCAACGAAATATCGGTGGCGACAGCTGCCGTGCTAGCTGGTTTAAGAGAAAAAGTGTTGGTACCGTCTGTCAGTTTTACGGGCCAAGCACCAGTAATTGCAGCCGCTGCACCTTGTGCGGCAGTAGCATTAAGATTACCAGCCGTAGCTTGTTGGACTGTGAATGAACCAGTACCAGCATTTGCCGTGACGGAACCGAGAGAGTTGGTACCTGCTGGTAGTGGACTATTGGGTGACAACGCCACCACAAGACCAGCATTAGTTGTAGCAGCCGCAGTAGAACTGGGCACTACATCAACTGTAGTGTCGCTTGAACCACTTCCAATAACAGAAACTTGATTAATGTAAGTCATAGTATAAACCACCCCGAGCCGTTGCTTTGAATTGTAACCGATGTGTATTGACTAGAAATAATTTTGTTCGTGCTACCATCAATGGTGTCAGTACCATTGGGCTGTAATGTAACGGTATTGGTAGATGAGTCTATCTTTTTGAAATTAAGAATATGCCCCGGCACGCTCGATGCCGCTGGCAGATTTTCTACAGCAGCTCCAGCGGCCGCATTAACCAGAATGGTATAGTCAGTACTGAGTACTGTATATGTACCAGTTTGTGTGGATATGGCGTAAGAAACAGCGCCAGTGGTAGTACCAGACACGATCAAATTACCATTGATCGTAACGTTTCTTGTAAAATTAGCATTTTGCGTTGAATCAAAATTAACTGCTGGAGCACTGCCACTGTAAATTGTGGTATGGTTTGCATCAACATTGCCGAATCCATACCCAGCGGGGCTAAGGTTATATATGCTACCTATAGCAACACCGCTACCACTGACCGAAAAAATACCGTGCGAAACCACACCACCACATGTAATGTTTGTGTATCCTCCGAGAGGAGTGGTCACAGCCAATCCGGTACCGAATGGCATGAGGTTAACTGAGTTAGCTCCTATACCTATCTCAATTACACCATCACTAAAAACAACACCTTGTGCAGTACCAGCTATCGTATTTGTGTACAAAGTGTTACTTTCTTGCATCGTACCGCCAAATCTATAAATGTAGTTCCCGTTGACTGATGCGTTACCAGGAACAACCACATTAGTATTGGCGACACCCAACATAATTTGGTTGGAATTTGTACATACAGCACCAGGGCCTATAGCTGTTGAATTAGAATCACCACTTGGCACGTATGCTTGAAAACCTAAAGCTAAGGAGTAATTGCCTGCAGCATTAGCATTACCGCCAAGAGCTGTTGAGGCAGAAAGAGGTGCACTGGCTCCATATCCTATAGCTGTAGCTTCATTGCCTCCGGTGTAAGTAGAACTACCGATCGATGTACCTAGTGTACCGGTTGCATTAGCATTAGCACCTATTGCAACAGCACCATTACCAACTGCCGCATTCAGACCGACAGCCACACTTTGGGCACCAGACACTGCAACTGCGCCGTTACCTATGACTATAACGTGGTCGATTGCGGCTGCAGAAGTGCTGGCATTCAAACCGATTACAATATTTCTAGTCTGCGTGCTAGTAGAATTGTCGGCTGACGATTGACCCATAACAATGGTAGGACCATTCGTGCTTGCATTTGTACTGAGATACAGCATTGATGCCATACCAGATGTGGTATTTACATCGAGAGACATGCTGCCGGCAGTGTTAACAGAGATACCTGCCACATTGTTAATGTTAAAAGCTGGTGCTGTTACAGATCCATTAGTGGTAGTGGTATATGTGGCAGATGTTTGGGCACCAGTAATGGTCAACGAACCGGCCACAGTTAAGTTTTGATTCATGGCGACGTTTCCAGAGAACGTCGCTTTTTGGTTGGTGTCGATAGTGACAGCGATAGTGCCATTACTATCTAAATATAAGAAATTGCCGCCAGCGTGCATGCCAGAACAATTTATGTAGGCGTTTGAATTCGCATTTAGTTGGTTGCAAATCTGGAATACTGGAGAGGTAGCACTACCACCATTATTTGCGTGGAATGGGCCTGCATGACCAGAATAGAAAAAGTCGCTAGAAAATCCGCTAGCGCTTGTAAAACTATTATCGCCGTTACGCAAGGATATCGTGCCACCGGTAAACCCAGTAACACCATTAGGATTAGCAGCGCTTCCAATTAGTCCCATATGGTTGGCGTCAATGCCACCAAATGCTAAAATACCTGAGTTAAAATTAGCTGGATCAGTGCCGATGCGGGCAGGCACCATTAACCCATATTCTGTTTCACCGTAGACGCCACTTTCCACATATTGAGAAATAGCAACTGCATCCGGATCTCCACTAACTCCCATATAGAGTGTGTTACCATTTGAAACCACATCAGAAGTTGTGAATGTACCAGTAATGGAAAACGCACCAGGAATCACAACAATTTGTGATGCCGTTCCAAGAACAACTTGGTTAGAATTTGTACAAGTCGCACTTGCGCCGATAGCGGTTGAATTTGCAAAAGCGCAGGTGGTCTGTTCGCCTATGGCAGTAGCATTGCTTGCACTAGCCACTGCCGTGTATCCAAATGCGCTAGTTTGAGAGGAAGTAGCGCTGGCGTGAGATCCAACTGCAGTGCTGAATACACCGGATGCCGACCCCGCAACAGCAGTACTAGCACTACCAGTTGCGGACGCATTAGAACCAAGTGCGGTGGCACTACCGGAACCAGTGCCAATCGTACCAGCTGTGGCTCCAAATCCAATTGCGGTACAACTTTGCCCGTTAGTGACAGAAGCATTTGTGCCAAGCACTACGGCCGTATTAATTGTGTTGCTATTTGAAGTTGATGCATTCAAACCAATGACAATGTTGGCTGTTCCAGTGCCGATTGCATTATCTGCCGATGACTGACCAATAACGATATTAGGACCGTTAGGGTCTAAGTTTGAAGACAAAGACAACATCGTTGGAAAATTAGTTGAATTCGCTGCCAACGCGATATTGCCTTGATTCTTAGAAAATACACCAGCATTGCCGTTGATGCTATATGCTGGACTTGATGCGGTACCAAGTGTATTGGCAGCATAGGTGGGGGCTGTCACTGTACCAGTGATGGTTAAGTTCTGATTGACTGCCACATTCCCTACGAATGTTGCTTTTTGAGTTGCGTCTATGGTAACTGCCAACACACCGTTCGAATCTAAACCCAGAACTCCCACAGTAGGCTCATGCATACCAACACAATTGATAAAAGCATTGCTGTTAGCGTTTAACTGATTACAAATCTGGAATACTGGAGAGGTAGCACTGCCGCCATTGTTAGCGTGAAACGGACCAGCATGACCAGAATAGAAAAAGTCAGCAGAAAAACCAGTAGAACCGCTGAAACTATTGTCACCGTTGCGAAGTGCTAGGGTACCACCTGTAAAGCCAGTGATACCGTTTGGGTTAGCAGAACTACCTACTAATCCTAGATGGTTTGCATCAATGCCGCCAAAAGCTAGCACACCGCTATCAAAATTAGCTGGGTCTGTACCAATACGAGCCGGCACCATCAAAGCGTATTCGGTTTCTCCAAACACTCCACTTTCTACATATTGCGAGATCGCAACGGCGTCTGGGTCACCAGAAACACCCAAATAAAGGGTGTTGCCGTTTGAAACTACAGCAGAGGTAGAAAAACTACCTGTAATGGTCAACATCCCACTTACATTAACGTTAGTGAAATTGCCGTTAGTCACAGATAACTGACCAGTTACGATTAAATTTTGGTTAACCGCAACGTTGCCAGAAAAATTGGCATTCGCGGCATTTGTGAGTCCAGTAACCACCAAACCTGGGAAAGCAGTTGCGTTCAGCGTGGCGGGGATGTCGTTGGCCACCAAAGTACGGAAAGAAGGTGTGCCAGAAGTGCCAGAAGCAGGGCCAAACAAACCAGTGTTCGCAGGTTGTGCAGGAATAGATAAGTCAGTAAAAGCAATTTGTTGAAAAGTTGGTGCGCCACCACTGGTTTGCGCAAGATACATTGGTGTAGCAGTGGAATTCACAACTGTCTGCGAAATAGACGACATACTATTGGCGTAGAACACACCTTCTGCAGTAAAACTAGTTAGACCCGTACCGCCTTGAGTAGTTGGCACGGTACCAGTGATTTGTGTAAAAGGCAATGACGGAATGTCGCTTGAAACCAGAGTACGATAGGAGGGTGTGCCTGGCCCAGTGGACGGACCGGCAAACACGGTATTTTGTGCGGCATTTGATAAAGTGAACGCCAGAGTACCAGATGAAGTGATAGGCGAGCCTGACACGGTCAAAAGCGATGATGGTACGGTAGCGGCAACAGAAGTAACAGTTCCAGAGACGGCTGGATTCGCATAAACAAGCGTGCCGCCCATATAAGTCAGAACTTGGCCAGAAGTTGCACCAGTGGTAGAAATTTGCGATAGTGGAATCTGACCAGTCAAGAGAGTGACTGGTACTGAGCCAGAAGCCAACGTTCCAACACCAGTGATACCAGCATAAGAGCCACTTAGACGACTACTAGGGAGTGTCCCACTAGAGATATTGGATGCATTTGTGGTGTCTGTGGTTGCACTAGGTGCCAACCCAGTAACCAGAGAGTTTGGTATGGACCCGGACACAAGCGTACCGACACCCGTAATACCGGCATACGTTCCTGTGACCAACGTCGAGGCAATAGTACCAGATGTAATATTGCTTGCATTTGTTGTGTCAATCGTAGCGCTAGGTGCCAACCCAGTGATCTTAGAATATGAGAGATTTGGGATGTCTGTTGAAGTAAGAATGCGGTACGTAGGCGCACCTGAACCACCAGTTGCAGGACCTGCAAACACAGTGTTCTGGGCAGCGTTAGCTAGAGTAAACACCAATGTACCAGAAGAGGTGATCGGTGATCCAGAAATAGTGAGCAGTGTGGATGGCACAGAGGCAGCCACAGAAGTCACTGTACCATTAGTAGCGGGTGAAGCATACGTCAATGCACCACCAGTGTATGTCAATATTTGACCATTTGTTGCACCAGTGGTCGAAATTTGCGTGAGAGGCAAAGAACCAGTCAACAATGACGTTGGAATTGATCCAGATACAAGAGTGCCAACACCCGTAATACCAGCATATGTACCATTCAGTCTTCCACTTGGGAGTACACCAGACGTAATATTGCTCGCGTTTGTGGTGTCTGTGGTTGCGCTAGGTGCCAACCCTGTAACTAATGAAGATGGCACCGAACCGGATACAAGAGTGCCAACACCCGTAATACCAGCATACGTTCCATTTATTTGGTTTGATGCAAGAGTGCCGGACGTAATATTGTTTGCATTGGTTGTGTCAATAACTGCACTTGGTGCCAAACCAGTGATTTTGGTGTAAGGTAACGACGGAATGTCCGTCGGAGTAAGTGCACGCAAAGATGCGCTGCCTGATGTTCCGTTCGGAGTAGCAAAAACTTGATTAGCTGTACCACTTGGTGGAGTAAAAGCCGCAGCTGGAGCCCAAGTGGTCCCATTCCAAGAAATAACCTGACCTGTAGTGGCGCTAGTTTGGTTAAGTTGAGACAGGTTTAACGACCCACGCAAATTTTGCAATGAATCGATATACATGCCTAAGATAACATTGCCATTCCAAACACCAGTTGTGACGGTTCCGATGTTCGTGCCACCAGTGTTGTTGAGAGTTACAGCACCGGAATTGGGATCCATCGTCAAAAATGTTTGCCCGCTATTTACCTCTCCAATGTTTAGCATCCCAATAGAGGGGCCAGATGTAGAGATAGATATGGAATAATTACGCGCTGTTCCAGTTTGTGCAGCAGTTGATACTAAGTGATAACTACCTGGACCAACATACACAGAAGCCCACCGAGCTGTACTCGTGCCCAAAGTGTAAGTATTGTCTACTGTTGGAGTGATATTTCCATTTGATTGAATCGAGCCGACAATCAGCACACCGCTTATATTGCCGTTGCCATTAACAGTGAGAGTGCTAGTGGGCGAAGACGTTCCTATGCCCAACATCTTGTTGACGTTGTCCCAATACAAACTAGCGTCACCAGAAAGTGCAGTTGCTGATGTCCAAAAAGTAACTTGACCAGGTGCTCCGGTACCAGTTACGCCACTGTTAGGGTTGTTTGGATTAGTTCCGCCACCAGAAGAATCCTCGATAGGATCAAGAAGAGTTTGATTATTAGCCGTACCAGCATAAGAGATGCTAGATACAAAGAGGCTGCAAACTACGAATGGTAGAATTAAGGATTTCATTGTGATTGGACCTGAACCATAGCTAATAGAGTAATAGTATCACCAGAAGAAGCACCTGGGGCAGACGCCGTACACTGGAATGCTTTATAATTCATACCAAGGTTTACTATGAAACTGGTGTTGCCGGATACTGATTTGGTGTAAGTGTAGTCGCTTAGAGTTCCTACGCCGGAAGACAGCGCAATTGATTGAACTTTACCAAAAGTGACTCCATCCAAAGATCCGGAACACGACAAATTCACGTTGGTAGCAGACGAGTGGAAATAAATAACCTGTAGAGTAAGTTTGGTGTACCCATCAGTAAGAAGGGGATTAGTGGTAAGCGAATTTGCGTTTCCGTTAAGAGGAGCGTTTTGTATGCCAGTAGGCAATAGTTGTTGATATGCGGCACCCCATGCGATAGATGGGGATAAGCACGCTACACAAAATAATATGCGTAATACGGTATGCTTAAATGAAGTCATACCGGTTATTAGATGAAGGGAGGGTATTAGTATTCTATTCTATTATTTAGGTTATGCTTAAGCTTCAACGGTTTCAGTTGCTTCTTGAGCATCGACCAAGTCTTGGATCTTCTTCTTAGCTAGAGTCTTTGCAGACTTATAGTAACCTTGAGCACGCACACATTCCCAATCTTCGATCGCCATGTCTGGGATGTCTTCAAGTTCTTGAATCAACTGCATGGCCGGCATACGCTGCTCTTCAGGAAGTTCAGGGTTAACTTGTGCCATCAAATGAAGCACGCGACCCTTAATGATCTCATCCATGGAAACTTCTTCTCCACGAACTCGATTACGTTCCCCAAAACGGGCTTCACCATTGGGACCCGAACCATCAGACTCGACCACCCCTGGCAGGGGCTTTGGAACAGTAGAGGTAGTGAACGCGCCTTTATTGCTCAAGCGAGCACGTTGGTCTTCTGCAACCGAAATAGCGGCATCAATATTGGGCTTACCGTCAGGAGTAGACAAACCTTTAGACACAGCCTTTTTCGTGAAATAGGCTACATACTCCTCGTCGTCCAACAACTGGAGAACCGGAGGACGACGAGCAAGCAACTTACGCAAGTCCATAGAACGCTTAATCACGTCAAATGGAAAATACTGAGTAAGATTGATCGGATCCCGCATGTTAGGAAGCAAAAAAGGTTCGTGCATACCCTGCTCGATAGGGAACGACAGGGAAATTTGTGCTGAAGACAAGTTCTGAATGTAAACATTACGTTCAGTCTTAAAATACTCTGTGTGATTCAAAATAGCCATTGTTTTTTTCCTTTGTGGATTTTCTATAATATACGTCAACCGAATCGTAAACGGGTCTTTGGAATGGATAGTTGCCTTATTCTCTTTTAAGAGTTTACGTGCTGCACTAGAATTCGTTCTTTCAAGGAACGTTCCCGCTGCATCCATTACAAGTACGTCTGAATTCTTAGACATCTACTACAGATAGCCACTGTTTAGACCATGAAGGTCTGGGAGTTTCACCCTGACATACTTTAAGTGTTACCTCAAAGTAGTGTATTGTAGCACTTTCGTGCTCTCCCTAGCGAAATGCTAGGGGTTATGGGCTAGTGTTGGGGGCGGTGTTGCGAGTAATATTCGCGTAGATAGTATCAATATCAGTAGCTAGATGGCTGGTATATGCGATGCCGTGCTTCTCCATAAAGATCTGGAGAAGAGCGGATTTCTCATCGGAATCTTTAGTATCTGAATAGCGACCACGCTGGTCTACTTCTGATACACGATGAATGAAATAATTGTGGTAAGTAACACCATACAGTTGTTGAACAATGCGCATATACTGCATAGGAAGGTCTTTGACCAATTGAAAACTTTCTGGATTATACACTTGCTCATAAAAAGAACAGAGATAAATAGGACAGTCTGTAATAATAAAATCTACTTTCCCAAACAGAATACTCTCTTTGTGGCTCTGTTTGCCAAAGAAATAGATCTCATCAAGTGGTCCAGGCATAATGCCGCGATAAGCCCAAGACTTAACATATTCGTTCACAAGTTCTGCAGAGAACCCATTACTCTTAAGTTTGTGGAAAAGTCCGGCTGCAAGCGTGGATTTACCGGCACCAGCGGCACCAGCAAGATTGATAACAGTAGTCATTAATAATCCTTTTGTTTGTAAATTTCTTTATACTTCTGATCGAACAATTGCATTTGTAGGAGGTGTTTGGTCTGGAGCAGCTCGTGAATGGCAAACGCTACCCCTGGCAGGTGTGAAGCCGGGGTTAGGTCATGAATGGCTTTAGAAGTCACCGCAAGGGCCTTTTCGAGCATAACTGTGGAGTATCTATGGGTCTCTCTTTTCAAACCGGTCTTTATGTCGTAAATCTTAGCCACGCATCACCATACGAGCTAAATCCATGGATGTAGGACGAGACAACGCGATTCCCATACCGTTGCAACACATCCCGACATAGACATTGGTTCGATGAGGCACTTTTTCAACTACGGGTCTACTATTCGGCGTAAATGCCATAATCCCCGACCACCCATAGTCAATTTCAATCTGTTCTTGTGTAATGTCAGACAATACAGAAAGTAAGTAATCCTTAATTTTATCTGTATTTTCAAATTCTAGAGTGTTCTCGGTGGAAAAACTCTGATTCCGACCACCACCAATCAACACCCGATTCCCTATCACCGGTCTAAAATACACGTACCCTTTATCATAATGGGTAGGACAATACACTGGGTTCTGTTTCTTTAAAGGTTTTGTTACATAAACTTGACCACGCCCAGGCGTGATATTGCCATATTCAGGTAGCAGTTTGCTAGTAAAAGCGTTCGTACAAACAACCAGGTTATTGTATTCTAAGCGACGACCGTCTTTGAGTTCGACATTCCAGTCATGAATAGCTTTTACTTCTCCATCCAAGAAAGTGACGCTATTTAATTTACACGTTTTATGAAGGTGCTGTAGAACTTTCACAGGGTCTATCATGTGCTCAAATCGATTTTTGATATACTGGTACTTAAGGTTAAGACCTTTTGGAGCCGTAACGACAGTGTAGTATCTCTCCATGTCGCGAGACTCAAGCTCCTTTGCATAATTCACACCACCAGGATCTGCACGTACAACTTCTAGACCTTCACGACAAGAAGGTATAATGCAGTACTTATCGTACTTATTATATTCATCGTAGAACAACCGAATTCCATCTAGTCGATTGGTAAGAATTTCTCTTGCCTTGCGTTTACCAAGAACTTTTTCGGTAGCAAGATATTCCTCAAAAGACCCGTAAGTAAGGAACCCAGCGTTGTTTGTAGACGCGCCCTTTAGGCCGTTATCAATCAAAAGTACACACTTACCATTAACCGCCAATTCCAGCGCGGTCATGCTACCAAGTAGCCCGGCACCGACAACAATGACGTCGTAGGCGTCTCGCTTCATTTGCCAATGTGATGTGTTCATGTTAGTTTACCAAAGAATCGTCTACCTTGGTGTCTTCTTCATCGATGAGAAATTTGAACGTGACGGCTTCTGTAGCGAAAATCTTATCGTCCGGAATATGTTCCGCATCAAGAGCGTCGATAATCTTTACGTCGCCGTTAGCGTCCTCGACCAAGCAAACATAGTATTGGTCGTAGCCGTATTCAATACCGTCGTTAATTGTGTCGAGCATTTTATGTGCGATTTCCTCAAGCACACATGGCTCTTCATGTTGGTGATCGGCGTGTTCTTCTAGAACACGAACGGCCCAATTCTCAACAGCTGCCACTTTCTGTTGGGCTTCGTCGCGTTCAGCAAGAATGTCTTCGATGTCTGCGTCTGTGTAGTGCTTGTATTTTTCCAGCATGCAGCGATATAAGGCAGGACGACAAACAGATTATCTATTTGAAACGGTTTCCACATTTAACAGCTTGAAGTTAAAGGATCCAGACTTAGCAAATATTTTCAACATATCTAACTCAGCCGCAGCCGCGCTTACCGCTTCTATGTCATGGTATGATTTATGCCACATTTGATCAGTTATTTCTAACTCTTCGTCGTTTGTGTCATAAAAAGTTATTCCGCCAGAAAGGTTGCTGGTGGGTACGTATTCATGATTTTCTGGTAGAATCAGCTCCAGGAAGAATACTCTATACTTGAACAATTTCTTCATATATTATGTATAGTTTATTTTACCACCAAATTATATAATAGACCAAATGTATTCAAGAGGCAATTTGTCGCCCTTACTGGAGTTACATTTCGAGCATGCGGGGACTATATTGGAAATGGCGTGGGACGAGTTTGAACCATAAAGGATAGGGACTAGATGCTCCTTAGTACGCTTGGTGGGACCTTTACTATTAGTTAGTTCAACATCACAAAAAGCACAACGATTCTTGAACTCTTCTACACGTGCTGCCCATTCTGCTTTGGTGTGCTTACCAGGGACATTGGCCTTACGGGCGCGACGTACACCCACAGAGGCCAAGACGGTTGCTTTACGCGCGGGGTCCGTGTTGTATTTTAGTCGATTCTGTTCCTTGCGCAATTCCTTGCCTTCTACACTAAGATTGGCATAATAGTTTGCGTTACGTGCCTTAATTTTTTCTTTATTTTCGGGCGTGTTAGCGTTTTGTCTCTTCTTCAAGCGCACTGTGGGTGTATAAACTTCATAGCAACGCTTACATACGCCAAACGCCGCGTGCTTGTGCTCACTCCAACACCACCAACATTTGATAATTTTACGCTTATGACCATTTGCCTTAACACGAACAGCCCTTTTTAATTTCTGTTCTGGCGATGAGATATAACACTTATGACACACATCCTTACCAGCTGGTCGTCCTGATCTGCCGCATTTTATACACTGCACTTGCCGTGACTTATCGTAACACAATTTACAGAGGCCAAATGCTTCATGTCGCTTTGACTTACCACACATGGAGCATGTAATAATACGTTTAGACATTTCAATATTATAACACGGTTTAATTTAAGATTAATATGCAGGATACAGATGAGGGGGCTTGCGCCCCCTCAAAAGTTATCAATATTACTTAAGAATTCTTTACTTCATAGCTTTGGAGACTGCACGAGGATTCGCAATACCGAATCCGAGAAGTTCCATAAAGGCCCATCCCTTAGTAGTCCTTCTTTGGTTAAAGTTGTTGAAGGGTTCCGAGAACAATTCAACACGCACGCCCATTTCGCCCAAGTACTCCGAAGCAGTCGAAGCGTAGACGCTACCAGCGGGAACAACTTCTTCAACACCCGTACCTGCAGCAGTGATAATCTGCGCATTCAAGATGTTGCCGATGTAACCAGCCAAGATCAACTCGCGCTCCGTCACAGGGTCAACCGAAGCCGCCATCGTGGTCACGATGTCCGACAACTCGGCACGGTTGATGAGGAATTTTTCCACCATCAATCGATGACGCTCAACCTGATAGCGAGTAGCTTCAAACGCTGCCACGTTCAAGGTCGCAAACATCGTCAAGGAGTTAACCGTGGTGGCCGCGCGATCAAGCAACGCCAAACCACGCTTGTCCTCTTCGAGTTCGATTTCCTGACGAGCTGTATCTTGTGCACGATCCAAGACGTCGTAGTTCATCTGATAGATTTCCTCGATGTCCACCGTGGGGAACGAGGTAATCTTGAACTCCGAGGGCTGAATGTACTTACCGTACAAACGGCTCTCAATCGACTGACCGTCTTGACCGATCACCCAAGCGCTCGAACGAACGTCCTTGGCGATACGGAACAATTCACCTTGGCCAAGGGGACGAACGCGGTACACCTTACGTGCCCAACCTTCGTAATCCACAATGTCCTTGATGGGGAGCAGCAGTTCTTGACCGACAATGGCAAAGCCTTCACCCGTAGGATCAGACAAAGCCGCAGCCAAAACCTTCTTGCGCTCTTCGGAAGCCATCGAAGTCGATGCCTGACGATAGAACGAAGCGCCCGACTTCTTGGTAACCGTCTGCAACAGATACGCAATCTGCTTCAGAGCGTCGCCTTTGTCATAAGCGTTGAGTTCACCACCCTTGTCGAACATACGATTGTTCAGGTTGGTGCTACCAACGGCTTGACGAATGCCACTACGGGTTTCCTCACCAGCATATGCGGTGGGGTTGAAATCACCAGCGCCGTCGTACACAGTCTCTTCGTGTGCGGCGGTGAGGTTCTTCTTTTGACGTGCTGCCATCCGGCTCTGACCCGCGTTCGCAGGCGCTGCCCCGGACCCAGCTTGCTTGCGGTACGGATTAATCTGATTAGCCATAATTCTCTTCTCCTAAAACAAAAAGTTTGACAATTAGTTAAGGACGGGAGCCATCTCCCGATCCGGGTTAAAATCAGGTGATCGGGGTGGGGTCACGGACCAAACGCACGCCAAGGAACGGATCGTTCGCAGACGGCAGTTGAATCACATGGCCAACAAACTTACCTTCAGCGGCGTTGTTCGTAAACAAACCAGCCAAGGCGGGAGTGGCACCACCACAATACAAGTTCTTGCCAACGCCAGTCAGCGAATACGTACGCGACGTATCGTAGCAGGACGTGAACAACACGGAAGCTTCCGTGATGACCGTAACGCGGCTATTAGCAATAGTCACGTCATCCGTCATGTTCCAGAAGTTACGACCTTCGAAATCAAGATCGCTGGTCTGGAGTTGGAAGGTATAAGTGGCATACACCGTGGTGGCGAGGGGGATCGCACCAGTCGACACCTGAGTAACCGTACCGTTAGGCAACGAAGCCGTGTAGTCGGTGGTCATCGCGTAAGTCGTGCCCGTCTCACCAGGAGCAGAGCGAATCACAAGATTGCTGGCTGCGGGGTGTTTCAGGTTAACAGTCGAGTTGGCCGTCGCAAACGCGATAGGCTCGTCAACCGACACAGACGTGAAAACGTTGGTTTTGTTCCACTTAGCAACACCGAGAACGCCTTCGCTCGTTGCAGGAACGATGAAACCGTTGGCGTCCTGAGCAACCAACGAGCCTTGCTCGAAACTTGCCGTCGTGTTAGCAACGTAAAAACCGAGATCTTCCTGAATCACGCAACGACCAAGATCCAAGCCACGCTTGAATACGGTGCCATTGAATGCAGCAAGTCCGGCGCTTGAAAGTCCAATACTGCCCATAGCATATACTCCTAAAAGTTGAATAAAATTATGGGCAATCTTAGCCCATCGTAAGCTTCAATAGTCTAGTAAGGGTGTTATATTCGCGGAAATATTTAAGACGGAGAGGGAAGTAATAATATTCTATTCTAGCGTATCAAAATCAGATTAGAATTTGAAGTTTTTGGTGTTCTGGGCCAGATTGCCCACTTTCATACCACCAATTGCTTCACGAATCGAAGCCGCGCGAGTGTCGCGTGGGGTATCGTCGCTGTTATCGACAGGAGCCACAGTCATATTTCCTGCACGCGCTGCTTGACGAACACTTTCATCATGGGTGGGCTCTGGTTGATACTCAATGACCACCGAAGCAGTGCGAATGTTGTTCATGTCAGACTCCACTTGCATGAGAGCTTCATCCGACATTTGCATCACAGACGCCGCACGCTCGAACAAACCGTCGATAAAAGCCTCCCAAGTAGGCTTGGACGATGCAACTTTCTCGCCAAATGCCGTCTCAATCAGACTGACCGCAGTATGCTGATCCATGGGAACGTATTCATAGCCTTGACCAAGATCGCGTCCATTGGCCAACACAATGCCAAAAGCTTCCTTCAATGGGGAATGCTCAATATTCATTGCTTGACGACGAGCCACGAACTTCAAGGCACGCACCAAGCGATTTTGCAACATATCCATTTCTGCTTTATGCTGAGTCTTCAAGGCAGTTGCTTGTTCAGCCAAACGCGTGTCATAAAGTTTCGTCAAACGAGCGATATGCTTTTCATGTTCAACTGCGGCGACTTTACCTTGATGGTCGTGGGCCTCTCCGTCCAGCACGCTCTCACTGAGGTCGAAATCCTTGCGCTTCTCACGCGTATCGAAATCTCGATCCTTTGTAACATTGAGAGCATGAGGGTCTTTGTCATGCTTCTCATCTTCGACGTCAACCTCACGACCTTCCAAAGCGTCATCCTTAAGGTCTTTCTCCTCATGGTGCTCTTCGGTGTCCGTATGTTCGCCGCTTTCGGTAGCTGATTCCAACACTTCGCCATCCTGGCGATCGTCGGTCATGGTCTCATCGCGTTCTTCGTGCGTACTGTTGGTTTCTTGGCGATCCGCATCAAGCATGTCATCGACAGCTTTGTCGAGAACTTGAGCCAAGTGCAAGCTGGGGACAGCCTTAAACTTTTGCATGGTGGTCGTCAAACCATTGGTTTGGATAGACGCCAAGATGTCATCATTGGTAGTGGCCGATTTCGACGTGGGATCGACAGGCATTACAAACAGCGTACCAGTTGAATCTGACACGGCGAGATTACCACTTTTGGTGGTCGAAATGGTAAGTTCTTTGTACACTGAAGCACCTTTAAATTTAGATGATACGATTCGTTTTTTAGTGGTAGTCTTGACATCGTTAGAAAGTGCAGATCCGCCACGTTTAGGTGGAGCATTCACACTTTCAGTCGGCTTATTGGTTACTATACCCATCGCGGCAGGGGTGAGTTGTTCACCTTCCTCAGCAGGGGTCAAACCGACATCAGAGGGACTAAGATCTTCAATAGAAGTACCTTGTTCATCCTCGATTGGATCAGTGGACTTAATATCCACACCGTCGGTGCCGTCACCGATGTTAACAATAACATCAGCTTCTTTATGACCGCCCGTCTCTTTGGCAGCAGGAGTGAGTTCCGCGCACCCTTCACAACGAGTGTAGGTGTCACCATCACACATGGGATCAGCGTCTTCCCAACGAGCCATCCTACCTTCTGCACATTCTGGACAGAGAATAGGCTTGTCTTGGACCTGAGCAGCTTTGCTCATACTCTTTTCTAGGGCCGCAACTTTTGATTTCAAGATAAGTAATTCGCTTTCTTGTGCCAAAGTGTTATTTGAGGCTTCTTTAACAGAAGCAGACAATTTGAGAATCTCATATTGCTCAGCCTTTGGATCGGCTGGGTCTTGTACGCGCGAATACTCTTCGAATACGACACCTTCACACCATTCAAAAGCTTCAGCTTCTTTCATAGATGAAGCTGTTCGACCATTGGCGTCGTCAATGTTTACATACTTAATAGTATATGCAACTGGATTAAAGTCTTCCGCACCTTCGGCGTAAACTTTACCCTTATTCCGAATATGCTTACAAAATTCAGATGCAGTTGATGCAACATGGTTGCAAACGTTACAACGTGTGCGAGCGCAAGAGCATCCCATCGAACCGTGGCGCAACACACCAGACATGACGCCGTTGGCAAAAACTGGGTCTTTCTTAGTGTCAATAGCGACCAGCAATTCTACAAATTCGTCTTTTACGACATGACCACACTTTATGCAGTGCAAACCAGTTTCGGCGTCTCTAGCCTCTTTAGCTGCAGTTTTAGCGTGACAATTCTCACATTCTGCGGAAGCTGGCGAACGATCATTATACGTGGCATCGAGAATAAAACCGCGTGCAGTCTTTGGATTATCTGCACGATGTTGAATTTGATGCGGTTTGTACTGATAAGTGCGATAAACTTGTTTACCTAAGCGGTGGTCAAATCGCAACAATTCAGTCTTATGGAAGGCGTCTTTGTTCTCATTACGAACGTTAGACGTATTACCTCTAATAGCCTCAAAGATGTAGTCTTTTGGATCGGCAGAGATATTGTATTCGTTAGCTACCAGGTCAAGGGCCGCTTGCACATCGATCTTTTGAGTGCCTTCAAAATAAGCACTTTTACCATTGTAAGCTGCGGACTTTTTAAAATCTTTGCCATCAGAGGTGGCAACAGATAACACTTGCACGCCGGCCTGTCTAAAGAATGCCATGTTATTTGTCCTGCTTAGATTTGTTCTTGTCAGTGTCTGGCTTGGATTCGGTCGTGGTCGTAGGCACCGAAGTGGCAGTATCAATTGTCGTCGTTTTGCCGTTCTTTTGGAATGCCATGGTTCTTTACCTATAAAGCAGGATACGAAGAATATTCCTAACCAATTTTAGGGATAGAAATTGGATATACGATTACTTATCGTCCAGGAGATCGGAAATATCACCAACCCATCTACTGTCGCCACCATTACCATGGCCCACTAAAAGATCAACACTCTCGTGCGTTTTAAATACTTGCTTACCTTTATTCATTACCCTTGCGTTCATGTCTTCATCGCCATAAACACCGGCATCCTCTGGCATATCTTCTAATAAAGATCGATTTACTTGAGATTTGCCAATACTGATATCCTTAAGGACACCCTCAGCGTCTAGGATACGACGCAATGAGGTGAAATCAGCGTGTGGATAGCCTTTATCAGCCAAAAACGTTTCTACACAGTCTAAAGTAGACCAAGTGTCACAATCTTCAATAGCACTCACCAAGTTGGGAGATTTAAGTTCTTCCCATATTGGAGATTTCGTTTCGCCGCTTTCGAGTAGATTCATCAGTTCATGTACTTCACTGGCACGCCAATTCTTATACTGACCATTTTTATCCCAAAGGTCGCTTTTCATGTGTCGAACATATTCATCACGAGTACCACTAGGGCCGTGTTCCTCAGAAGTTTTGTCGGCTGCTGGACCAGGCGCTCCACCTGGATTTCCTGCCGCACCACCAGCTTCACCTTCTTCAGCTGGTTTACCCTCTTCACTTTCGCCACCGTCTGTAGGTGTAGGACTTGGAGCACTCATGCCACCACCCGTCGCACCAGGACCACCGTCAATTGCAGAAGCTGGCAAATACTGTTGCAAGCTTTGTTCATATTTTGTTTCTTCGATAATTTTCTTGGTTTCTTCTTCGAAGTGCTTACCAGCCGCTGCAAACTTGGTGGTTTTAGAGAACTTCAATCCAAGTTGACCTTCGAGAATGTTCATCACATTCACAAGTTCCGTGTTAACCGTAGAATCTAGCTGTTTTTCCCATTGGATACCCGGAATGATCCATCGATTTTCTTGCTCAATTTCTCTTGCACTACGTTTAACTCGATAACGACCAGCTAATTCCTTTTTGCTAGGTTTGATCCACCCATTCATCTGGGCCATGGGCTTAAATATTTTCGGAATCAACCACCCATTAACAAAGAAATTACGCATTGACTTCATGCGCTGCATGAAGACCGACAAGCCGGTGATAGACGATGCATAATTCGTGTCGCCAGTCAAGAAACCTTTATTAATACCCATGGCAACAAGCTTGTACTGCTCAATGGTATTAATATGACCGGTAATGTTCATAACTCGTTCTTGCACACCCACCAGTTCAGTTTGAACGCCGTAATGAGTCACAATCCAAGCCATAGGATCGACTTCAGCCTGAGCAAGCATTTCAAGCATCTTGCGTTCGTGTTCTGGACCAGGAATCCAACCAGTGGTGGGATTACCCATCTTCAACAATTTCAATGGTGCGGCCATACGGCGAGCTGTCTGTAGACTTGCCTCGAAAACCGCATCCTCAAACATCAAAACACGCCACATACGCGAAATAATGCTAGTTCCGCGCGTGTCGTATGGGTGCATCTTTCGTGGAATAAAGGTGAAATTAATCGGACTAAGAGGAATGTTCTGGCGGGCCACTAATTTGGCAATAAGTTCAGGAGGCATTTGCTCACGAACTTTTCCCAACAAACGGTTGTTAGACGTCAACACTGCTCGTAAACGGTCGTCCGGAATAAATTCAACTACAGGCTCCATTTTAATGAATGGAGTGCTGATAACTTCAAGTTGGTCTGGGTTGTGCAGAGAAACGTGTGTCCACATACCACGATTTTCATCCCAGAATGCATGAGGACAAGCCTCCCCCACACCTAGGAACTCTTTAACCATCGATTCAAGTGTAGAGATCACATTGATCTCTTTTAACATTACTTCATAATGTTCTTTAACTTCACCAGTTACACCTTCACCAGTCAATTGAAAATCAGACCATGGCATGGAACCGTACATGTCAATACAAGTTCCGATGTAAGGATCCAATTTTGTGAACAAACGCCAGTAACGATTTGCCAAAATCCGATGTACAGGGTACTGTTGGCGGTCACTCGATCCGAATTCGGGTTGGTATGGTTTCTGGGGGCTAACCATCGAACCCCCCATACCCCCATACCCTCCAGCCGGACCGCCATGACCACCCCACCCAGCTGAACCATGTTGTTGTGATGTCTTACCGAACCCCCTGGAATCCCAGCTAGCTCCCTCTGGGAGTATGTTTGACATGAGGTTCTGAACGGCACCATGCTTGTTAGCTAAACCAGGTAGGAACTTTTCAAACCGCTCGTTTAGGGCTTCGATCGTTGAGTGAGTTAGACCACTAGGATTAGCATTGTCAGATACAGTCTCTGCCATTGCTTGCTTGCGGACATCACCATACTTGTTGCCTGGTTTGATATAGCTCATTCTGGTAGTTTAGTACTATTTTATCTTTGCTTAGGCAATTAATATGATATGTACAGTCGTTTATTCAGGACGTACTTGCCGGCCTGGCCAATTAGCACTAAGCATGTATGGAACCTGAGACCATCTTACATAACCAACAATCTCTGAGTGTCCCCAAACACGCAAGGCTTCTACCGCATCAAACTTACCGCATTTCCATGGTTGGTCGGCATAGACCGAGAGCACAAATCTAGCTGCATGTCGTGATTGGCTATTGTGTGGTAGAGTAACTGCCCAATCGTCCATAGCCTCAGGATCAAATCGTGCTGCACCTGGACACCCATTGAGAATCGGGAACCAGGAAATTAGGTTCTCAATCAGCGTTGACATTATTTCTTGTGCCCATACTTCATTTGCTCAGTATCTTGATCTCTTGGGATAGAAAGGTCTTGCAAATCTTCACGTGCATCAATGTTGTCGGTCTTACCGTCGGTAGGCCAATCTATCAGAGCCACTGCTTCTTTATCTGACCCTTCATCGTCGTCAACTTCTAGCAAGGACAGTTCTTTCACAAAAGCCTTCCAAGTCATCTCGTGATGACCACCATATTCATTTGGTTGCCGACCAACCATGAAGGCGTTTATAGCTTCGCTCTCTGAGTTAAAGCCTAACATGACTTTATCTTCGTCGTATTCGCCTGTGTTTGCATGACACTTATACATCACGTACACGTGGTTGGAATCATGATTGGGGCCAACGTAAACGTCCAACTCATCCCCGTCCGCACCGATATAACCAATGATCGAGCCATAGTCCGCACCCATCATCTTTTCTGTGCCGTCTGATGCAGGTTTAACCGACCATTGTGGATACTCAATGCGGACATTGAGTCCCTTAAACTTTATGTCGTGTCTTGGCTTATGATCCACAAGCGATCCAACGTCTTCCATTATTGGTAAACCTCTTTCTTCTATAGAGTCAGAGGTATTTAAAATTTTTTGCGCCTTTAGTTGTCGTCCCGACACTTCCAAGAAAGCGTTAGAACCCCATACAAGTTCGGCGTACGGATTTTTATAAGCCTTACTATTGGCTGTATATCCCACTCCCTCATTTCGCGTTTTATCTTTGCCCGGTTGTACGGGAGCATCTTTCTCAGCGTGGAGAGTAACATTGTAAGTGTCTCTGTTGACGTCTTCGTAGGCAGGATTCGGCTCACCAACACCATTAGTGTAAGGTGGCTGTACAGCAGGGAACTCCATAGTATCTTTAAAAGATTCTTCTTCATCGCTGTGGTTGTCGCCTAACTTCATGTCTGCGTCTTCAAACGCATTCTCATCCGTATAGGAGTCACTCCACATGCCGAATGTTGTTTCTTTTTGCTTGACTTTTTCGTTATGAAAGTCTGTTGTCAAGTCAGTAAGAGTCTCACCCATTTCCGCTTCTTTCTGAGCGTCTAGGCGAGTTCTGTTAAACAGCTGCATCTCTGGAAAATCATTATTTTTATTGGTGTCGTTGTAAACTTCTGGCTCAAGAGCAGCGGGTGCCAAATATGGAGCGTCGAGACCAGGCACGTCACCATCACTAGGCTCATCAACCACATTAACTGCGGCTTCAAGAGCGGCTATTCTTAGTAAATCAGCGACTTGAGCCAATACCTTTTGTCGGTCATGCTCTCTGTCCTGCCATGTCTTATATTTCTTACCCATACAAACTAATCAGGTAACTACCACCTACGGGTGCCGCCTTTGCCGAGATTAAACGTATTGCGTGGGTGAAACACCCTACCTAACTGATTGCTAGTGTAGTTTTGAGCGCTCAACATTTCAGACTTCAGTCTTGATTCTTTCGAACGGGCTTTGGCACCTTGGGGTATGACTTGAGACTCTTGTACAAGCTTATGAACGTGTACAACAACGCGCGCACAGTCATCGGAATTGTATCCACGCTTCTTACCTTTGTTAGCGTTGTAAATCTTAGATCCGTCCATAGATCTTTCAAGTTTAGAAATTTCGTAAAGCGCCACTGCTTGAGGTGACTTCATCGGTGGTTCAAGATCATCGTCATCTGGATTCTTTGGCAGCATACGAACTTTATTCATGTTCGTGTCGGCGACAAATTTTACAAAATCATCTGCCTTAATAGTTTTCGTGTCTGCCTGCACACCCAAATTACGAATATGTTGAATCATACCAACAGACTGCCAATGGTCGAATTCTACTTTGGCTATCTTTTGATATTTCAGCATTTCCTCAATAATTTGTTCGGCAGAATCGAACCAAACTTGTGTGGTAGAATTAGGCAGCACCCTCATTATCCAGTCAAATACCGTTACAAAATCTGTGGTGCCATCGGGGTTCTGGACCAACTCCACATGAGCGGCTGCACCCGTAAAAGCGTCAAACATCTGTCCTGCATCGAAAACTACGAACCGTGGAACGTCACGTCTAAATTCACAGGAAGTCATCATGGCCCGGAAATAAGGCGTTCCTATCTTATCCGTGAAAGGCATCGTAACAATTTCTGCCGATGGCTTTAATTCTGGGTCGATAGCCTTTTCGTTAAATATATCAACATTAGTTATAAGAGGATTGGCTGCCAATGGAGGACGAGCACCAAAATCTCGCATAGTACCAACGGGGTCGTTCTCCATAGCCTCTTTAAAATATTCTATTTTTTCGTTAGGATTCCACTCCCATGTCGCTTTATGGATAGCGTACATTGAGGGAGTGGTTTTAGCACGTTCTAGTAGCGTCATACCATAATCATCAACCGAAATGGGTGATGATATGGTCATGTTCAAACCCAACCACGATATCAACTTATGGTTCTTTACTGCAGATCGCACAGTACGCAAAGAGTTATCCATAACACGAAAAGCTTCTTCAGCTCCCAGAGATGCACCTTCTGACTGTTGAAATCGACATAATTCGTCGATCATGGCGGCAATACGAGTTCGTCCTGCAAGACCGGCAGAATTGGAGTTCTTAGAGTTCAATTTCAAGTTGAAATAATCGTTACGTATTTCTTTACCAGTCTCTAAGTATTTCCATTTCTCCATACCAGGTTTATGTTCTTGAATCGCTTCCTGTTCTTTTATCCAACCTACATATCTTTTGAACCAAGGTGATGCGTCTCGCAGATTTCTATATATTGTCCAAATTGTATCCGCCGACTGCGTTTCAGACGACGCGATAAATGTCATCTCAAACGCGCCTTCAGGGAGCAGTCCAAAATAATCTGCCAGATTTCTAGAAGGTTGACGTAAAGCGATGTTTACCAGACGATGCTCTATATAATTACCTATTTGAGCAGCTGTAACGGTCTTTCCAGAATTATGGTTTACAATCGACCCGGCCATAAAAGAATGAGTTCCAGGCACATGTAGATCAAACAGGTTTTGTGTTGTACCCATTTCAATCTTTTTGATTTTTAAAAATTCGAAGTTGTCGTCTGTCTTAGTGTATTTCCCAGTGCTAAGTACTTTATCAACACATGCCGCAAGTGCCGATTTTTTACGCGCGGAATTAAACCCAATAAGTTTGCTAAATCTAAGTATATTCTCCCCATAAATGCGGATCGAATATGAGTTGTGTGCAAACTTTTCTTGCGATCTAAACTTTCTCGACTTTGTCTTACTAATACTAGCCTTTACACCAAGTGCCCAAAGTAGCTGTTGTAGATCTTGTGCTAAAGATAGAGAGACCGTGTATGCTGCTACAGCTGCTTTATTAAAGCCACTTTTCTCTATAGCTGCGGTACCATCACCCTCAAAATACGACCTGAGATATGCCGTCACGTATTCTTTATTGAGCATCCAAATACTTTGTGGAACTCTTTTCACATGGGCATTATGTCGCTCTAGTCCAAGTCCGTTTAACAATTCTCGTATGCCAATACCATTCAAATCGACAGTGATACCATCATCAGTGTAAGATACAGGCACTTTACCAAACACTCGCGCACATGTATCACTAAAGTGCTGAAGTGTTTCTTCATCACCATTTGTAAATCTTATGCCGTATTCTCTATCGCATTGTCCTTCTGATGTAAAATACCCCAAAAGTGTGGCCAAATCTTCGGACCATATTTTTGGAATCACATATTTTGATTCATAGTTCATCCTGCTTTCGCACGTTTTAACTAGTTCCGCGTTTATAGGCGTGTCTTTTGCTATGCTTGGCCAGTAGTTTGCCGTGCATTTTATCTTATCTCCTATTGTTAATTCATTTAGTTTATACCACCCAAATTTACCGGCTTTAATGGCCTGTACAGGGTGAATGTGACTACCTTCAACAGTAAGTCCTTTTACCAATGTGATCTTTAAAGTGTCTGCCGTGCCAGCACAATATACATCGGATGCCAATTCATATCCATGTTCACCTAGCACACACTCATTGATTGATTGAAAAGTATCCTTGTGTAAATCGCCCTTCCATAAGTCTTTTATTCTGACAAGACCATTATTTGTAACCACTCTAGTATCACCTGGTACGCATCGCATCCCCACTATTGCATGCAGATGATTATACTCATGAATCAATTTATCTTGTACAAGTTCTGCTCTGGTTGTCGAGCATTTGGGGCATACATCATCATTGTATGTATTTGACCATACCAACAGTACCTCGGATTGTAGAGTTTCTTTACTTTTACCCCAAGCGTCCGTTGCTTCGGGTTTCATAGAATTACAAATTGGGCAATAAAGCCCAAAGAAGTCTCTGAGTACCTGGTATTGCCTGTTGAAATTAAACAGGGTCTTAATGTTCAAAAAAGACGGAGAAGAAACAAATTCAATAACATTTGGTGCAGGCTGCTGCAGAAAAGTTAACTCTTCTTCGTTTGCAACTTTAGCTTGCTCCTTGTTTTCTACCAATCCTTCAACGATTGTTGATATGGATGACATGAAGTTATTGTCATCGGTAGTTTTAGGAGGTTTACGTTTCATGGCTTTTTGGTTGGCATCTGGCTGGTCAAAACCAAACCAGCTTGAGCGGCCCTAAGACGTTGAACAGCACTCTGGTAAGACTGCACCATAGATGCGGGAACTGTATCTACTACTGAGGCCCAACGAACGTGAATGGTATCACATGGAAAACTGTGTACAGGTGCCAATTGAAGCGTCACAGACCCATTGTTTTCCACACGCTCTAAAAGCATAAATGGATTTGAGAGTTTAATGACTTCGGGAAGGCCAAGATCGAAAGCTTCCCCAATCAACTGACGACCGGCAATATCAACAACCAAGAAAACTTTTGTCTGCGCGGAATATCCTTCGAGCATTCAACTATCCAACTTTCTTATTCATCATCCACAAGGTGTGAAAATTGTGGGTATAATCTATGAATGGTATCGCAAATATCTATTTTACCGTATCCTGCAGCTTTCAACGCCTTAATCTCGTGGATTACTTGCTCTTCTTGCACTGCAGCCGATTTCAAAAAATTAGCAGGAATTACTGCAGCAAGACCCAAATCTTGAAATTCAACAAAGATCTGCGTGCCGTCGCCATGCATATCACGAACAACTTCACCGGTCTCTCCTTTAGGAAGAACCAAGAAAGTGCCACCACGTTCGCGCACTTCGCAATCGCTAGACAACTTGACTTCGTCACCAGTATGAAACCACTTACTTTGATCACGTTCCATGGTGTCGAGCATGCTGTCTGGCATAGTGTTTTGACTGGGGTCCGTAAAGGCTACTGCCTCGTCTATATTGACGCGCTTACGAGTTTCTTTCTTGTCCTTGATCATTTGCGACTGTTTTGTGTTCCACAAAAGAGGCCGACCTAAAACATGTTTTTCAGGTGCTTGTTTACCTGGTTGTGGACCAACCGGCGCTTGCGGTGGTGCATATTGATGCACATTTTGTGTTGGCTCAGCAGGTTTAGCGGGGGTTGGTTTCTCAGGCGTTTTTTCCTTCGCAAAATCGTGCCAATACATAGGACGACGACGAGTATTACCCATAGAAGAAGGAGCTACGAATCCAGCAGCCTCTTTAGAATATTGACGATGAAAAGTAAGAGGATTACGCGCACCAGGACTAAACATGTGCTCCAAATTAGTGATGGGACGACGAGTCTCTTCACGTTGCTCCCCAAAAGGAGGAGTGAACATGCGATAGTTCTTAACGTTCTTCTGCAAGGTGCCGTTCTTGACCACAAGGTCTAGCGACGTCTGACAAGTTACATAAGGAGAACCGTTCCAGAAAAATAGAGCAGGTTCAAGAGTTCCACCTTTACGGATGTTAATAGGAAATTCGATTTCCGTTTTATTACCCATAACCGTTCGAATGGTTGCGCCAATGCGAACAATACCCTCTTGTACTTTGCCGTCCGAAGTGGCGGTCTTGACAAGACCCAAAAAAGCCAATTTTGGTTTGCCTGGCAGGTTAAATTGGGCTAGGTGTGCAGCTACTTCAGCCATAGCTCTTTGTTGAACAGTCATGCCTGTCGTAACTTTGGTGTTGTCGGACAGATCAAAGCGAATGGCTGCGGTTCGGCTCGATCCCTCAGATAGTACATCTCGAATAGCGTCACGTGACGGTTTTTGGGACGCACTGGCAGCTTTAAATTTCTTGTAGGTTTCGCTCATGGCTACTATTCCTTAGCGGTAAACAAATAGTTCTGAGTCTAACAACTCAGCGTTAGCTACTCGTCCTGTACTTACCAATAGGTCAGATAATTCTTGTTTAAACTTGGTCGTGAACATAACTTCACGTAGAGGCTCTTCGTCTGCTTCTTCGAACCCTAAAGAATCTATCCAATTTGAAATTAGATCGTTAGATACAATGGCTTCAGATAGGGTGTTGTCCCCATTCGATGGGTCGGACCACTCCGGTGGGTATTTATCAAATAGGGTCAAAGTAGATTGCAGTGTTTTGGCGGTATCAATTTCGGCTGTTTTCTGCCCAGCCCTCACGGCTGGGCCTTCATACTCGTCATAAGTATTTATATCGTACCCATAAGTTAGGTGGGCATTTTCTGGGTCCCAACCCATAGCCTGACCGCCTGGATTCAAGCCGCCACCAGCCGCGAGATCTGTATTATCTTCACCTTCCGCAGTGCCGGCATCTGGGAGATCATGGCTTTTAAAGCGCTCAAGGGGGTTTCTCTTGTCTATTTCACCAGGCTGCATCTTGTCGGTTTGGGGCTTAACTTTCCAGTTTTCTTGGGCCATTCGGTGGCCTTCCAGACTAGATTGTTTGTTATGTGCCCAGTCTGGATCTTTAATAAACTCTGGCTCTTCATTAAAGTGCTCGTTCAGCCCCTCTTTATCGGCCTCGGTGATAGTGCGCAACAAGTCATACGAGTTGCTACCAGCTTCTTTATCCTCTTCTGCTGTTACGGGGGCTCTAGCGTCCAATCCGCCATCTTGGGTATGAATAAGTCGTTCAATCTCGTTTAAAGCTTCACGGTGCTGAATCGCAAATTTATGGTGTGGCAGCCAAGACATACCAGAAGCAGACCGCACTAGCCAAAGTGCCATCGAAGGAACAAACCCGAATTCATGTTGTCCATTTGTAAAAATTGTCATATCTGGGAGTTCAGACAGACTAGTATCATAAGTTGAAGCACGTTTGTTAGTACCAGGCACACTAACCGTGTCACCTATTTTAATCCTATGACTGGCACACCAACCACCAGCAACTTCGATAACATCCGTGCAGGCTGCTTGCCAAGACCCTGGAGCACGAGGTTTAATATTGGCAACAATTTTAACTACTTTACCGCGATCCGCAAATACGATGTCGATTGGGAACTTGACTTGCCCCATATGGAAAGATGCAACGCGTCTATCATGTTGGGGGAACCAAAGTCCAAACCCATCTCCGATGGAATCGTAGGCTTGTAAACCTGATGCTTGTTGTTTTGGTGTAGCCGCTACATCACATACCACTTTGTGACCACCAATAGTGATCTCGGCATTAGCGTGTTCAGATCGCACCCAATGTGAAGCAGACAATTTAAAATATGGCTTCTTGTTAGGTTGTGTGGTCTGGTTTTTGACCTTCCCGAGTTGAGTGGACAAACCGGGCATTTGTTGCTCGATTTTATTTTTAACATCCAACATTTGGTCAGGTTTCGGTTGACGGACTTTTTTGGGTTTTGTCAGTTGTGTGTTTGATTGTTGGCTGGTTCTACGATGCGACTCCCCATAATTCATGCCATCCGGTGTAGCGGCCACTGTCATGCCTATTTGCTTCTTATCGTCGGATTTAGTGATGCGAACCAGCATGGATTTAAAACCATTTTGCTCCACATGCTTTACGACGGTACCCTCTCTACCGTCTCCTAACTTTACGTGCTCACCAACTCCGTACGACATAGCTTATTCCTTAGTTCAAGGGCGCGATGAACTTAAACTCATCGCTTGTTTTCTTCATGGCGTTCTTGGCTTCACCTAATATGATGTCAACCATACGCTGTTTAGTCATATGGTCATAATTATCCACAATGGTTTGTGGCACCCCAGCTCGCTGCAACTGAGAACGAAAATTCATATACTCGGATGACAACTTGTTAACCATTTCAGTGGTAAACACTTCTATGATATATTTAGTTGCCGCCAAAATCATCTGCTCAGAGGAACGCAGTTTACTGAGGTCAACAATTATACTTCGTAGAGTATTTGCAGCCTGTAAAAAAGTTTGCATTTTTTGTGGGCTCCAAGGAATAGGTTGCCCAGTAAATTCATCCTTTGTCTCCACAAAGGAATTATCAATGATGGCCTTACTTCTACCGTAAAGATCCCACAGTTCGGTAAGGTCAGATTTTTCAGAAGTGTCCAAAGGAGAATTTAGTATGGATTTATTTGGGATTTTTGTTAGAGTTGGATTAGAAGCTAAAGCAGCTTTACGCGCTTGTTGAATAAGCGCAATTTTGTCATTCTCTTCAGGAGACATGTGATTTTTAAAATGATGCCAAATAGTTTTAGCTCTAGGCGGTTTGACATCTGGATGTGATTGTGCCAGCATGTTGGCTAACAGCGCAGCTGCACCGCGATACGTTTCGCCTTGCATAATTAAGCCATACACCAAACCATACAATTTTGGGTTCTTATCCGCCCACTTGCACATACGGCAACGAGCACTGTGCGGGTCTGTATCATTCGGCGTGCTTGTCATATATCATCCTGATTAGTTTATCTAAATGTATAGTATTACCCGCATTATCAATGGCTCTAAGGGCGATACGGCCAGTGCGCATATATGTCATTATGTCTTTGTTGCGATTTAATGTACGATATGCGTCTTCAATGGATTTAAAATGATGTAATACATCATACACTGTGCCACGTTTTAAACAAATGGCAAAAAGTGGTCCAGGTCTTTGTAGAAAACTGAAAATTGGATTGCGGTATGGACTATCAACCGTGATATTCAAGTCCATAGTGGACTGGTTGACAATACAATACCGCATACATCATAGTCCGGTCAAGGGCTGGGGATCGTTACCAGTGTACTGCATAGTAATAACACCACGCGACTCAGATGAGCGTACTTTTACAGTAGCAACGCCCGCATCCAAGTCCATGAAAGTCAACTTGGGCTTGCCAAGAATGCCGAAATCGTGGTAGTATTTATCGCTTTCAAGACCCTTAATGAAAGAAATGATTTGATGTTTCACTCCGCCATCAGAGAAATTCTTAAAATGTTCTGGATCCCAAGCCACATCTAGCATGAGGTATCCATTATCCTCGGACGAGGTAGTGGAGTACATACGCGTCACGTGCATTCTAGTGCGCGTTTTAGATGGAGGCATGCCATTGTCTTTATGGTCATAGTCCTTGCGATCATCCTTAGAAGGCGTGTTATATGCCATAGGACGATTGACAGGGGCTGCCTGTTTTGTAGCACCAGTCATCTCAAATGCGCCATGCCCCATAGCTTCCAAGAAAGCTGGCACACCGCCATCATAATAACGGTCAATTGCGTCCGTTAGTTCGCCAGGGGAGGCATGTTCAATACTCTCCTCAGAACCCGGCTCAAATACATCCATGCACCATGCGCGAGCTTCCTCGATCAAATCTTCTGGAATGCGTTGTGCGACTTTGTTTGCTTCCATGTCACTTTTTGACTTCGGTTGCTGCTGCTTCAAATCTTTACGCTGTGAGTGCATAGAACCTCGCAATAATCTCATGACCCGGTCAAGAGTCTGTCTCGACTCAGTCATGGCAACTGCGAGTGCATCAGTCTTGTCCATTTCACTAAATGCCATCACTTGCTTGGGGTGCCGTTGCAACCAATCCAACAAAGATGCTGAGATAGTGTCCGCAACAGATGCATCAGTGGCTGCCTGAGCAATCGCCCACTCCGCCAAGGAACGAATATCCATCGCTGTCTTAGCCGAGCCACCCTTCATGTGTTTGAACATTTCCACTTGCTGGAGACGGTGCTTAGCTTCTTCTTCCGTGTCGTAGCAACCACCATTCCAATCGGGGTTGTGTTCACTTTTAACGCAGTACTTACCTTTTTCCTTAACAATCTTAGCAAATTTTTGCGCCGATTCTTTACGATTATTCAAAGATCGTGGGATATTGCGAGTCCATTGTTTCCCATATGAACCAAAATATTTAGTCCAATAATCCTTAGTGGCCTTATCTACAGCCATCTTATCAAGGCTTGCAGTAAATTCCATTTCGGCTTCGGCAGTACAACCATTGTGCTTATCCAAAATGGAGTTGGCGGTATCAAGGACAATATCCTTAGATGCAGCCATGTGGAAACCGTACTCCTGTACATTGACAGGACCATTTGTACCAGCCAACATAACCATCGGCAGATCAGCAGCTGCATCCACCTGCACAAACCCACTGACCGGGGTTCCAGCAGATGTGTTGAGCGCGCCAGTACGGTCCATATACACTCGGTCTAGTTTATCGTCCTCGTCGCGTTTGTTAAGTTCAAATGACAACTTAAGAACATTGCCACCTTCGGACATCTCGGTATGACCGGGAACCGCTGAGTATCCGGGGTTTGCCGCGTTAAAACGACCAAGAATCCAACGAGCGGCCTCTTCAAGATCGGCGGCTACGTCCGCTGTCTTATCGGTCTGCTGTACAAGAGGACTGACAGCCATTGGTCCGGTACCTTCCATTTCTTCAGAAGATAGACCACGACTACGCTCCATGGTGTCTCCACCTTGAGGTTTTACGTCGGCGTCTGCCTTTTTCTTAGGCTCGTGATACTTAGCTTCCTCGTCCAAATCTTTCTGACTAGGCTTTTTACCAGTACCACGACAAGATGGACATGAGGCAGGACCATGACCCTTTACTTCACCCATGCCACGACACATGGTACAATCTTCAGCAGTGGCTTCCTTTTCAAAAATCAAGCTTAGAACACGATCGCCACGACCGTCAACGTCCACCAGACGAGCATTTTTGACATTAGTGTCCGCCCACAACAACAGCTCGCTGTCTGTGGGTCGACGCTCGCGAAATTGCACATCATACACAAAGCGACTGGGACTAACTTGGTGTTCGGCAAGCTTGGTCAAATTTACAATACGACCATTAGCCATTGCTTTACGAATGTCACTAGCATTTGCTTTAGTGGCAATCAAAAATTGCTCTGGCACGACATAAGTCTCACCGGGTTGAGTCTGAACTAGATACCCTTCATTATTTTTACCAGCGACAGAACCGGTATAACGCATTTGATGATGATTAAATACAACCCGGTCACCAAACTTAAATTTGGAGTCTTCAGGAAGTTCAACCTTTTCCGCCAAACGTTGCGTTGCCCAATCATCTAAATTCGATATAGAACTAAGATCTGAGGACTTAGGGGTAGCAGTTTGCTCTTCAGAAGCTAGCTTTGCAATAAAATAATCGTCGGTGAGTTCCATGAGATATCCTCTTAGTTGTTGGCGTAAACAGAGTCATGTGACCCGTTAATGTTCATGCTTTAGCATTGGACGACGGTCCCCGTTACGCAATTGTTTCCATGTGTTGATCAGGAGCCAGTTCCTCTCCATACAATTCTTTTGCCTGTTCGGGAGTGAGGATATCAACATGACCATCGTTCAACATCTCGTGTAGACTGTCCTCGTCTTCTCCAGGCTGCGTAAGAATCCATGCCTTAAATTTCTCCAATGCCTCTGCAGCACTAGACGCTTTAACTTCTGCATCAACTTGGGGATCGGCATTAACAAGACCACCGATAATCCAATAAACCGATTTACCACCGTCTTGTTGCGCTGACTTGCTCACGGAATCCCATTTCTTCGTCTGCGCGTTATCGCGTCCAGACGAGTCTGGTTCAGTTGAGGTATCGGACAGCGAGACACCCTTTTGTTCAGTCGCAGGATGTTGAGCCTTGGGCTTACCTGCACCGAAATTGCCGGGGTCTTTGCTCTCCGTACCAGGTTCAGTAGAAGTGTTCGAGAAATTACCTTGCGGCTTAACTTGATTATTGATCTTGGGTTGTTTAAAACCTTCGTCACTAGTGGTGTCTTTTCCAAGTACGCCCTTTGCAACGCTGACTGCATCGGGCTGTTGGTTGTTAACTTTGGGATCCATCGCAGACGCTTGATGGATCTTACTTGCGTCAATCGTCCACACGCGGCAAGCAATGGGAAGTACTGCTTCAGGCGAGAACTCGTCTTTGTACTCTTTTTTAAACTGTGCAATAGCAGAAACCGGATCCATGCCTTGCGACCTATAATACATCAAAGCGGCTTGAATGACTTGAATGTCGCTCCAGCCAAATTGTTCTTCAGGTTGCATTTGCACGCCCATTTCGTCAGCAAGACCTTCTGCAGGCTCTTCCAACGGACCACCACCTTCCGGCATAGGACCGTCTGATTCCATGGGTGCTTCCTCAGAACCAAATTGAATCTGTGCAAATTGTTTGTGTTGTGGCATGTTGCGAAGTTCATCAAGATCGGTCTCGATGTCTCGAACAATATCCATCTCTTTTTTCTCTTCTGCAGGGTCGTCCATATGTTCGTCATCAGCAATCTGATGGAAACCCGCATTAACCAACTTATCCCAAGTGTTTGCTAAAGCCTCTTGGTCATCAGCTGCTACGATAATATGGCGCTGCTCAGCCAATTTGTGACTGGCCACACGTGAAGCAGGAGCGGCCAAAGTAAAAATCTTCACTTCGCTCACCTGACTGTCTTCTAGAGCTGCAGTCACATAATCTGGGTCGATATTAGACGCACACTTACCACAATGCAGATGCTCCGCATCTTTAGGCATAGTGTAAACGTTAGCATGGTCACAAGATGGACACCCAACTTTCAAACCAGCTTCGACGGTAAACACCGCTGGAGGGGGCGTTGATTGCACCAAGTAGATGTAATCATTGATGGCCCCATCCATGTTGCGCATGGAATACTTCCGAGGAGTCTTGCCATTGCTAAGCACAACGTTATTATCGGCATCCACAAAAAGTTTATAGCTGTCAAACGAGACGGACGAGCCGTTCAACAATTGTTGCTCAATGCTGGATGCTTTCAAGATTTGAGCCGCGTCAGGCAATTTCAATGCATCCTCTTGTTGTTCATTAACGTCAGGATCTTTAGGCCCAGCCGCCATCTCGCCCAAACGTGAGCCATGCTTCCCATCACCGTCAGAATCAAGCATGTGATCAGTGATAAAGATATCCCAACCACCTGGATAATAGTCGTTGACGGCATCGACAATTTCGGCGTCCTGCATATCTTCATGAAAGAATGCGAGATTGTTTTCACGCAGCCAGTCAAAAGCTGCCTCGATCATCATCTGGTCGTCCATCTGTGGTTTCATACGCTGGGCGGTAGGCATCATCCCAGTACCAGCCACCCCAGTGTTAAGTTTGGGGTCTGGGGTCTGATTGTTGGGTTGTTGCACCTGTTGATCCGGTGGCACCGCCTGTTGAGTCTGGGGAGGCTTTGGCACATTCAGAGCATTCAAAGATTGAGCGTCCATAGGCTGTTGTGAAGGCATGCCATTCGGCAAAGCTTGTGAGATCCGGCTTGCCACTCGTTTCTCAATGGTGTCGTTTTCAACTTCAGCCGTGCTACCAAGTGTGCCTCCAGCGTTGGGGTCATTGGCTTGCGGAGTAGAAGACACCGAAGCACGTTGAACCAAATCGCGAATAAAAGCACGAGCGCGCACGGCTTGCAAGTCAGACCCACCCAAACGATGGTGCTCAATCAGAGCATTATAGTCTTCTTGAGACTTAATGTCACGAGCAATGCGGGTAAGATGAGCAACAGGCAAATTGTTAAAAGACACTTTACTAAGAACGGATGACACCACTTTATGGATACTAGATTGCTTGTTTCCACCAGTGTAGTGATTCAAGAGCTGATTAAGATACCCATATGAAATAGTGTCGGTGGGTGCTTCATACCACAACTTTTGCAAATGGGTAGCGAAACGCTTCAAGGTAGCATCTTTCGGATTTTCACGTGACGCATTCTTTACGCCTTCAAACAGATCAAAACGCGTGGTAATGGCGGTGTCACTTTCCAATTCGGCCTTGGTATGCAAGGCATCTGCTTTTTTACGTGCTGCAGCCATAAACGGCAGATTAGCAGCAACTTCATGTCGCTGACGTTCCTCTTCTTGTTGCTCTTGAAGCTTAGCATGGCGTTCAAGCAATTTGTCGGCGTTCTGAGACAGCGGGCCATCTCCTGAAACGTCTGCGACTTTTTGTTTGATAAACGAACCGAGGGCTTTCTTGGTCTGCATTGTTATACCTTATACGCACGTGCTTGCACACTATTATAAATAAAGCACACCTTGGGTAATCGACTATTTTTTGGCGTCAAAACCGCTACAGTCAGTAGTTATGCATATATTACACATACTATTCCATTTTCTACACTGCATGCAGATACTATCCCCAGGGGTGTAGACATCTTTAATGCTAAGAGCAGATATGAATTCGGCACCACTAGCTTTAGATAGCATTCTGTACGCTGTATTTATACGTATGAATTCTGAAGTATCACCACCAACATCAGGATGTTTAGTGGTAGCCAACTGTTTAAACTTGGATTTTATTTCAAGTTGTACAGTGTCTAATGTAGGGTATGTATTTGAAGTTGACCAAATTTCGGCATGAACCTTGACCAGATCCCACACATTTAAAGTTTGGGCGGCCTCTTTCAGGTTCACTTGCTGCCTTTGCCGTTCACGTAGTCATAATCTTCTTGATTAAATCGCCATTCTTTCTGAGCCAACGCTACAGCTTGATTATCAGGTAGTCTACTGTACTTACGTGATTGTTCCCACTCGTCATTATCACGAAGTTCTTGCACCAATTCACGCCATGCAGACTGTTCATCTGCGGCCTGCAGCATGATACGCCAACCTTGATTGTTAATGAAATACCAAGTCGGTATTTTGCCACCGCCGTTTTGTTGCGCTGACTTGCTCTGGTAACCACCGGTTACCGGGAATACTTGCAAGCTGGTCAACTTACCATCGTTTGAAAATGATGCCTTAACCAAAGAACGCTTGATATGATCACCACTGCGAACCACATGCGCAGCCTCAATAACCAACGAGCCGTCCTCGCCACGCCAATGTGACAAAGGCGCAACCGTACCAGATTGGGCGTCTTTGTTGGCTTTACGCATAGCCAAACGTAGGCGACGTGGAATGTCACGCACCCACATCTCGCCGTACTCGTGAAAGTACTCAGTCCAATACTTCTCTGTTGCCGTGTCAACCGCCACTTTACTCATGTTAGCCATTTTATCTACCTTTCTGTTTGACGTTTTACTTACCATGGGATCAGCCATGGTGTCAACCATGGATTTGTTGACTTTGCCAGTACCTTTGCAAGCAGTACATTCTTTATCTGTACTACCCATTCTAGATGTATATCCTTTACCACCACATGCATCACAGGTAACTTTCATGCTGGTCTTCTTTGGTGCCGGTTTAGGGGCTTCGTTGTATTTAGGTGGCGTTGATGCCGGAGCGAGAGCATTAGACTTCATGAGTTGTGAAACGTCGCTACGCAGAAATCCAAGATTGCGTTTAATGTCAGACAGGGCTGCGTTTGGGTTGTCAACCATTTGCAGTGTAATATCGATCAATTGTAGAATCTTTTGTGGAGCATCGGCTGGAATTTCAACTGCGCCTTTAGCAGTACGCTGGTTGGCAAAAGCCTTACCATAATTCTCAGCGGTTTCAAGCAAAGATTGAGTAAAAGCGATTTTAGTCTTTAGATTGATGTTCTCAGCCGTAGCAGGCAAATCTTTAACACTTGAGACCAAATCATTCACGGAAGCGGTTATGTGCTTCCAAACTTCAACAGGAACACTTACCAAAGTGGCAACGCGTTTAGATGACGCCCCACGCTGCTTAATGGGACCGAAATAGCGATCAAATTGATCACTCTCATCGGTAGTCATATCACGTTCCACTTTCATATCTGTTCTCATAAGAGCGCCATACTGTGACGCATCTAAAGTTTTGTTGATAATCTGTACAGGCCCCTGTGTTGGTATCAACACCATACTTTGATACTGATCGGACCACATCAATTGTGTGCCGTCACTAAATGTAGTAGTGCCCGATCGTACAGTAGGCATTAAAACCGTACGCAATACTTGTACGTTAGGCGTAGTAGAAGTATTAGTCGTCGTACCGGCTGGAGTTGCCGGCGTTTGGGGAGCTTGAACTTGTGCAATTTTAGAACGCACTTTTACGAATGTCCTCTAATTTGGTGTTCCAAATTACATTCTGCCCATTTTTCAAATTAACCCACATGGACCCATCTCCATTAATTTTCGAAATGGCACCTGCCACCATGCCGGCACGGTCTTTATTCTTGGGTGTAGACTGGAAAAGTGTCTGATTAAAAACCTTATCCCCCACCTTAGCAGACGCTTCCGCTTTACCATTTTCAGTCCTTATAATCACAGAGTCATGACTGAAAGTGGACGGATCAGGTTCCGGTTCGTCTTTAATGCGATTTTTATCAGAAAGAGGCTCGCTATAGGTATTTTCTTCACGTTTCAGAGCATGTTCCGCCGCATCGTCAACTTGTTTCTGTTCGTATGGTTTTAACTTAAAAGGCTCGTTGCCCATCCCAGTACCAGATTCCAGGAATTCGGCCATAGTTTCATCAGTGGCATTGTTAACCCATTTACGCAACACAAGTAGATCGTTCAAAGTGTTGTCGTCTGCGTCGTTTTTAGTGGCCGCTTCTAGTTCTTGTTCTACAGACTCTAAAGCAACCTCTTTGGCATTATCAGGGCTAGCGTTATTATCTCGCATTCTGTCATGAAGATCAGCGAGTAGATCACGCATCGTTAAAGTTTTTTTTTGACCTTGGATTTTAGCCCCACCGTTGCCGCCATACCCAGCGAAATCATTCTCCAACTTCATGGCTTCAGAAGACATGCTCATAATGTCTTTGGCTACTTCTGGGTCAAGACCTGGCTGTTTGGCCAAGGTCTCTAGTTGTTTACGAGTCTCTGACATCATCTTTTGTTTTTGGTCAGGCGGTAGATTTCCACTCATTTGAGCCATTGACTGAGAAAACAAAGTAGATGCTCGACCCAATACGGCATTTTGCATTGGATTATCATTACGTCCAAGCCGAATGATCTTACGAGTGTTAGCTACAATTTGGGGATGCAATTTAACATTTGTCTCTAAAACTTCTTGTGCCGGGCTATTCAATCCCGCAGTGTAGGCTTGATAGGCAACTCCTACCAATTCGGACCATGATTCCATCGGAAATTTGCTAGATTCCGCAGTCAACACATTACTGGCTACAGTTAAAGGAACAGAATCAACAAGGATCGTGGCAGACTTACCATTATCCGACAAAGCAGTTGCGAGTGTGCCGGCTTTGATTTTAAATGCACGTTTAAGACGTTTTCCGTCTCCAACGTTGGTTGTGGTGTCGTGCGCTACGACTACTTTGTCACCAAATACGTATGTCATATCATACCCTCACGAAGTAATCATGCCTTATTGGTCTAATGGGCACGCATATTTTTACGATACGAGGTTAAGCCCTAACGCGGTCAACAGATCAATAGCGGCGTCCATGCTGACAGGTTTACCTGCCTTAGATACATGGGTAAGCGCATCATATAGTTGTTTGTGTGTAATAGTAAGCGAATTGCGTACATCTACGTTAGCTAGAGTCATTTTACGAGATGACCCCGATCCACCCGTCTTATCTCGGGGCATGATGATCAACCCCATACTCTGCAGACGCTCTACATGGCGAACTACTGCATGTATGGAAGATACCTTCATAAAATCCGCAATCTCGCGGAAGGAAGGAGCATAGTGGTTGGTGTCAATATATCTCTTGATATACTCGTAAACTTCTCTTTGTCGTTCGGTAAGTGCCTGAGCCATGTATTACTCCTACGATTCTATAGTAAACCTTAAAATAAATACGGCTATATACTACTTTATATTAATACTAGTGTATGATACTTACCTACACTATGATCTGGCAGGACTCTTGCAATGTTTTCAGTACTAAATTCAACCACAGGACTACCGATGTATCCGTCTTTGAACAAACCGCTTCCTCCGATTCAGGGATATCTTACCTCTGCACAAAACACCGGTATGACTCTAGAGGCCATGGCTGCCATTGCCGCAGCAATCAGTTTTGGCGTGAATTTGGCAGTTCTTGCTTACGGGTTGGCCGCATTTCAATCTCACATTGATCAGAAGTTGCAGGATGTGGATAACCATCTTGGTGTAGTTGAAACTCGTTTACATGAAGACATGGACGTCAACGTTATCAATCTGAAAATTCACGTATTGAAACGTGACGTAGACCCTGCTTTTGCGGTGCAAATTGCAAAGTTGGTATCTAAGTATGCAAAAATCTATCAGCGTGACCCAGACTTGATTTTGGCAGTCATTAAGGTGGAATCGGGTTTCAATCCAAATGCAGTTAGTGAAGTTGGCGCTACCGGACTGATGCAACTTATGCCGCACTGGATTAAAATTTTTGGCTTGACTGGCGATCTTACCGATCCAGAAGTGTCTATTCGTTATGGTATGCAAGTTTTGAACTTCTATTCTGGTATGTATAGTGGAAATGTCAAACTCGGCCTCATTGCTTACAATGCCGGACCGGGGTATGTGAATTCAACAGAAAAGCCAAACCCGGAATACGCTAACAAAGTAATAAGTGTTTACAACCAACTGAAAGAGCTTAACATTGGTAGCAGTAGCAACAACTGAAGATGTATTTACGTACAAGATGGAACCCGCTCCCACGGTTAATACCGCTAAGAGTGGCATTCCATCTATCGTAAATTGTTCCGTAATCATTAACCAATTTAATGATGTTGATGCATACCAGATAGCCGTATCTTTTGATGAACAAATGTTTATGTTTTTTACTTCCAGAGAAAATACTATGGTCACTATTCTTTTAGATGGTGCACCTTTAGTGTACAAACATTGGAAGGACACAAAGTGGAGTAGGCATTCTGGCCGTGGCTATGACTATTTTAAGAATAAACTCCCTAGTGCGATTTGCGATAAAGTACAGCACATCATTTTAACCCGATTTAAGGAAAGTGCAGAATGAATTCTAAATTGTTTATTGTTTCTTTGGTTCTTGGTTTGTCTGCTGTTGGTTGCGTGTCCAAGTCCACCGGCAGCACCAAAAACGCTAATGATGTTGGTCACATTGCACAGGATGCAAATACTCTACAAAAGATCGCGTGCCGCGTGCAACTCGATCTGATGAGTGATGTCTGTGCGCCTGCAGCAACTGGGAAAGTTACTGAACTTTGTGTCAAGGTTGATGGTAAACTTGGTTTGTGTGCACCCGTTTTGGTGGTGGACCCAAACACCGTTTCTCCGTCTCCATGATTCAATTCATTTGCGTCCTACATAATAAAACGCACGTCTTTAGCATGAGTGATATCATTCTTGCTAAAGACGAAGCGTCTGCCGCTAAATTATATAGAGACTTACTACCAGATAGTGCGCAACATCTATCTATCAGCGCACACAGACTTTAGGCTAAAATTGCAGCGTACATACTGTCTCGACGGGCTCTGTTAATCTCTGTAGCTTTTTCGACTGGGCCACGCACAATACCATCAGAAAAACCAAGTGCAGCTGCTTCAGTGGTAGAGAAATACGCATCTACTTTGCTGTCGAAGTTGTCACGCAAAAATTTAGCAATTTCTTCTTCTGAAGAATTGGCGAAGCGTCCTTGTGATCGAAGTCTAGCTGTGTAAATGCGTTCCATCATTTTGTTGCTACGTTGTAGAGACGCATAGGCACTTTCTGCTTCACCCTTAGCAGTACCTTCAAAACCCCAATATCCATAGTGAATCATGTATTCTGTTGGAGGACGCATCACAAACTTGTCAGCTGCAAGCGGAATAATACTTGTCATACTGCGACAATGCTTTAAACCAATAATTGTAGTAGGATTAGGACTATTTAGAAGAGCACCAAACATTTGCATGCCATCTTCCCAATTCCCACCTTCAGATCCCAAATAAATCGTAATAGGTTTAGTAGGATCCAGTTTAGCAAGAAAACACATGTTTTGTTCAAAACGATCAGCCATGGCGAAAGTTACGCCATGCTCAACACCTACTTCTGCAATGTGGTCTTCACGCTCATCGCTGCCCACATAAATAGTGAATGCGTCTGCATCGATACGGCAATCCTGCCAAGTCCAAAGTCTATTTTCGAAAGTTGAGTACCTAGATTTTGGTGTCGCCATAATTGCATACCTTTATACTATATGTGAGCCATATCGGCGCATCTATTATGTAATCATATCTAATGGGTGCTTCGAGATACCAATCAAAGAACAACGCCATATTAAAATCTGAGGTATAACAATGACACAAAACGTGAAAGCTCTTTGCATAGATGGTGGCGGTATACGAGGTTTGATACCACTGGTAAGCCTTGCTTATTTGGAACAAAAAACCGGGAAACCATGCAATCAATTGTTTAATTATATTGGTGGTACATCTACGGGAGGCATTATAGCCCTGGGTCTTGCCGCTGGTCTACCAGCAACCACATTAACCGCTCTATATGTGCAGCAGGGTGCAAAAATATTCTCAAGTTCGTGGTGGTACAAGTTAACCAACCTGGGAAACTTTGCCGGACCTAAATATCCAGCGAGTGGTATAGAGAGTGTTTTGAAAGTGCAATTTAACAATCAAACCACTAAAGATCTAAAGACCAATGCTATGGTGGTTTCTTACAATATATCAAATCATACTGTTAAATTGTTTAACAGCTGGGAAGACCAAACATATTATATTAGAGATCTGTGCAGAGCGACAACTGCCGCGCCTACATATTTTCCACCCGCCAATATCGGCAACACTAACGGTACGGACAAGTCTTGGTACATAGATGGCGGCTTGGTAGCAAACAATCCAAGTATGTGTTTGGTTACTGAGATCTGCAAAAGAGAACAAACCATACCAGCCAATATATCAATGCTTTCATTAGGTACTGGTCTCAATGAGGGTTCAATCGATGGTACAGTGGCAAGTAAATGGGGAGAACTCCCTTGGGCTTCTAATGTTATAGACGTTGGAATGAATGGCACACAGGATTTGGCAGACACACAAGCATCTTTGGTGCTTAGTCGATATGTACGAGTGCAACCCCCAAATGGTTTAGCCTCTCAATCTATGGACGACGTTTCCACCGGATCCTTAAAGACATTGCAAGATATAGGTACACGCATGGTCGCACTGTGTGGTGATAGTATGCTTGCATTGGTGAACTCATGAGTAACGTATTAGACGCTTGGCTTCGACAGCTTGCTGAAACAATTGCTAAGTTGAAAAACACGCCTTTCCCTACATCTGTAGTGGGATTACGCGTAAAATTTTATACAGAAACTGAGCAATATGTCATCTGCAGAGTTGCAAACGCGGCGCAAGTTATGCCATCTTTAAGGGCTAACGTTCGCCCTGAGCCGTATGACAAATTGCTTGAAGGTGCTGGGCCAGAAGGGGTACGTATGCGTCTAGAGTATATTCTTGATTCTGATTCGGACGCTAATCTAGTGCAGGCTGATGATATGGCACAGTCCACACGCTGGACCAATTTTAAAATCTAATCAGGTATTAAAAGCAGCAAGTTGCGCCGCAAATGCCTGACCCCAGGCCGTCCATGTAAGCGTCATACCCACTTGCGATCCACCATTAGCGGCTGATGTATCCACCAACAAATTGGGTGGGGTAGCTTGATGCAGGCACCACGCGGTGTATGGCACACCGTTTGTGTTGCACCATTGCATGAGTTGTGTGCATTCTGCAACCGTCATATATAGACCAGTGCTGTCTGCTGTGTTTACAGCGGGGCCAAACTCTTCGATGTAAACTGGAATCTTTGCCGCTGCTGCTTCAAACAACGTAGGCCAATCGGTAGCGTGGTTGTAAGCGTGACAAGCATACAAAACCTGAGTATCCTGCAATGGATTAGCTGCCCAATAGCTAACATTACGTGCATATTCGTCAACACCAGCTACAACGATAACATGCTTAACAGAATTAACTTGGGCCTCCATTTGTCGAATTTGAGTAATGCACTGTTGCACTGCATTCCTATACGTCAAAACAGCAGCAGTTTGAGTCGGATCAGACTCATTAGCCGTGCCGTTATTGCGTGGTTCATTACACAGACCAATCATCAATCCTTGCGCATTTGGAAATGAGGACGCAATATATGCGGCCAAAGGCGCTGTAGACATTGTGGGTTGTCCACCTACAGATGGAGACAGACTACTGTCGATCCAAAAAGAAGCATTAACTACGGCACCCTTAGAGAGGATGTAAGAAATAACCGATTTAACTGTGGTCCAATAGGACTGATCACCCAAAACATTCTCAGCAGTTGTGTAGGTCTCCAACAAATATCGGAAAAAGTTCACCCCGTTTGCCATCGCGAAATCGACACGACGCATGATTTCTTGAGCTGAGACAGCGTAAGTCAAACCAGTCGCCGAATTATCGCCACGCAAATCGCATATATTAACACCTTTACCAAGCCACGCCTTACCGTTTCCATCCACCAATCCAACACCGCTAACAGTAACAGAAGGTTGTCCAGAAATAGCCGCAACTGGCGCAGTGTCAGGAGTAGGATTGGGCACACTTGTGGGAGGATTCGGGTTAACGATCAAAGCAATATTGTTAAGTTCCACTGGGTTCAAAGTGCCAGCCGTTGAGTTTTGAAACAACACATTTGTAAAAGTAGAAAAGGCAGGAAGTCCCATGTCGGTCCACAAAACCGTCATAGTAGTTTTTGTGGCTGGTGGTACAATAACTTTATTTGCCACCTGAGTCTGATCTGTATACAATGCCACAGAAACAGATTGCTTACCATCCGACAAAACATCAAACTGAACACCCAAATAATTTTGAGAAGCCACAGGAGCGTCATTCATGTTATTAAGACTGACAGCGGTATATGGACCCATAGTGGCTTTAATAGCCTTGGTGCCCATAGTGTCACTTACAAATGCTTCAGTGGCCCAAGTATAATCTCGCCAAGAGTTTTGGAGACCGTTCTGATATAAATAATACAATGAACGAGTGGTTGGTGATGTCGTGGTCGGTGCAGTGGTTGTGGGAGCAACTGTTGTAGGAGTTGCCGTTACAGGGGCCGTGGTTGTGGGCGCAACTGTTGTAGGAGTTGCCGTTACAGGGGCCGTGGTTGTGGGCGCAACTGTTGTAGGAGTTGCCGTTACAGGGGCCGTGGTTGTGGGCGCAACAGTAACAGGAGCCATAGTTACGGGTGCTGCAGTCGTAGGAGCGGCAGTAACTGGAGCCGATGTAGTAGGTGCGGTCGTCGTAGGAGCCGTTGTAACTGGTGCCGTAGTGGTCGGTGCGGTCGTCGTAGGTGCCGTGGTGACAGGAGCAGTGGCTCCCCAAGCGTAAGAAGAATCCGGCACAAAAACTAAACTAGTACCGTTAACTGTTACGAGCCAACCGTTTGGCACCTGCAAACGCCAAACATTACCTACTACTCCAGATACTTGTTCCCAAACAGCTGCAACGGTCATAAAATCTCCAGTGTTAAGCTACTGGTTATTCGTATATATATGCCACTGTAGCTTTATGCCCGGCCAGATTACTTACCGAATAGACGTCTGTATTGACGACCAGTTTTAGCATATGCACGAATATGATTCTTCGTGTAGTAGTACTTGCCATCACGAGGACTATCCCACTCATTCCATGGGGATAACTCTACTTCGGCCTTATACACCAAATCGTCTTCTGTGTCTACAAGTTTAGAGATCTCGTGTAGTAACGCTCGTTGCCGGGATCTTTCCTTACCGGCGCGTTCCCTGGTGTAAGGACGCACAGACTCAGCAGTAGTGACTCCAGTAACCGGTGTATGCTTTTTAGACCTGCTCATAAATATTAGTAAACGTTGCGTTTTAGACGGGCATGTCCAGGAATAACTTGATATTCTGGATCGTTATGCTTCGGGCTGAAAATCCTAAATCCTGGCAAAACCTTTTCATTTGGTCGAAGCTGATCTGCTGGCACTTCTGGAATGTCAATATTAACATCCATATACGCGTTACCTGCACCCTTTTGGGCACGAATCCATTCAGCAGCTTCAGGAGCAGCCTGCCACAGTCTTGTTCTGCCAGTTTTCGTATTCAAAATGGTGCGCACAATATTCCAACATTCATTTACCATAATACACTCCTGTTAATTAGAGAATTTTATTTACTTTCTCTAGCTTAATAACATATTCTTCATCATCGACTTTTAGAACTCTGGGATTATAAATCAGATTACTTAGTTCATCAATCTCATTCTTAATTGAATCCACAGTGTTCTTTGAACTATCTTGCATAATGCGTAATACGTCACGTAGGGTATGAAGACGAGTGTATAGCTTGGTATATGTCGTCGTGGCATTATGGTCTACACCATCTGCAAAAGAACGTTTTTTCTGTTCCTCATACGTTTTTTGTAACGTTCGGTAAGCCTGCTTACTTTGGTGCAGCAAGCTTTTAATACGGCGCAATTTTCGATCGTTCTTTGTAACGTTATTCTCCACACCCATAAACGTATCCTTAATCAAAGAGCCAACATAGACAGGATCTTTGATAGTAACAGAATTTTTCGATATATAACCATTCCAGAAAGCGCCCTTCGAGTTGAAGATTTTAAATTGAGCCCCATTCTCAGACGACGTAGCTGTGTATTCAATAATCGAACTGTACACAGGATTATGCTGCGCTGTAACGGTATACTCAACATTAGCAAGAACAATTTTAACGGTATTTTCTTTAGTCATGTTGTACTATAAGTATTAGAACCTAGAACAGTTTATTATTTATAAATACGTATGCACGAAGTAGTCAAAACAAGTAAATTTGTCAACGATGTGAATCGAATATTTGCACATCATATTAGTAAATTCGGGGGCATTAAAGCGGATGTAGTAAAAGATGCTCGTCAAGCGGCATGGGTGGCTGCTCTGTCTAAGATGCAAACCTGGGATCCCAACAAAGGTGCTAAACCTGGCACATATGTATACCGCGCTATACAAGACGCTGTTACAACTACTATCATACAATGGAAAAGCCGAGGTCTTAATAAGGACATACGCAATAAAAGCGTAGATGAGGTCATAACTTACCTTGAAGAAAATGCTTGTGATCACCACATTGAGATCTACGCGGCACGCGATTGTCGAGTACGACTAAACAAACTTACACCAGACCAAATAGCATTGATAAATCGCCATCTTGTAGAGGGTGTAACCACTACATGTATTGGTGCACAAGGTAAAAACAACCGAACTACTGTTTGGCGACAAGTACAAGTTATCATCAATACCCTAATGAACGTTAGATAAGGAGTTGTCGATGCAGATCTATGATCGTGCTACTAGTTGTTGGAAGGATGTATTATTGGTGGATCACTTTGGAGACGTTGTTCTAATTAAAGACGTGAACACCGGTAACTTATTTAAACATCAACTGTCTCACGTGTGTGGTTGGATAGCGGCGACTGTTTGGGAAATATCGTACACAGATAAAGTTGTTGACGATGTGGCACACTATTTGATATCAAACTCTGATAAGAAAGTGGCTGCTACATATGGTAATGAACAGTATCATATTAGAGAGATTAATTACACTCTTGACTGCATTTACATGGTATCACGATCCACACAACTATCGTGGACTTATCCTTTGAGCGTGTGCAAAGATTTAGTTGTGTACACCGATTTATTTTATAAACCTGACGTACATACACAAAAATCGGTGTGCGACTGTGGTGGAGCAAAAGCTAATACTACCCATAGTCAATGGTGCTCTACGTATGTTAAATAAACCAAAATGGTTGGAAAGATTAACCAAGGCTAGACATCTTACTTCTAACTCACAAGCTACCCCTTTTGAGCAAGAAGAACGGTGGAAATTTGCCTTGGTACAAATTATGCGTATTATTAGAGATACACATTGGACACCTAAGCCATAGAATATGAAACTTATTATTGCGGGCACAAGGACATTTAACGATTTCACACTTCTATGTACAAGTCTAGTACCCTACGAATCTATTGTTACAGAAGTTGTGTCGGGTACGGCATCTGGCGCGGATCAAATGGGTGAGTACTGGGCAGAAGCTCTAGGCATACCAGTAAAACGTTTCCCGGCGCAATGGGACCTACTCGGAAATTCAGCCGGATATATAAGAAATCAAGTAATGGCTGAATACGCTGAAAGTCTCGTAGCTTTCCATGACGGCAAAAGTCGTGGCACACAGCATATGATTAATTTAGCGCGTAAGCACGGACTTCAAGTGAAAGTAATACAATACTAGATTTTAAATTCTCGCGCCAATTTCGCAAGTTTGATTTCTAATTTTTGTATCTTGCTGTCAATTTGACGTGCAGCTTCCCAATTTTTAAAACGCAACGCATTGTAAAGGTTGTGTTTATGGCCTTCAAGTCGCTTATTTATTAATTCCAACATTTGTATTCCCGCGCTCGCGCATATTGTACAATCGTACACTTATTAGATATTAGTCGAACACCAACTTGAATGTGGTAGTCGAAGTTTGATTCCACCGCAATCGCACGTATTGCTTCTAAGATGAGAGATTTGCAAAGGAATACTACGCTCGTAAGATTTAATTGCATAGTCCCCAACAAACCAAGTGTTAACTGGTATAGAGATACCGTCATTGGTAGTAGCTATACCAGTAGAATTTACTGAAATTATATAGTATAAAGAGTTATTTACACACCGAATCCAAATATCTTTATCATTAGATTCGATCATTTGAAACATTAAATCTTCTACAGTAGCTACAGGTGACACCAAATTCGAGTACCAGCTTTGATTGGTCCTATATTCCGAGAACAACAACTCAATTGGCGGTCCATATTGCTGCTCGATCAAAATATGATCATGGGCTTTAATTCCAATTACAGCATGGGCTCTGCCTGTATTTCGGTTATATAGGTGTAACACTTATTTACTCTTTCTTCTCTTACGTCGTCTTGGAGTCTCTATAGCCAATGCGAGTGTCATACCCGATTTCAGTCTACTGTCTAGCATTGAGCGTGTCAGACCAAATTTTGTTTCTAATTGTCTAACTGTGTAAAGATTTCCGTTGTACTCATATGTATTCTTGGTAGGTATTGGACGATGTTTGCCTGAGTGAGCAGGCGCGTATGGTTTCTTAAGAGCTTCCACGAAAGTAAGACCACCATTAATCCTCACTTTAAGAATACCGTATGGAATTTCAAATTCCGAGGCCCACTCACGTAACGTTTGAGACTTGCCGCGAAATTCATGTAGTTTAACGCACAGTGACCGCACGGGTGTCTCTAAAGATTCAGCGATAGACCAACCTTGCCGTAGACGCGTAGATACTGTACTATATGACAGTTTCAGATCACCACCGTATTTATCTACCAGTTCAGAGATAGATAGTGTATCTCCTTTATAAGTATACTTCGCAGCTCGCACTTGACTTAAATGCTTTGGCACGAACATTTCTTCTTGGGGAGTGTTATGTTTAATTCGACTACGTAGGGTCTTTTTGTTTATCGTTTGCATGGTTTTTTGAATCTATATAAGCAACTGTTGTATTTTGATTTGTATATTAAACTATTATTTCGATTTCTTTCGGATTTTATGCTTGACAGGTGTTTCAACAGCTTGTTGGGGAGTCATGCCTGTCTTTAATCGTGCATGCAGCGTTTCACGCTTTACGTCTGAAAGCACCGATAGCTCAGCAAGAGAATAAAACGACCCATAAAGCTCATACACTTTATTGGCAAATTTATTAATAATACCACCACTACAGGGTACTATGTATGGAAGTTTCATCGCCTCCTCTAAAGTCATACTACCATGCTTCATACGATAGTTCAGTGTTTGGTGTGGAATACCACAATACAAAGACCATTCTCGCAATGATTTCTTCGTGCCGTTGATTTCATACATCTTGGCCGGTCGATCACGCAAAGGAGTTTCGATAGCGCTTACCACACTCCAACCCCGACAATGCAAACGATTGTAAATTACGTTTGGAGTTAAGTTCAATTCTTTCCCGTATTTTTCACACAACTCTGTGATAGTTAGCTCTTCATTTTTATATAAATAACGTTTAGCCTTAAACCTTCTGAGTGACTCATTTAAATATACTTCTTCTTCAGGTGTTCCGCGACGTTTGCGACTTTCTATAGTAGAATGATTTGGTGCTGAACTCATATGTGTACTCCGTACCGGGTTTCCTATTTAGTATCGCAAGCCTCGTGCCAAAGATAAACCTATAAATTATCTTACATTTATATACATGCTAGGCATTGGTCTTTAAAGCTTCGATGCGTTCTACAATGACTAGTTTCATTGTTTTTAGTGCCCACGAAGTTGTTTTTTCTGCTTCAGCTAAAGCCCATTCCAACTCCTTGATGCGAACATCGCGCACATATTCGGTATCGTCGCGGCGCATTTCTTTTTGCAGCACTGCTTCCGCACGTTCACAGCGGTCTTCGAGTTCAATTACGCGCCTACGCCAACTCGCTGGAATTTCAGCGGTGTCGCGAGCGTATTCCTGCATTTCATCGCTCAACTTACTCATTGATCGTCCCCGTAAAGGGCCACTTCGGCTTGATGAATAATTTCGTTTAATTGTTTCCACAATTTTTGTTGTTCAAAATTCCATTCAGACTTAATAAGCGCTTCTTGCATGTTCCAGGCTCTGTCTATACACATTAGCAGTTCCATTCTGTTTCGTTTACTCAACTTTTGCCGACTCATCACTTTACCTCTTCACAGTCAGTGTTAATACGAGTAATACCTTTTTCGCATTTACAGCAAGCGTCTGGAATAAGCCAGTCACTCAATTCCGCACAAATGAACTCTGCACCTACCCGGTGGTCTGGCGAGTTTTTTAGGTATTCGCTGCCACTATACCGTGCAACGCGGTAACGTTTTCCAACCACAAACTTAAGTGCTGCTTCCCGTGCTCTATAGATGTAATCGAACGGCCCGTCAGGTTGAATCGTTGGTAACCTCATGTTACTTCTCCTCTTTGCTTTCAGGTTGTGGGTCTAAATAATCTAGTGCATCATAAATAGCGTCAAGCGCTTCGTCTACTTGCGGGGTTGTGCGATATGGATAAAGTCGTTTTTCTGCGTCTATTAGCGCTTTAATGGCACGCATTTTTTGATGACGTACCAAGTGTATAGAATCTTGAACATACTCAAGGTCGATTAAATTACTCATTTTCCACCCCTGAGAATAGCCAAATCCAAAATATCCCTAGAGTAACTACGAGACTCGGAATCCGCATCGTCTACCCATCGTTCCACTATCTGACGAAGGCGTACGCATTCCGCAAGGTAATCGGCGGTTTCGGTATCTTCACCGACTGGCACCCCTGCAACATACTCCGCTCCCGGTATTTGCCATTTATGTGGCACTGGAGAAATACCGCTCGCCCACCCTAAAATCTCCTTAGCCGTGCTCAACTTTTTGTCACTCATTTCTTTCCTACCTTCCCTTCAAGGGCGCTAATTTCATGAATAAAATCGTCTAAGCTGTTTTCGTTTACTATACGAGGCTGAATTTTTGCCCAATTTTCAAATCGCTCTGCCAACGTTTTCTTTATAGGTACCTTGAATTGCACGGTGGCGCGTGCGATTTCAACGCAAGCATCGGGGCGGAAGCTATCACTTAGACAAGCATTCAAGCTGATATGGTTGGGTTTCTTGTTGATAGGCTCCCACAACACAACTTCCTTTTCAATAATATCAAATTGCTCACTTGGCTGGTCGTTATTCTGGCTTTCTGCGCCCCTATTCGCTGGAATATCGGCACTTTGAGGTGCGTCGAGGATTGCTAGTATACAATCCAGCTCATCGCCCTCATATTCTGTGCATCGAGTTTTTCCGTCCAGACATGATTCCCTTACGCGCTCCAGCTTGGCCAGGGCGGCGTCGCGTTCGGTACGTGCTTCGTTTCTTTCCCGCTGCAAAAGGGCAGCAACTTCGCGTTCGCTGTAAACAGACATCTCTGCCGCAGATTTTTCACGCCGCACCTCCTCCAATAGAGCAACGTGTATCGCAAGGCTGCGCGCCTGAGCATCGTTGTCGGCGCGGAGAGCGTCAATACACGCTTGCTGGCCGTGAGCATTAGCGTTTAGGTTCTGCCAATTTTCCAACTCACCCTTTAGCCGCTCGATTTCGTCCATCATGGCGTCGCGTTCCTCAAGCAAATCATCGACCACTTTTGGATATCCAGCTTCGGAACAGGCTTCTCGCATACGAACCATTTGTGCGTTCAGCCGCTCATTTTCCGCTTCCAATTCGCGTGCGCGTTCCACCCACGCTGTATTGTACGTAACACGTTCTCGTAATTCCTCGTTATCGAATTCTAATGCACGGAGAGCGTCTTGAAAACCAAGTTCTACCGGTGTATTAATCATAAATTTAATTAAACGATCGCTCAATTTTTCACTACTCATTACCGTTCTCCGTCTTCAATAGGGATCCAAAAAGTTTTGCTTCGTTGGCGTAATCGAATTGGCTAATAGGGTAATGATTGTCATGCTCACCACCTTTAACAGGTTCACCACACATACACGTTTCCTTAGATCTTTCTTCGGATTCGTGCTCAATTTCTTCCTCTAAAGTCATCTCGGTCTCCTACCCGCGCACTCGAATTAAAGTACGCACTGGCACCGTACCGACAGTCTTACGCGGGTTGCAATACACAACTTTGTCGCCGACTCGCAATTCGATATTTACTTCGGTATTCATTTGCTGCTCTTCAACTCCTCGCTCAATTTACTCATTTCGATCTCCTAAGGAATAAAGGTTGCCAGGCAGTATTATAGCGGCAGTTATCTCTTGAATACTTTAAATAAAGACAAAACTAGAATTGCAAAATCCGTACCAGGGGACCCACGACTTTTGGGCGCAAAAATACATCTTACACTGGTATATACTATTTAACTAATCTGAGATCGTCAGGGTCAACAAACCACAAACCGGTAATGGCGATCTCCTGCTCAGGATCGCGTACCAGATAACCATCCACATCGAAAGCAGCAATCACCCAAATCTTGTACGGATTCGGTGCGTCTACGATGATAACCCTGTCACCAACTTTAAAGTCCATAACTTACCTCTTTATATGAAAAGAAACGTAGGGGACCCAGAAAATCTATCGCAAAAATACATCTTCGTACAATTATAATATCTGACTTCGAAATATTATGCGGTGTCGCGCGATAAGCCCGCCAACGATTGTGGTTATATTTTCGGCTTACGCTTTGAAGGTGTTTGGGAGGCCCTGGAGTGGGCCTCCCTTACTTTTCCTTGATTGGGTCTTCGTCTTACCCTTGCTCTGCCGTGAAAAAGGCGCGGCGTTGGGCGTCACGGCGGTCAAGTTCCGCGTTGCATCTGCGAACGAACGACCATGCTTGAGAGACCGTGTCGGCGTCGAGGTATCCGTCTGCCTCCTTAATGCTGTCCAGTTCCGCCCACTGGTTTTCGATTGCTTGCTCAAGTTGCTCGTCTGTCATAAAGTTAAAGTCCATGAGAAACTCCTGTTAAGAGGGGAATTGCAAGAGACGGGCCAAATTAGAAATTCAGGCGTGGCTGGGCATTGGGGTTGATGTTCTTCTTTTGGAGACGGCCATGAACGGTCGCCTTTGACTGGACCATCTGGGTGGAAGATGTAGGCGTAGGTGGGAGGATTTCGATTTTGCCGCCGCGTGAAAGAAATTGCTCGATCGTTTCCATGTGTACTCCTGAAAGAAAAAGGTTAAGAGGGAAATTGCAAAGGCGATGCCAATCACTTCACTCGTGGCTAGGCACATCGTCCTCGACGAAGTAGTTCTGGGTGTCTTCAATGACGTCGCCGCCATACCATTCAGCACTCCAGCCGCAAAGCTCCTTAAGCTGAGCTGGGGTGAGCTGCTTCGGGTCCTGGTCAACCGGGATTTCGACGTCTGCATACTCAACGGACTCGACGATTCTCGTGATTGTGATGGTTTTTGTTTCCATGTAAAACTCCTGTTAAGAGGGGAATTGCAAAGGCGATGCCAATCACTCGACCTGGTCAGACAGGCGAGCAATAAGGACTATCAGTACCAAAAAGAAAAAGGCGACTGGTTGTTCCATAGCTGCTCCCTAAGTTTAAAACGGTGCCAGTCAATAGGCCAGCTCCACCCGCAGCCATTGGGTGGTCAGGACGCGGGCCAGCGAGCGGCGGGCCAAGGTCTTGGCTTCCTCAATGGAGCGAGCCTGGATGGAAAGGACGAACTTGTTGTCTATAAAGCAAGAGTAGGTGTGCATATTTAAGTAAAATTGCAAGGAGGGTGCCAAATGTGGTAAGTAGGATAAGGTGGGATATACGGGGTTGGCACGGTCCCTGCAATGAAAATCCCGTACCCTTTTTGCAGGAGCGCAGCATGACGACGGAACTCGCAAGAACTCTTAAGTTGGTATTCCAAAACGGTCGCTTTGTGGCCAAGAACGCTTTCGGGACTATCTGCTTTTTGTCCGAGGACCGCCGTCAGGTCCAGGTCTGGATTGAGGAGCAGATTCGCATGTCGAAACTGCAGGAGCCGGTCCGCAGCCTGGCATCGCTTTTGCAATAAAGAAGGTATGGGGAGTTAAGCACAGGTCGCAAGACTGGCACGATTCCTGCAATTTTAAAAGTAGACACCAAACAGGAGAAGACAGATGGGTAAACTCGAAGCCATCGCTCGCCTTGAAGAGATCAAAGAAGAGATGCAAGCTCTGCTTTTAGAGGCCAGTCATCTGGTGCGACAATACGCCGGGGAGCGCTCCATCTCAGACAGAGCACATGCCTACTGGGTGCCACATATCGAACAGGCGCTTGAGACAACCGGTTACGACACCGACATGACGGGTACCATCAAGGAGATGGAAGAGTCAATCGAGGAAGAGCCAGCCGAAGCTGAATAACACGGCGAAACCCCGCAGGGGGTCCTAGGGTCAGACCCTAGCTGACGAGCCGAGTAACAAAGTAACATACAACAAGCGGACCAAGTGAAGACCTACATCGTGACGGTGACGACGACAGAGATCTACGAAATTGACGCACCTAACATCCTGATGGCAGAAATGCTGAAGGACGGCATCCTGGAAGCTGACGATATCGCGATCGAGCGAATGGTGATGGTAGACCGGTCAGTTACAATATCGACGACAGCTAAAATCGCAGATGTGGCACCAGTTTTGCAACAGAAAAAGTAACCACAGGAGAACAGCATGAAGACGTTCATTGTAACACGCACCACGGTTGAGACTTTTATGATTCAAAGCGAAGACGCAGAAGGCGATATCGCGCACGGCAACATCGTCCTCGACAACGAAATGCCTACACATAGTGACACTGAAATTGTGTCGCGCGAAATGCTCGACGCGCCTGAGTACCGGGTTGTCATCATCGAAGAGAACATCGGTTGGAACGAGTTTAAGGGCGATTTTGAGAACGCGGAAGACGAAGCAGAAGCTAAGGAGGCATTCTACAAACACGGCGTTTACGGGTATTCTGTCGAGATGCGCACTGTGGTTGACGGGCAATGGGACGACGTTGACAGTTGCTTTGGTTTCTTGGGCAACGAAAGGCAGTACATGTTGGACGTGGCAATCGAACACATCCCAAAAGGTGTGGATGCCAAGATTTGGGAAAGTTTTTGCAATGCAGCTGAAGCTACTGAGACCAATGAAACGGTCACTGGTATTGGTGCGAGTGAAGCAGCCTAACAGGACGAAACCGCTTCGGCGGTCTGCTCGTAAAACGGGCACTGACGAGTCCAAGGAGAACGACATGGCAACGCAAGAGGAAATCGAGGCAGTCCGCGACAATCTGGCAGACTATGGCCTCAGTGACGAGGTGATCTCGTTGGCGATCGACATATTTGGTGTTCATGCAGCGGATGCCCTTGATGGCGGCGCTTATCAAGGCAAATACAATTCACTCAGCCACTATGCGTCAGAATACGTGGACGAAATTGGCCTACTCCATGGTTTGGATGACGTTATCGTCAAATATTTTGACTTTGAGTCGTATGGCCGCGATTTGGTGTCAGGTGGTGATGTAGTATACGAGAATGGCCACGTTTTTATTGCCAATTAAAACAAGCTTGGCACCAGTTTTGCAAACAGAAAAGTAACACGGGGGACAACGTGAAAAAGAACGCAGCGCAACAAGCCTTGACCAACGCAGTGAACCGCGCCATCGCAAATGGAGCACCAGTGTACGAGAATCAACCCGTTGAGACGCCAAAACTCAAAACCTTTATCGTAACGCAGACCATAGTAAAGACCTTTGAAGTGCAAGAAGACGACGCAGATAAAGCCAAAAGTGCGGTATTGACGTCCCGTTTTATTACTGGGACACAGACTGTAAACACTGTCGTAACAGAGAAGCTCGAAGGTGGCGTAATATGAACATCCGAATTGGAGTTTACGTTAGTCTTTATGTGGGTCTTGGCGAACAATTCATGGACCAAGTACATACAGACTGGGCAGTAGTCCAACCTGGATTCTTTAAGAAAGAACTCCAGTAAACAAACACCTTAACCCGAAAGCCCGCCTAGTGCGGGCATCGGCATTAAGAGAGGGTAACATGCGATTTAAGGTAGGGCAAGTCATTCGTAACCTTGATTCTGTCATCCCTCAATTTAAATGGCGGATTGATAGAGTTACAGAAAACGGGTACGTAGTGACGCCCCTGATTTATAAGGACATCTACAAAGAACGTTTTCTCTCTGCTCACGACAGATTGGTTTTGGCAGAAGGGAATGGAGACAACAAGTGACAACACTTAAACGGAAATTCCCGCGCCGGGTGTACGGTAAGCGTGAACACAACTTGATGTTGCGACAACAGGCACTCATGCCACTGACATACAAGCCTTTCGAGCAAGCGATATATAATCAAGGCTGGCTAGATGCGAAGACGGCCATAGTGGAACAAGAATTGCAGGACATTTCAAACATGTTCACTGACCTGGAAAAGGACAACAAGCAATGAATCCAATTAAAAATTACAGTGTAACCTGCAACTGCAAGTGTAACTGCCCAAAGTGTAACAAGAGAAAGTAACATGGAAGACAAACAAGTGAACCATAAAACCCGCAAATTGAGTGACGAGTTGGAGAGAACCCCAGAATGGGGAGTGTCCACCGGATTCGAAATTCGTACTATTGAAGCCATCCGCAACTTGGAATTTAACCTGCATGAGGCGCAAAAGGCCGCTGAAGATGCACACTTTTTGCTGACAGCAGAGGTTAAACGAGCAGAATCCGCTGAAGCCCGCATTAAAGAACTAGAGTCCACGTGTATTAAAGAATTTGAAAAGGGATACGACCAGGCCCTGTCTGAAGTTGGTGTCAAATGGGACGGGAACAAATTTGTAAAGAAAAATGGGGAGTCACATGAGTAAGTCAAAACTGCTTGATAGTAAACAGAAGATCATCAACTACGTGCAAAAACGACGTGATCGTATTGGTGAGGAACGAGATCTAATAACGAGGTTTGCCGAAGTACGTAAGTTGGAAGAACAAGCCAAAATAGCACGTCGAGCCTATGAACAACGGTGTGAGGCTACACGACCAGAATTCAATGCTGCTTGGGACCGTGTCAGTATGGACGCCAAGAAATATTTGAATGCCTTGGTAGCCGGCACGCCCGTAACAGTGGATACGGATGCAGATGAGATGCGGGACAGACTTGTCAAACCTACCCTTGGTGTGGTAGAATAATCCCATAAATTTCAACTTGGAGGGCACTTGGCGGACAAAGAGTCTGACACACTGCAGTACACCAGCGCAGAGGAGATTCATTCAGACCTACAAGAAATTAGAAGGAAAATCCAGGAGATCACAGCTAAGCGGCGAGCATTTTTATCCTCGTACCTAAACAAGATTTTTACATCTAACTTAGAGGAAGAGAAAAATGAAACACAATCCATTCATAGACGCCATTAACAAGGCTTTCCCTAACATGGAGAAGATCTACGCCGAACTCGAAGAACAATTCGAACCAGGTGTGATCAGAGCGGCAGTAAAAACCTTTGGCATGGACCACGCTATCAAGGCTCTGAATCAAGGCGCATATCGAGGTAGATTTAAAAGTGTGGGCGCATACGCAGAATCTGTGATTGCAGACCTGGCCATCCTGAACAACGACTTGTTGAAACTTTACTTTGACTACGACGCGTTCACTCGGGATCTGGGCCATGACGTCCATTTTATCGATGGGTACATTTTTGACATTGAATACGGACCTGGTATTACCTCATCAAGATCTATCATTGTGGATGACGAGGAAGACCATGAAATTCAGTGACCTATTGGTAGGAGACGCCTTTGCTTGCCGGTTTGGGATTCTGAAGAAGGAAGGAGCCGGGCATGCTTTACACATTGACTCGCATGGGTTAAGTAGTTCAATCAACTCTGCTCATTCGGTCGTGTTTTTACCCTCCGTCAAAATCATCATGGAAAGCGAATACAAGGAGATTTTGAAAGAGTGTAAGAGAATCGGCTTGTCTATCAAGATTCAACAGTTGGTTGAGTCGTATTTAAAACGTCAAGGTGTGTTTGCTGAGACCGAACCGGTAAACATGCACTACCCTGCTCGATTAGCCGCCACGGTGGATATGATTGAAGCGATAGAACATCAACACGATGCATTATTGGCAGGTGAAACACACGATGATTTTACAGAAGAGGAAGTTCAAACGGCCTTGCAAGTTTTCAAAGACGCACTCGACATGCTTGAACTTACCCGCAAACAAATCCGATCAAAGATCTTTTAAAGGAATCCCATTTATGTCTGATTCTCCTTACAACCCCGCTCTTCTGTCTGCACAACTTGTGGCGGTAGGGCTGTCTATTCACGCTGTAGAACAACAGTATGAGGACGTAAAGAATGGTGAGATACTTGAACACCTTAGTCACGCAGAAAGGGAAGCGGCAGGTGTTGCATTTGAACTTATTCTCACAGGGTTGAATGTAAGACGATCTCAGATATCAACTATTTTGGATGGGTGTAGGTAGGATAGTATCTTACTTATAAATTTGGCATAGTCATTGCAGATAAATCGTAACATCTGTCTGGAGTGGTCTATGCAACTTCGAGATTATCAAATTAAAGTCATCGACCAGGTAATCTCGAACATTAGGGGAGGGGACACGTCAGTTTTGATTGAATCTCCCACAGGCAGTGGAAAGACAATTATGGGGATTGCTTTGGCCGCCAAACTCGGCAACGAACAACGTGTCGGATGGGTGGCTACACGCCGCAATCTGTTGGCGCAGGCCAAAGAGGCCCAAATGCAATGGGCACCTTCCATGAAATTCTTCCCTATCTCTGCCTTTGAGAAGTCCCCTCCCCTAGTTGACATTCTCATCATTGATGAAGCCCACCACACGGCGACAACGAGTATTTCAGACATCTTGATTCAATCTAAAGCCAAAATCGTCATCGGGTTGACTGCTACGCCCTTTCGTTCAGACGGTATGATGTTGGCGTTCAAGTCCCAGGTAAAGGGCTGTGGAATTCACACCCTCATCCAAGACGGTTGGTTGTCTCCTTTCGACCATTTTTCAATCAAAGATTGGTCACCAAAAGAAGTTGTGAACACATATCTGAGAGAGCAAGACCGCTTTGGTAAATCCTGCATCTTTTTCCACACTCGGAAAGAGTGTCAGACAGCCATGAACCTGCTGCGTGCGGGTGGGGTAGAGTGCGAGTTGGTGACGGGAGAGAGCGACCGAGAGCGCCAACTTCATCAATTCGAGACCGGTAAGACCAAAGTGCTGGTCAACATGATGGTCCTCACTGAGGGTTTCGATGCCCCCGACTTGCAGTCTATTTTCATCCGGGATTCAAGTAAAGGTCCCACCATTCAGATGGGTGGGAGAGTGTTGCGGAAAGTGCCGGGAATCGCTGTAAAGAATATCGTCCAGAGTGTAAACACACGGATGCCGTTCACCCGGGTTGCAACGGCCAAGACGCAATATCTGTATGAAGACGATAGGTGGGTGAGTATCACCGCCAACCCACATGTTGAGAAAATGGTCAATGTCGCTCTCAGTCAGTTGCGACGCAACGTGTTGAAAAATATACGGGAGTATTAATCCTGGCACGAGAGATGCAATAAAAATCCCGTACCCTTCGATCAACTTCCCAGGAGTTTAACATGATGAGCCAAGCAAGCCTGAACGATTTGAACGATTTCTACACCAACGTCGTAAGTTTGCGCGATTTGTCCGTTCCTACCCCAGCAACCACCGACCGGAAAGCCGACCGCATGCCCAGCACTGTTTTCGTACATGGGCGCAAATACACAGCCGGTCGCCGTTTCTGGCAGTCCATCTTTGCGAAGTACGGTGTGGGCGACACTACCCTCCGTTATTTCACTCCTATGGAGTTGATCAGCCGCATCATCGAGCGCCGCAAGACCGACACTCTCCGTATTACTTCTATCTCTGGTCAACTGCAGGGTGTATCAGCCACGACCCGTCAGGAGACGACGCCCACACAAATCATCAGCTTGGGTGAACGCAGCGGGTTTCTCCCCGTTCAATATTACAATGGGGAACTTATCCTGGCGAAGTCGGTGGACCAAGCTTTCAAGATTGGCAACGACGAGTTCCAATTGAAGCACTATGCAAAAGTCCCTGTTGATGGCTACGGTAACCCTATGGTGATTATCGCACCAGAGCGTTTGGCCTGTCTCAATCAGCTTGTGACTTGGGGCTTGGATTTCGGACAAAAGATTCAAATCGGACGTGGCATGTATCACGCCCTGGGTCAGGCCCTCCCAGCGTTTGAGAATGAAGAAGCCCTGGTGATTATGCGCAAGCGTCTTCAAGCAAGCCTTGAGACGGTAGCCAGCCTTGGTGAAGTACGAGAGACCCAACGTTTATTGGCAACCACCTACCCTAAGGCCGTGCCCGCATTCCAAGAAGCGGTTGGCGACCTGGCGCGTAAGTATGGCGTCACCAACTTGGACGCCATCGGACCGGTTCAGCAGCGCGTGCTCCCCACCGATGCCCGAGTGTATGACTTGATCAACATGCTCACCGAAGCTGCTACGCACGGCACGAGCCAGCATGTCACCACCAAGATGAACGCCCGCGTTGGCCGGTTGTTGGCCCGCCCGCAGTTTGATTTGGAGGGTATGGGTGACGAGGTGCCAGTGCAACCAAAAGCCACGTTCTTCACGCCCGAAATGTTGACAACAAATCTGGATGCGGATTAATCAAATGTTGGACGAACTATTTTGCTTGGTGTTCGACGCGTTTCAAATAATTGTGAGTTGGTACATCGATGTACTTTACGTCGTGAGCCAACACCACAACCGGATGATAGACTGGTACAATTCACGCACTTACTTTTCATTTACGAAGGATGAGGAAAACCATGGAAACGATTAGCGTAGAGTCATCGCATATGGCGACTATGGGTTACGAACCGGACACCAAAGTGTTGCAGATTGGATTTAAGAACAACACTCTTTATGAGTACTTTGACGTACCGCCCAATGTCTGGGAAGAATTCAAGGCTGCCGAAAGCAAAGGTAAGTACCTGGCCAAGTTTATTAAAGGTACCTATCAATACAAGAAAGTGGAAACGCCGCCCACAGAAGAAGTAAAACCTTAGTAGACGTCGCCGTTCTCTTCAATCTTCTTGTCTTCCAACTGTGCTACCACTCGACGATAAAACTCCAACTTAGCGCCTTCAAGTGCGCCAAGTACATCGTTCATGACTTGGTAGTTCATCTTCGTGCCCATCATATACGACCGAATGAGTTGAGTGATACAGTAGTTCAGTTCACCCGGATCCCCAGGAAACACTTCTTGAGCATCCAGAGCGTAGCGCCGGGTCTGTTTGATATATGGCATCTTACGACTTGGTCGAAGTGGTAGGTGTAGCGGGAGTCACACCCGTACTGACAGCAACAGGTGGAAGCTTGGCTGCCACAGCCTCGGCAAGCTTTGCTGCCTGAGCCTTAGCGGCTGCTTCTGCGGGAGTATCCAGGACGTGAATACTCTTAGCTGCGTCCCCCATTTGCACGACTTCAACTGCCGCTCCAGCCACGTCGCCATGGGCCGCGTCTGCAACTGTCACGGCTGCTCGTTCAACCGTCACCGCCGCTGCTTTCGCGTTGTGCCACGTAAAGAGCTTCCCGAACCAACTCCCGATCGCCTTTAGGAAATTCATGATTGTCCTCTTCGTGGAACTCAGTCCCACACTTTGTACACTTCATGTACATATAAGGAGCGATGTACCACCCGTTATGCTTGCCTGGACGATGTTGCGCTTCAAGGATATGTTGTTTACACATGTCACTGTATCGTATTAAGAGCGACCGGATAAATTATGTAGTACACGACCTTATATTACCCACATGAAGTACGTTGGATACGCTTTCGGAGTCGTAGCGGTAATCGCCTTTACTGGACAGTCTCTGTGGCGAGCATGGGTTGAACACAACGAAGAGGATAATGTATGAAATTCTTTTTTAAACGTAAAGACGGCGGCCAAGATTCCTATGTTACAGGCTATTGGCTCATTGAAGCTAAGAAGGCCTTCTCTGTTTGCCTCCTCCGATTTGATGAGAACACCAGGGAGAATTATCACTCCCATGCGTTTAATTGTTTCTCTTGGGTGCTTACCGGTGGTCTCTCTGAACAATTTTACACAGGCACCAATAAAGCGGTGGTTAAGATCCCTCACCTTCCCTCTTTCAAGCCGTTTATCACTCGTAAGACTACCCTCCACCGAGTGAAGTCTCTGCCAGGCAAGGGTACATCGTGGGTCCTCTCATTCCGTGGCCCATGGGAAGATACTTGGCACGAAGTAGATAAGCACAACAACGTGATCAATCTCACCCATGGGCGAAAGGTCGTAACTTGAAATACCTACTTCTTCTACTGCTCCCAGCGTGTGCTAGTGCTAGTCCTGTTCCTTTCCGTAAGGCCCAGTGGCAAGCCGGACAACAATGCGTTGTGTACCAACGTGCTAAGTGCCGAGGTAAGGCTGGCACGGTTTACACCTGTTATCTGTGTCGTACCGGGGACACTGAGGGTGAACCGTCAGATTACAACGTTCCCCGATAAATCGGTAGAGCATGCGTCTTATACACACATACAAGCGAGAGAACGAAATGTAGAGAGACGCCGCCAAGCTGTAGCACCGATGATACCCGGTGAAGTGTAGCCTCGCACAGGAGCATTGGACAACGCCGCGCTCCCGGCCTACAGCCAAATCGATACGGATGTCAAACTTTTTGGCAGGGGTTCGTCGCGTACATCCGGATTGAAATAGGATAGAATAATTTCATTGTCAGACAAAACCGATCGGTTTTGATCGCTCCCTTCTTCGTTTGATTTTCTACCCAATACCTCAGCACTTCGCTTAAGAATTTATACACCACATATAATTGTATAAAACAAAACCGATCGGTTTAGTTCGTGCGCTTTACCTACATCAAACTACATTTGCGGTGCGTGTCAGATTGAACGTTCATACACTTTTAATTTCCCGCAGCCCCGTTTTTAAACGTAGCATTCGACGCGAATACTAGAGCCGCAACTAACCCACCGACGCAAAAGGAAAGTACACTCCCGGCCCTCCCAGATATGGTGGTACCCGAACTTACAGACAAAGACGCGGAAGCTTACATTCCTGTGTACGTTTTATCAGTAGAGTGTACGTAGCAACAAGTGGTCTGTGGGGTTAGATTTAGTCTAGGTAAGGTGTAAATCTGTTACGGGTTGAAATAGTCTACTTTCCCTTCTCCATACGGTCTTCATTTGTTCTTTTAAAAGAGGAGCGTATTTTCTGCGGCACGGACAAACGTCACGGCCCGTACAGGAGAATCAAGGTGAGTACGAGGGCCAATGTGTAATAACCTCTCCTACTGTTTATAGGAGGACCATAAGTACTAGAGGTAAGATCATTAAAACAGAGTAACATAACAACCATTGATGCGATTTTCATTTTATTTCTGCTAAGGATGGATGATGTTTTATACTTAATTCTTATAGAACATAAATAGTATATAAATGAATACGGTATGTAAAATATAAACAAACATGGGAAAGTGTACACACAGGGACTTTTACTCTGACAAACACACCAAAAAATCCCGGGTTGTGGGGTTACCGATGTATTAAATGTCGGAAATGGCGTCCACTATTTTTGTGGGGCGGCGAAGGTTGGCAAGTGGACGAGAAGGGAGAAGAATGATGCAGGCGAACCATTTGATTTTTGCGGTAGGTAGTGTGGTAGTAGGGATTCTTGGAGTCGCATACATCCGATATTCGAAACCATTTACGGAGACTAAAATTTCTGAGGTGGTGGGACGTCCTCGTTTAAATTGGGTGGTTGGTAGCTATGTGGCCGGTGATAAACTGTGGACTGCCGATGCGTCTTTCCATAAAAGAATCGGTCTAACCAGTCAGCAGAGCCATGATTTGATGGAGGGGCGGGCCATTGTGGTCGATGACATTTTATTTGATAAGCTTATCAGGGAACAAACTCCTTTCATCTCTTCCTATAAAGAACAAAAAGGCGTATGTTTAATGTTTCCAGTTATATGGCGTAAGTCAGATCATGAAAAGTTATATAAGGAATACTACTTAAAGTAATTGGCACGGCGGTTGCAATAAATTCCTCAACAGGAGAGAAATACATGGGTACAAAGCAGCGTATGATTATGTGGGGGCCGGGTGGTGGTGGTACGGACACGCACGTACAGTTTTTTGAACGCGGTGATAAGAACGCCAACAAGTTATTTGATCAACTTGTAGAGCTAGGTATGCCAAGCGTAACCGCTTTGAATGTCGTTCTCCACAGTTCAGATGCCAGCTATGTGGACGAAAAGGTCGAAGAATAATATGACAAACGAAGAATGGCAAGCACTTTGCATCCTGAGCAGTATACTCTTAGGGACAATGCTGGCGGTTCTACTGAAACGCTTTATCAAGCTTTGATTCTCGCTATGATGTGAGAGACGATATGACGGCGACCTTCAATTTATACGTGATAAACCTTCATGGAGTTCAAAATGACAAGAACTAAGTTAGATACGGCGGCGGATGTTTTGCGTTGGGCTGGAATGGGCTTTAAAGATATGGGCGACCTGGGTGACTACGAAACCGCCGCCTACATTGCGGATGCTGTGACGATGTATCGACAGCGGCTAATAGACCACCCTGCCACGACTAAACGCGTTCTAGAAAACGAGCGGCTGCGCCAAGCATTCGATGCGCTAGAAAAGCTTGGCTACGACAGTGGCGACTTGCTAGTACTGGAAGTTTTACAGAGCGTACGCAACACAATGAAAGACAACAATAAGTAATCGCCGGACAAAAATTAGTTCTTGTTCCTTAAATGTGAAATATAGCGCCTAAGTCCGTGATTCCCCAATCTGGTGTGAGATACAACAAGGGGAGCAAACGGTAAGTGAGCCAATAAAAGATACCTAAATGTCCACGTGACACGCAAAGATACCGCTAAACGACGAAATGGGTTCATGTAAGGCGTATAGCATTAGAGATACTCTCAATAAACAAAGCATTATACAACCGAGTAGGGAGATTCAAATGATTTCACGGCAAGCTATTTTTGATTCCGTAGTGACACAGATGTTGGCCCAAAAACGAAAGTCCATGATAGGTGGCAAGTGCAAATACCGTGGTGAGAATGGACTGAAATGCGCGGTAGGTTGTGTACTTCCGGATGAGGTCTATACACCTGACCTTGAAGTTGGAATATCAGGTTTAATTGCTAAGCTGAAGAAGAGATACGGCGATTGTGAAATGGTTCGAGAGATGTGGCGGGACGAAGACTTATTGCGGTCTTTACAGCGTGTTCACGACTATCAACCGCCTAAGTCTTGGTATGAACGTTTTGGTCTAGTGGCCTATAAGTATGGATTGAAAATGCCCACAGGACTTTTGAAGTAAGGAAGGCTTGATATGAACGACTCGGTCAAAAAAGCAACAGATGAACAACTCCAACAAGAATTGAAGCGCCGCCAGCAAGACCGCGAGAGGGAAAAGCAGCGAGAAATCGAAGAATTAGAAGATCGTATTGCATGTCTTAAAAATCCTAATAGACATTCTCGTAAGTGTACTTGTTTTGTGTGTGGTGGGGATTTTTAATGTACACACTTAAGGCAGTGGCAGCGGGGTTCTTGTTGCCGTTATTTGTTTTTTCCTCGCAGGCGTACTTTTCGCCTTTGTCTGGGCGATTGAGCAGTTTGGCATCCGGGTTCTCTGCGTGGTGATTTTCCTAATTGTGTGGTTTATAGGGTACCTAATGTCTAGGGACGGACGAGGAAAATAAATGAAGACTGGTATTTTGCTGTTGATGATGTTTGGTATTTCTGGTTGCGTTACTGATGCTAAGGCTTGTTGGGGAGACTACTGCAAACCCGAAACTGTTTTGGTACGACCAATAAGGAATGAACATACCACCATTTATCAAATTGTGGATGCGGAAAACGGCATTGTTTGCTATACTCGGGGCGACGGTCTTTCGTGTGTGAAAGCGAATACAAAATGAACAAGAAAGAAGAACTTTTACGGTGGTTAAAGACAACCAGCAATTTCCAAGCGATTGGCATGCCTGTAAGTATGCACGAACTCATCAAAGAGGCACTCGCTGAGGAGTTTAAAGCAGGATGTTCGGAAAGTGCGACAGCACTTAATCCCGAAATCGAGAAGTTGCAGCGTGAATTAAAGTCGCGTGCAGACGCCATCAAAGAGCGCGACGCTGCGCGTGCGGAGTTGGCGGCAGAGAAACGGCGTGCTGACCGTTTGGCGGCGGGCGAAGAAATTGAAAGCGATTATCTGGTCGCTTCCGACCATAAAATACTTGGACTTATTGCCGAACGCGACGAAGCCCTATCCAAACTGAGGCAACTGCGTGAATACGTTGAGACACGTGGTCAGTATTGGGCTTGGCGTACTGATCTACTTGCAATTCTTAATCCGCCGCGTGAAACCGTGCATCAGTATTGTGAGAAACACGAGGACTGCGCCTGTTTGGACAGCATCGCTAACATTGAAAGTACATCACCCACCAAAGTTGCATATGATCTTGTTGAGCGCGAAGTGGTTCTGGTGAAGGATCAATACAGTTCAAGTGCACAAGTTGTAGACTACCCATCTCATTTCGCCGAGATGAGGAAACATTTATGGCTAGGTGGGATCGCTAAAGTAACTTTTAAAGTGCCACGTAAGAGTTTAGCAGAGCGTTTGGAGGCCGCAGTGGAATCCGGTTCAACGGAAGAATTTGCTGAAGCCATTAAAGCGGTACGTGAATTGGAAAGTAAGGTAAAGTAATGTGGCGTTGGTTGTTGCTTCCTGTGTTGCTGGTTTACGAAAATACTGTGGGTTATGGCACAATCGACACCCTAGACAAAATTATTGACTGGATGGAGGACTGACATGATCAAAAAGTGGAGTGACGAGGAAATTAGTAAAGTGTGTGAAGAAGCACTTAGGACTTATGACCATCCACTTATAGTGGGACAGCTCGCCAGCATGCTGCTAGATGCACGGAGCGAGATTTCGGCTTTAAAGAAGCTATGTGAATATCAAGTGATAGCAGAGATGGTTTTTCAAAATGCACGTAATGATGCGGCACTGGAAGCCTTAACCAGTTTTGCGTTTTATGTGGCTCAAGAATGTGCAACTCCATTGGCCAACGAAGCTATATGTGAATTGCATCGTCGTATTAATGCTCTTAAGGGGAATACAAAAAGCCTATGACTGGATGGAGGATTGACTTGAACGAGGAAAAGCAAAACTTGACGCATGCTAGTCTAGAAGAAGAGGCTGAGCAGGATGCAAAAGATTACTGCATGTGTGGTGAACGCATGGACACCCACAGTGTATATAACAATCACAGTCCTGTTAGCGTGTATGATTATACAAAATCACAAGAAAGCGTAGATCATGAGCCTAAGTAAACGGTTGAAATATAGTGAAGGTGGCGAATTGCTTGGTCTTGATCCAGGGATGGACATCATCGGAGAAATCGAAGATCTAGAGTTTTATCTTGATCAGGCTCATCAGGCTCTTCGACACAATGAAAAACTTCAACAGGATCTTGCTGTTAACAGATCGGTCGAAACGAAACATAGTAATCTAAAATTTAAGTACCCAAGGGGTAGCAATCTTATTGATATCGACGGCAACATAGGTGAAGTTGTTGAAGATAAAGGCGACACCGTGCACTACCGTGTTGGGCATGCGCAATTTGAATATACGAAAAACCACGTGTTTCCATACACTAAACGTGGTGCTTTTGAATTGTTTCTTCGTTGGGTCAGGAGCATTTAAAATGATCAAGTGTCCACACTGCCATCATTCTTGTATAGTACCCACAACAGAATGTATCAATTGTGAACGTTCACTGAGGGTTAAATCGTGAAAGTTAGTACTCTCTTAAAGAAAACGCGTAAAATCATCGCTAAAGAAGAAAATTGGACCAGAGACGCTGACGCTAGAGCCGCTAACGGTAACGCCATAGGTGTGCATACCCAGGGAGCGTGCGCCTATTGTGTAGGAGGAGCACTGCAAAAAGCATATGGAGATCATTATTTGATTGGGAACACCACATTCTTGAAAGCGGCCAGACTTTTACACGAAGATGCTCAACGTTATGGATTCCAAGGTTTTGTGCATGCCAATGACAGCGCAGCCACCACCCATAAACAAGTTTTACGGGCTATCGATCGATGTATTGAAGTTGCTAAAAAGGAGGAATTTAATGCATAAATATTTAGTTACAGTAGAGATGACTCGCACCGAGTTTGACTCAGTCGAAATTGAAGTTGAGGCAAAGGACGAGAAATCTGCTCGTAAACAGGCAGAAGAAACTGTTAAGAATAATCCGAATTACGATGACTGGGAAGATTATGACGCTGGTGCAGTCGAGAAATTGGATCCATAATGGTAGAAAAACATCCAGGATTGGTCATACTTTTGATTACGGGGGTTCTATTTGTAGGCATCGCCTATCTTATCTCTATTGAGGAGAATTGGGAACACACTAGTAAGTGTGAATACATCTCCACACATCATTGTTACTATCTAGATACTTATTCTACCCCAGGTATGCATGTTACCTACACCTGCGTACTTAACAACGGCCCCATTACAACCCATCAAGATATCGACGTTCCAGGCAAGTGCAAATAGTAAATCTTGGCATGTCTTGTGCAATACTAAACGTATGGCAAACATCGCTCGTTTAGAAGCCCTAGCTGACTGGATTGAAACCAATGTCACACCCGAACAATTCTATTTCGGGGATTTTTGGAATGGGGTAGCCTACAGCCCTGACCAAGCGTGTGGAACGGTCGCATGCCTGTGCGGTTGGGCTCCCGCTGTGTTTCCCGAATTGCAGCAGGCATGGAATAAGAGTTTGCATTATTCCAAGTTTAACAGCGCTGTAGTTCAAGTATTTCTAGATCTATCAACTGATGATTTTCACAGATTGTTCCTACCTGGTGACGAATGCGACGGATTAAGCGGACTTCAAAAAGATGCCAGTCTGGCCGACGCTATTTTTCATCTCCGTTGGGAAATCGAACAATTTAAAACGGAACTGACATGTGATCCTCTAACTACGAGAAAGACATGACCAACAAAGAAATAAATCGACTGGCTCTGTTGTTGATTAAACAAGCCACATGCGACCATAGTGGTGGTAGGGTGTATGGTTTTAAGACCACTTGTATTTCCTGTGGTAAAGTTCTCAAGGAAGTATGGGGTCGTAGGCGATGAATTTGAAACTGGTCGTTAACAACAAGGACGAAACACTCCCGACTGTCCATGAATTATGGAAGGAAGGTCGGAGTAACTATTGGGGTAGAAGCCCTAAATTGTTATGTCGCATCATCGGATGTTCGCCTGGCAGTGGTGGTATTCGTAAAGTTAGTTGTATGTCTCTATGGGGAGATTTGTTTGAGTGCAAGCGGTGTTGCCGCATTATCGCAGTAGATGCGTGGGATTAAGATGAACACAAAAAGAAATACGTCGATGCAAGCGGACATTCTACTCTTGATCGACAAGGTGGACAGGTTGCAAGCCGAAGTCGCGAGCCTTAAACGCGAAATGCGAAAATCAAACGAGCCTAAACAAATCGTTGCGTTTAAAACGTGGCGATACGGCGACCGTATTTTCCGCGTGCCTGCTGAAACTTTTCGTCGTACGTCAGCCCATAAATGGGTTCGTTATGAAACGGAAGAAGGTTACGATGAGTAAACGTGAGTGGACAGACGCAGAACTGAAAGCTGTATGTAAGGAAGCTTACGTGCGCGTGCCTGACCGAATGCATGTATATTCTTTCGATCCGCTTGAATGCGCACGTATGGTACTGGATGCCAGAGCGGAAGTTGCGGCCCTGAAGCAAAAATGCTTTGATCTCCAAGAAGAATTGCAGTGCGATCGTGATGTTATGGCAGACTATGAGAACCGTTTAGCAAGACTACGTGACGGCGACGACATTAAAGTCGCTCGTATCGAAGGAGCTATTGAAGCCTTAGATTGGGCACAGGAACAAGTCTATGTTGATGGAAGTTATGCCCGTCATAACATCAAAAATCGCATCACCGTACTTGAACTAGAAAAGAGCAGCAAATGAACTACCAAATTATCGTCATGAAAGACGAATACTACTCTTTTATTTTGAATCTCAAGAATGGTGAGATTATCACAGAAATGTCTAGGATGGATGGGTTTCGATCTATGGCTGAGGCTAAAGAGCAAGCCTACAAACTTATTCCCGCTGATGCAGACTATGAGATCATCTACGGAGAAGCATCGTGAAAAACTTTATTAGCAATGTGCTCTCTTTTATGAAGAGAGATGCGACTTCCGATAGTGAAGCGGCTATTCAATCAATTTTATTGGAAGCCAAAACCCACAGGGACTTGGCAATTATGGTATTACAGGCACGTACGGAGTGCGATTTGCTCAGTGATTTACTTAGAACCGCGTCCAAGCAAGCTAAGATTGATACCTTGAAGTGGGTCTCTAAGTATTATGGTCATTTTTATTCACAGAATTGGTATGGTAGGACCAAGGACTACTTGAAAACTTATATTGATTTGCGTATTGGTGATCTAGAAAGAGGCAATGATGAGTAATACACTGTTTTATTTCTTGTGCGAAGTATGGCCTATCGGACTTACCATTGGTGTCATTCTTACAGTGGGTGTTTATGCCGCAGTCAATATCTATAGCAAACATGGGAAGAAATCCTATGAGTGAAGTAGAACTTTGGCGTAAAAGCTACATGGCTCGTCTTAAAAGCTATATCGACACCTACGATTTTGTTAAGATTGCAGCGGCTAGTGAATTGGTTGACGCAGAGAAAATCTTGGCTCAATTGTCCGATATAGACGATGCATACGACCAACATCATGTGGTAGTGCAAATGGAACGACTGCTACGAGTAATTGATCAGACATATCGTGATGCAAAAGCGATTCTTGGTACCATGCAGAGTATGTTCGATTCGGAAGGAAAGAGGCGTTAGTGATCCGTACTATTGTTGGGCTACTAATTGGTGTTCTAATTGCAATTTCGTTCCCAATTGGTTTTCTGATTGGAAAATGGAATGATAAACGCAATCGAAGACACAATAAACAAGTAGGTGAAACATGCCTGTAAGTCGTGCCGATCACTTGAAAAAGGTTCTAGCTTCTTGGTGGGATAACCGAGACGGTGGTACTTTTGAAAGCAGTTATATACTTGAATTAGTAGACGCGGCTATACAAGAAGCCTATGAAAAGGGGCGATCAAAGCCTCATCCCCACATTCACAAATGTGAGGAATTCTTTTATGAACCTAGCACAGAGCGACATCACTGCGTAGACTGTGGGAAGCCAGCGTCATGAATGAACCAGGTGAATTGAGATATACTTGCGCAGCCTGTTTGGTGAGTAATGTTAAAGGCTGCAAGCGTTGTGCTAAAGAATTGACCACTATTATGGTGGCCCATACCATAGGTACTGCGGCTATGGAAGCAATGGCCGCTTTTAAAGCACCCCTATTGAAAAAGGAGGACGACGATGAGGATCCCTAAATTTGCATACTGCAGAAAATGCAATAAGACCGTAAATCACGTCGTAGAAACCACCAATCAGGGGCATGTTATAAACGGTGAACTTTACACTTGGGATCGATTGTTGAAACATGCACTGCCTAAAAGCGATAGGTTTGCATGGAAAGGTTTTCCAATCCCACCACACAACTGCACACAAGAATTTGGGAAGTAGAGGCGACAGATGAGTAAGAAAAAATTAAGCGAACGAATTTCTATTATCAATGGTACCTTGGTTCACCTTGACGCCCCATCTACGATAGCACATGTGGACCATATTATGTTAGCGATTTCTCAGTTGGAGTCCGAAAACGAACGTTTACAGGCTGAGAACGAATATATTGAAAGACACCTCGATGAACTTTGCGAAGCCGCCTTGTACTACATGCGCAAAGAGCGCGATGGTTTGGAGGAGGAACGTAATCACCTGAGAGCAGCACTTACTATCTCTGACTCGAAACTGTTTGAAGCCGACAAAAAGCTTGCAAACGCTAGTACAACGATTAACGATCTGATTAAGCAACGAGATGAAGCGCGCACAGAACTAGAAAAATATAAAACGCCAGTTTTTGAAGACGTATTGATGCGTAATCAAGAGCTTACTGCCGAATTGGCTAGAGTGTTGAAGAAAGATGATCAGCTTCTAAAGCGATTGGCTGAAGTTCTAGAATGGGCCAAATGGGCAGTTAAACCTGGAAGCGTTACTATGAATCAGGACATGCATGAGGAAGTAGCGGGTCTTATCAAGAAGATTGAAAGTAATGAGGTGTCTGCGGAAGAATGTGTACAAGGTATTGGTTCGTTGCTTGGCGAAGATAAAGATTCGTACACTTGGGAAGAAGTATACAACGCCATGGACCCAAACAGCAAACGCTGCAAACCGACAAAATCATCAGTGGATGATCAAACATATGAAACTGTTCAAGTGCCTGTAACTCTCCGCAGATATGCGAACGGTCGGTGGCAAGTAGATGAGAGTGACCTAGTTCCACAAGGTGACAATATAATTGCTGAAGGTGTAGCCACTTTTGCGATCCCTAAAGCTGAACATAAGACACTCGTGGAACGACTGCGTGCAGTTGGTGCACACAACGTTTTTCCTATTCCTGAAGAATTATTGAATGAAGTTGCCGAACTTGAAAACAAGGTGAAGCAATGAGCGACAACAAAAGTAGTAGGGCAGATGAGTTGCGTGAATGGGTAAACTGGTACAAGTCGTTACATGGAGCAATTCCTGCACATAAAATCTTTAACTTGGAGCCACTAATCGAAGCTGCGTTGGCCGAAGCACGTGAAGCAGGTCGTAAGGAAGAAGCAGAAGCGATCTATAAAAACTTTAACGTGATGAGAAGGCTATGACACTACCGAAACTAGATACAGCTATGGATGTTTTAGATTGGGCGCGATGGGCCGATGAAGACTTTGATTCCATGGGAAGGCTAGTAAAAGGCTTAGACGTAGAAACCGCCGAGTATATAGCAGAGTGCATACGACTTCGAAAGTTATTTGAAAATGTGGACAGTTGGGCGGGCGCATGGCCTATGTCCTACGATGAGTATGGCCGGCGTATGGAGTATCTGCGTAACTCGATAAAAAGCCCCGACAGCGACGTAGATTTAAAACTTGAAAGAGATACAAATAAGTGATAATGTACGGTTTGTTATCACTATTTGTAGGGTATGACACCACACCTCACGATTATCAATTAGGTAGCAGTCCTGTACACTACGCTGTTGACCTAGAACACAACGTAGTTTGTTACTGGTACGAGTCATCTTTGGGCGCTCCTAGTTTATTCTGTGTACAAATGGACCAAAGGGGAAATAGCAAATGAAATCAAAAATTATTAAATGTCTTACTACTCCCCATGGGGTTCTTGACTGGGCGGAAAATGCCTGTACACCGTCTAATTGGGACGATGAGACAGCGAAATTTATAGCGGAATGCGTACGGTTGCGACTAGCTTTTGAAGCGGCAGAATCGGAAATGCACAATCTACCTCTGGGTGATGCCAATCGCCAATATGGTGATAGCACGTATAACCATGCCCAACATTGGCTACGTCCATTACGTCAAGCCATTGGCGAGAAATCAAAATGAAGCCAGACTTGACTACCACAGAAGGCGTCATGTGGGCTTTTAACCACTATGCCGCAAATACTTGGTACAATCAGGAAGAAACACGGAAAACTGCTGCCTATATAGCGGAATGCGTACGCTTACGCCAGACAATCGATAAAACAAAGCAAATTAGCGAAAACCAAGAGCCTATATTATCAAGTTTAGGAGTGTACAATGCGTCCAAGTAAAATTCTAGAAAAAGCAATGGAAGCGATAGAGCATCCTAAACATTGGACGAAAGGACATGCAGCCCGCACTTCCAAAGGTGAAATGTGCTGTACGGGGTATCATGATGCCGTGAGTTTTTGTGCGGTTGGTGCGGTTTGCAGGTTAAATTATTTGGTACCACATAGACAGCTAGGCATAGCTATTGAATATCTACATAAAGACGCGAAGCGTTATGGGTATGAAAATGCTGCCCGAGCGAACGACGATCCAAAGACTACCCATAAACAAGTTCTAGAAGCTTTTAAACGTTGTATCAAAGCCGCCAAAAAAGCAGAAGTTACACCATGGGAAAGATAATTAATAAGATTAAATCTTTATTTCGTAGGAGAGCAAAGATGAACGATGGAAAATCTGCTGCACTCGCAGCTCGTCTGCAGTATTTGACAGAGGCTACGGCTGAACTCACCAAATTGAATGACAAATTGATAGAGTTACGTGCTGCCCTTGATCACCTAAATTACGTTATGGTTAATGCTACTAAACAAGTCAAAACTAAACCTGATAAATTTGAAGAATTGAACTGATCATAGATATGGCATGAGGTATTCACTTCTAGTCATATTTTTCATAGTTGGTTGCGGTACTGGTTCAGTCTCTCCGACATACACATCAACGGCTATAGACATAACCAACGCGTACGTAGAGACCAACCTACCCTACAATTTTCAAGACGTTATTCAAGGTGCTGTTGGTGATTGTTGGTTAGTATCAAGCATTGTAGCACTAGCCTTAAACGATCAAAACGCTCTAAATACCGTTGTTAATTCTGACGGGCAAAAATACAAAATAAATATATTTGTTGGCAGCAAATGGGCATCTACTGTTGTTGACAGTATAGACGTGGAAAACAGCATCGAAAACGGTGGATCCATGTGGGGCGACGCAATAGAACAAGGAGTTGCCAATCTTAATAGCGTACTTCATTTCTTGGACGGGGAAAGTGGCGATAGTGGCATCACGGACAACGTACCTAGTGCGGCATTTACCATGTTGACCAGCTTGAAGTCAACTCGTGTTGTTGCCTCTGACCCATCACTATGGTATTCTTTGCTGGATAAGAATGGCACACCGTGTGTCGCAGACACTCTTAGCAACCCATCGGAATCTTATATTATAGGCAGCCATACTTATACTGTTATAGCTAGCGGCTTGTATAAGGGTGTGGAAGCTGTTATGCTTAGAAATCCATGGAAGTCCAACCCTGTTGGTGGAATTGGCACACCTGAATTACAGCATGTAGGAGTAATCGTGGTTGATTTACAAACTTTTAAAAAGAACTTTACAGACATCGAGTGGGTGGAGTGACCGCATGTATCCTGAGCCAGAAGACCATGAATTTAGCACAAGTTTCCGCACACTAATTTGGGCGACCATAATTATTTGTGTTATTACCATTTTGTTTCGAATTGTGTTCGACGGGAAGCAGGCTATCGCAAAAGCAGAAAATGCTAGAGCGCTACAATATGTGGCAGACCATCATTGCGTGATAGAAGATTTGTATGTGTCACTTGAGGATGCGACTATAAAAGGTGTGCCATACGTCTGTCCAAATGGACAAATTATTTGGATTAAGAAAGTACGTTAGGTATGACCTATTTTCTACTATTTGTAATCGCATGTCTAAATGATACATTGCTTACACGCTACTACATAGAAGCTACGTTGGGCCACCGTTACAAGTGTATGTTGCTGGTTGCCTGTCAGCAGGTAGTCAGCGGTACGTCAATGTGGTTTACAATCGTCGATGTGAAGTTTGGCTCACGAGAACAGTTAATTCGATGGGTGGTTGTTGCTATGGGATACGTGATAGCACCTCTTTGGTCTGTTAGACCAGAAAAACCTAGCAAATGACTTACAACTCAGCCTTTGCAGAAGACCTTTCCGGTTTCTTGTGGATGGTTAAAGAAGATCGCCTTGCCGAGTGCATTGACCATCTGCTTTTTATGCAAGCCCAAGGTTTCTTGACGAAAGAAGAAGTTACTTGGTGGATAGGCCCTAAAGTGCTCGAAAATTTTGAGGCTCAGCGTCATCACTTTGATCTGTAGGAGTTTAATGTGGGATATAGCGAACACTCATTTATGGTGAGAGTTGGCTTCTTTAGAGAGAGCGGTAAATGGTACTCCACTGAGGCTGTCAGTATGGAGGGGCATTATAAAATACAAGGACCAAAAGAAGCTTTAGCAGCAGCTTTACAGAAACATTTGAATGGTAGGCATAGTGGTATGACTGCTGTATGTCTAGAGCCATACCACGAGTTTAGCTATCCGGTTATTGTCAAAATTCCGTAACATGTAAACAAATTTAAGGAGATTTTATGAGGAAAATTGTTTTTAATTTTAAGGACACAATGGACCAGATTGTTTATCGGGTGCACGCTAATTCGTACATTCGAGCCTGTTCTATCATGGATAAATACTTGGGTGGTAGTTTTGTCTATGAAGAAAACATCGATGAATACACTCGACCTGGTTCTGGGTACATCGTTCAGGATGTGACTCAAATGGACATCAAGTAATAGGAGATACCTGCATGGCGTATCCACACCATCCTCGGTTTAGAAGTGATCTACGCTTTGATTGGTTTACTTCTGATCCTCATTTCCTGCATAAAAATATCATTACATTTGCGAATCGTCCGTTCGGAACGGTTGAGCAGATGGACGCAGCCATGATCAATGCTTGGAACGATTGTGTGCAACCAGGTCAGAATATTCTTTGCTTGGGTGATTTCAGCCTGTCAAAGGATCAAACTGCTCTGGATCGAATTATGAGTCGGCTGCAAGGTAATAAATTTATTATTCCGGGGAACCACGAAGCTTGGCTTAAACATCAACAGTTGCATCACTATTGGACTATTCTCAACGATGTTGAGAGGTTTGTATTGATCGACGAGCGCACTCAAGATAAGCACAATTGTATAGCTTCACATTTCCCCTTTTACACATGGGAGGGTGCCCATAAAGGCAATTTCATGCTACATGGTCACTGTCATAGCAACATCGATGCGGCTAATGCCAATACAACACGTATCGATTTGGGTGTAGATAGTACTGCGAAGTGGACGGGGTCTTATAGACCGGTCTCTGCGAGAGAAGTATTAACCAAATTGAAGACAAAAGTTTACACACCAGTAGACCATCACGGGTTCAAGAATGAAGATTAAACACATCGACGACATTCACACCGAATTTCACCGCGATCAAGGTCTTGATTTTGTTACATCTATTGTAAATCCAGGTGATGTGGACGTTCTTACTCTTGGTGGTGATATCAAGACTGCAAAAGACACTTGCGACCGTCTTAAGCCATTCACTGACGAATTTCCACATGTGGTGTACGTGCTGGGCAATCATGACTACTACGGTGGTTCAGCACAGCAAGTACATGATGACATTCGCGAGTGGGTTGAAACTAACCACGTTTCAAACTTTTACTTTCTTCACAATGAAAGTAAGAAAATCGACAATGTAACCTTTCATGGTACAACCCTGTGGGTACCTAATCCAGGACCCGGCGCGCATCAAATTATATCCAGACGCATGAATGATTTTGTGCAGATTACAGACTTGATTAAAGATCCCTACTGGCTCTACAAGCAAAATGAAGATGCCGTATTATTTCTGGCAGACAATATCAAGGAAGGCGATGTGGTAGTCACCCATCATCTGCCATCGGCCCAGCTGATTTCCCCTGAGTATGGTGGGTCAGATACAAATTGTGCTTATCACGACAATTTGGATAACTTGATTTTACGGACCAAACCGAAACTGTGGCTCCATGGTCATTCCCATACTTCGGCACAAATCAAAATTGGTGACACCCTGTGTGTACGTAACCCTTATGGATATTTTGTGGATGAATATTGGAGTCAAACAAATTCCAACTTCGACTACGATTTGGTGCTAGACGCATAAATATAAGAAATCTAGGCAATATTATATAGGGTATGCCTTCTCGTTGTAACTACGCTTAAAAAGGTTATTTAAAATGTCTAAATTGATGCCGGACATTAAAATTTTGGTTAACGCTGTTCGATCTGTATTGGGCAAGCAATCTACTAAACACGTGTCCATTGGTTTGAAGCTATATAAAGATGAGTATGGATACGTTGTAGTCGATAACAATACCGCCTGCAATGGTAAGCTTGTGGCTACAGGCACCCACACCTTCACACTTAAATAAATTGGCACGGAATTTGCAATACATCAATATAGGAGTTAACATGTTCCATCGTAACAAGGGTAAGATCTTTCTGCTGCTAGCCGCTATCGTAATCGATTGGGTCGTATTTGATGGCAAATACCGGAAAGCCCTAGTCGCCAAGATGCGTGGACTTAAGGATAGTACCGTAGAGTGGTTTCTGTCACACCCTGCCGTACAAGAAGAAGACAAGAAATGAAAACCACGCTGAAAATCTTCGTGGCTTTGTTTGCCCTGGTGGGAATTTTCCTTACCTGGTTGGTGTGGCCTATCCTACATCTCTTTGGTGTCGTCCTTAAGGCGGCTCCTAGGGTCATGATTATCTTGTTTATGCTTGGACTTGCAACACACGGATACCGGGATTTGTTTTCGCTCATCCCTACTGTCTCTCAATGTCAATTGAGCGGCATTTTAATGGTGGCCAGTTTCTTGATTGCTGTATATGCCTTCTTTTCAGAAAAATTCATGTGGTTTCCTCTGGCATTGATTTTGATGTTGAGTGTGGGCGCGATAGCCGGTACACACGCACGTGATAACAATACATGCCATGCTCAGAAACATTGAAAGGTTTTAACATGCGTAACATTATCCTGATCCTAGCCTTTTGTACTGGTTGTGCTCATGTACCCCTATATAGTCGAGATACCGGCAAGCCTGATCATAGGGTATATACTTGCTTGCTTACACAAGCAGAATGTGACCGGGCAGATGTGGCAGCCAAGGTTGTAAACGACTTGGTTGGTCATAAAGTGTTGATTCGTGACGATCAAAAGTTTGATTTGGCTATTGTGGCTAATTCTGATAGATTCTTTATGTTTGATAGCCAACCTGCATACCGGGTGAGTGCTAACCAAGTGGACACATTTATCGAGACATCGTTGGTTGTTAACGACAAGTTTGCCGCATATAACAATGATAATATTGTGGTGTATGTGTCAGCCAATAGCTTAAATGACCGGCAAGAATCAGTTATGTTTATGCATGAATTCTTGCACTCGCTTGGATTTGGGCATGTAAATAATGCGATATCAGGCATGAACCCTAAGCAGTCAATCGACGACCTTGGGTTTACAGAGTATGACTACCAATCTGTACATAACGCTTATAACGGGCTAGACTACACACCATAATGAAAGAGGACCAAATGGGCCACCATAGACTTGAAGCCGCACAAAACCGCATCGACGACCTTGAAGCCGAGAACAAGCGACTGAAAGATGAATTGAAGGAGCTACGCAATCCTACGAATGTCGGATGGGCTCAGGTACTCCGTGAGCGCGACGAAGCGTGGACTGCGGCTATAGAGAACGGTAAGTTTATCTACCACATAAGTACCGAACGCGACGCCGCCCTGGCCAAGCTGGAGAAAGTGCGCGCCGATTTAGAGCGTTTGCGTGCATGCTATGCTGATGTGCACGGTCAACTCGCTTCTGCAGAAGTTGAGCGCAATGACATTCGCAATACATTGTCTAATGTGAGTAATTGGGCACATGAGCGCGATCGACCAGACTCTACGCACTCCACCGACGGTTTCTTGACCGCTCAAGCTGAGATTCGTGAGATTCTTGATGCGCCGCCTGGCGTGGTTCAGGTCGATCCTGAGGATTTGCAAGCTACTATTGAAAAATTCAAAAACTCACCGCGTGGATCATCTGGTGAGTCAAAACGTAAAAGTGCAGAGTGGCTCCTTGGAAAGGAAGACACATCTTACGACATCATCGAACGGGAGGTTGTTCTATGCGGTAATGGCCGTTTCGTGAATGGCGTAGAGGAGCTGTATGTCTCCGAATCATGCCAAGTCGGCAACGTTGCCGGTGAAATCGCACGCGCCACCGTGCAATTTAAAGTTCCGCGCCAGGCTAAGGCTAGTTTGGCGGATCGCTTGGAATATTTGCTTCGTACAGGTAAGCAGATGCCCGGTACTGATTCCACCTTGGTAGACGAAGTGCGAACGTTGGAGGCCAGACAAATGACCCTTTTAAAAGGTGACGAGGAAAATGAGCGTAGTTAGTCCACGTGGTTATTGTAAAGCTTGTTGGCAGGTACCAAAGTCATACACGCAATGGATGGCGATAGCTGCACAATACAAGAACTTGTACCAACTGAGCAGATTGAATGGGGCTCATGAGAACAATATTGAAATGTATTATGATGTATGGAAGGCAGCTGTAAAAGAAGCTGACTCATTGCTAGATAAGCTGAGTAAGGCGAAAGAGCTGCGTCAGTGGATACAATCTTTAGGATTCAGTGATGCCCGTATTGCCAACCGACTTGAACTACTCGAAGCGGCATTTGCCGAAGTATATGCCGAAGGCCGTGAGAGTGTTTGGCAAGATGAGCAGAGAGCAGCTAAAGAACGTTCTGACAAGATCAAGAAGGAGCATGGTCTAAAATGAAATGGCTGTACGACAAATGGCTGGACTGGCAGTGGAAACGCGAACACTCAAAATGGTTGGCAGAAACAGAAGCTGTCTACTTGTTAAATAGCAAACTCACGTTGTTGATGCCAGACAATAAAGTGGCACAAGAAGTATTTAAATACGCACAGTATGAATATCAACGTGCTTTGCAAGTTGACCCAAAATGGAGAAAGAAATGAAACGCGTCTGGAGTGTTAAAGAAGTTGATCAGCTACTCGACGAAATCGCCGAATTACAAAACAAAATGGTGGTAGACAATCGTCTATTGGATAACTACAAACAGACATTGAAGAATTTAGGCTGCACATTTCGCACGAAGGGTGAACATGTAGGAACAGTTCTTACTACTCCTTATATTACTCCTTATATTACTCCACCGGACGTTGAGGCTGCCCTGTCGGCAGACCAAATCATAGACACCACCATTAAAACACTGGAATGGGTGTTGAGTAGGGGTTGGTTTATTAATGGTACACCTGGCCCAATGCAATTAGATCCCGGTGAGATTCGGGATTACATCGAAGAACTTAAGTCCAAGAAAACGTTGTAAATCCGACCAGAATATCTTCTATATGCTAGAATGAAGCATCAACCACCAAACACATACCACCAAGCAAAGCTAGCAGCAGGCAAAGCGTACCTTAAGTACATTGAGGCACGTGATTTGGCTCAGTCCTTGCATAATCACACTTGGGAGAAGCGTGTTAGTTGGGCGCTTTATTGTCCAGAGTGTGGTGAAACCAAGGATTTGCGTATCAAGAAAGATGTTTTAAAATGAGTGAACAGAAGTATCGTGCCCCCTGGCCGAAGTTCAATAAACCATTCATTATTTATAAATCCACGAGAAAATCACGATGCAAAATTTAAATACAGTAGAAGAAGTTATTCAATGGGCAAAGCAGCCAGACGAAGAAACCGCTAAGTTCATAAAGGACAGCATTGAACTGCGGCTCAGTTTTATCAACTTCCTGAAAATGAATCCTCCCTTGGACGCTCCTATGGAAATTTTCTATGGGTCTGATCTAGACACTGTACGCGAGAATGCTAGATTGCGTGCATATTTTGAACAATGCTGGTTGAGTGAGAATTTTGGCAACCGAGAACGTTATCCAGTGGGAGGACCAGGGATCGTATCATTTGCTCACGATTTACGTGATGCAATGAATGCTAAACTTGAGGACGAAACTTCTCAAGATAAGGAGTCGTTGACAATGACTAGGAAACCTAACAAACATATCGGCTCCAGCTTTGAGTACTTCCTTGAAGAGGAAGGTATGTTGGAGGAAGTAAACACAGCAGTAAAAATTGATTTAGAAGTTTCACCTACACATGCAACGGAGACGGTGGCCAAGATTCTTATTAACCCACCGCAATCTACTAACCACCAAATCTTTTCGGAAAATGACATCAATGATGTATGGGGAGAAACCGATGTGTCTCAACCCTACTTTCCAGATCGCGCCTATCAAGCATGTATTTTGGTGTTAGAGGCTCGTGCAGAACGCGACACATGGAAGTACCGATGCGAACAACTTACTGTCGCCCCCAACCCAGAGTCCGATTATATCGACGGACAAATTGATGCACTTGAGTGGGTGAGCAACGAGGCGGGTGATGAAGAAGGTTATAAGTGTGGAGACACGCTTATGGATATCGACAGGCGAATTGTTCAACTACGCAAACAAAAAGAGGCACTTCCTAAATGAAGACATATCAACGCTGGGTAACTCGTAATGGTTCAATCGCGGTATTGCATGAAGAACGTGTAAATCCAGTCAGTGGGCAAGTTGAATATATAGGTGAAGTATATGACCACGTGCAAAGAAGGTGGTTCACACAAGTTACTTGGATTGCACAATTGGCTACGTATCCAGAGTACGATCTAATTAAAGAGGATCGATAAATGACCGCCCGAGATTCGCTTAGCAGTACAGATTTAGGTGAACAGTCTAAAAATGGACATGCTTTCCATATTATATTAAACATATGGGATGCCAATAGCACAAAGCACCGGGACCAATCCGGTTTTGTGATTGCAGACACCCTACTGGATGCCATAACTTTTTATATCAACAAACACAGTGTGATCGGATCACAATATGTGACGATTCACGCTATGCCTTTTAACGCAAAGAATGTTACATTATGAACACCCTTCCGCTTTATGTATGGCTTGATCTTGAGACTTCAGGTCTTAATCCACAAACATGTCAAATTTTGGAAGTTTATGCTGAAGTAACCGACGCAGAGTGTAAACCTGTTGGTGTTCCATCTTTTCATAGGGTGTTGAAATTGACAACTGACCCGGCAAACTGGGACCCATTTGTGCAAAATATGCACCAGAAAAATGGTCTTCTCGAAGAAGCTAAACATTCAACGTTCACAACATTGAGTGAAGACTGGCAACATTGGGTCGCCAACCAACTTTTCAGTAATGGTGTATACACACAATATTTTGCAGGTAATACAGTACATTTTGATCGTAAATTTATGGAGCATGCAGACATATTGAACTCGAACGGCATGTCACACCGTCACATGGACGTCTCATCATTGCGGATTTTATTTGATATTTTGGGTGTGCCTGCTCCGATTAAGAAAGAGGCACACCGGGCTAAAGATGATGTGCAGGAGAGTAAATCTCAGTACATGTACTACTATAATTATGCGATGGAGAAATTTAATGGAAACGTCAAACTCTTGTCCGAAATCAACGCAGAATCAAAATGATAACGATGATAAACTATATGATGCAATCCTAATGCTTATGATTTCCATGGTTTTGGAATCAAAGGAACAGCAGAATGCGACCCTCTAAAGGACCTAAACCGAGTTTAATTTGGACAGCGTTGCTTTTTGTGATTATGCTTTTTGTGTTTAGCTTTTTGGTGGGAGAAGCGATCAAGACATTTGTGTCTGTTGTCTCTGACATTCTTAGCCACTAAATTTGAGTACACACTTTCCAAGTGCAAAAGTCTAATCTTCTCATGCCTTGGACACATTCCAAGTCCAACACCCACCATCTCGGCAACTAGTCCATATTCTTTTGACCACCAAAACATATTCGAATGATTGGGGTCATTCATTGAGAACTTAGGGTCATGCATAGTTGTATGTGTTAATTCATGCCAAATAGGTGTGGCGAACACGCAAGTGGTAGCAGTGTTTAGAGTATGATCGTCGTACGACATAGCTACTTTTATAATGTGGTGCTCCACACCGTCCAGAGTTTCTGGATAAGACAAACCTATGTATAAAGAATTTGGGTTATTGGTATTGGTTAGATGTACGGGGTCAGTAAATGTTTGATTCTTGTAGAAATAGTATTCTATGTTGTCTGGTACATACTGGCCTGTAACCATCTCAAAAGTGTGGATCACTTTATTCAAGTCGTGTTCACTCACCGTAGCATCCCCATGAATGCGTTCAGATAACGGAACCGACAAAATCATAAAGGCCAATAGATGTATCATGTATACTAGTTCACCTATATTTTATTAATGGAATCCAAACTATATCTAATGCGCATTTACATTAAACTCCATAACCAAGGCATGCCCTTTGACCAAATCGCCGAACACCTCGGTATGACGGCACAAGGCTTGCAAAGGATGTTGAATGAAGCGAATTCTACTCCCAATACTACTGATTCTAAGTAGTTGTGCCCACACTGTTGATACCCCTGTAGATCTTAAGTACAGCGAACTTAAGAATCCGGCATATCCGTCGTTTACATATTTTTGTCAACTCAGTGTTTCGGACTGCAGGGTGGCCGAAGCGGCGATTGCAGAAATAAACCATACGGTTGGATATCCGTTGTTGGTGAAAAAGGGTAGACACCCGAATATCATGATCGAAAGTTTTAGAGAGTTCGATGTAGGTAGTTCACCTATATTTGACTCTGATTATTGTATTATTAGAATACGCAGCAAGACTTTCCATGATGAACAATTACAGGCATTTTTCTTGCACTATCTAGTGATAAGTCTAGGTATGCGTAAGACTCAGACCATAGATAGTGTTACAAACGAAGACTTTATCTATTACAAAATTTATCATCTAACCGCTTACGACATCCATATGTTGCGAGCCAAGTTTATGCCGATATGAAAATCACAAACAAATTATTTGACGAGAGTGTAATTGCTGCAGAACGTGGTGATTTCCACACGGAAGCTGTCTTGTTACGTAGATCACTCATCGCAGACCCATCTAACATTCTAGCCATGACTCACCTGAGTCAGAATCTCATGTTATACCAACGATATGATGAAGCGCTAGAGATTCTTTTTAAGGCAGAAAGCCTAGCGCCTACCAATCTAATGGTTATTCTAGCCATGAACGACTTGGTGCAATCGGTGGAGATGTATGAGACTCGTAATCTTCAATCAAGAACCGGGCGCAAAGCCAGGACAGTTCGTAATCTGCGTCAATAATCGCGGCGCGCACTCATTAACAACTTGCAAACTATACACAATTACAGAAGTTTTCCCTAACTTCTACTTGGTCAAGAATGATCAGGGAATTGAGTCATATTATGCGAAATATAGATTTAGCACTGATCCAAAAGCCGCCATCAAACTCAGATCTAGATATGCCAGAATACGAAATGACCTTTGGTGAGCGCGTCGCACGTTTACTTAGCATTCCCAAAGAAAATGCAGAATACGAACTAGAATTAATTAAGGATATCGCATGTCAAGCTCGAAAAAACCAAAGTACGAAGTAACGATCACCTTTGATTCTGGTACAGGTGAATTCCATATGCAAGCACTGGATGTATACAATCCAGATGCCAAATACTTAGACATGAATTACATTTGTAAAGCAGTCTGCCGTATTGCAGAAAACGTGATTAGCACGCTAGATAACGACCAACAAGAGACCATAAAAGACGTAGATATCACCCCATCCACGAAAAAGGGCATGAATTAAAATGTGGAGAATTATTGACCCAGACACCAGCGAAGTTATTGCCACATTTTCGTGCATGCCCAATCTGGCTGCGATTAGAGAGTTCGTCCCCAATGCCCAATCAATGGGCGACTATAATGCTCATGGTGGAATTTTTACTGTAAAATACGGTCATTCGACCGTGGCTTGGGTTCGTAAAGATGAGCAGTGATTACTATAGTTTTGACTACGAAAATCTGCCTATAAATGTGGATGCAGAACCCACCCCACTCATGTTAATAGATTTTGCAAAACTGGAAACGATACTTAAAGATATAGCTTATTTTCATAATGAACATTACATAGTTGATGTGGCCGAATCTAGATACACACTTATAAAGATAAATCGATCAAACCAGTTAGTGCCACAACACAAGCCTAAAACTATGCAAGACTTTGCTGTGTTCATAACAGATTGGTTACAACACTACAAAAAGAAGATTTAACGCTAATAATTTTAGAATTTAAATATTTTTAAAGGTTTAATATGCAAACTCCACTCGTCCCATGTTGTCCTCTATGTGGTAGTGAAACCCCTAAAGTTGTTCATAATGGAGAGAGGTTTAAGTGTAAAGCTTGTGATAAAACCTTTCTTAAAGAGAAACTTACCTACAAAGAAGTTGTTTATCAACGTGCTCAAGGAAATAAGTTTGTAATTACGTCTGCAGTTAGCGACTCAAAAGCAGATGTGAATTTTTTGGCAGCTCTGGATAACTATTGCAAGCATAACCATGCGCAATTGTTGATTGTGCCAGTCCCATATCGAAATCCAACCTCAAATACTGAGCACCCAAACAGGGTATATGATGTAATCTTAAGTAAATATTTCATCCAAAAACCTGTTGAGCTTGGTCACAAACTTATGTTGTTTTCCAATGTTCACATTCAGCCTACTGCTAGTCGTCCACTCAGCAGCATGCAATCTTTTGGTGGTGAAAAATCAGCTATCTTCGGTCATCCCAAAGTGGCCGCTGAATTTGTAGCTACCCGTCTTGGTAAGGAACCCAAGACCGTTCTTACTACAGGTGCCGTAACCAAATCTAGATATGGCGACTCAAAGGCTGGTATTAAGGGCGATTTCCACCACGTGATTGGTGCGCTAGTTGTCGAAATTGATGAAGAAGCTTTTCATTGGCGGCATGTGTACGCTAATAAGGATGGGTCTTTTTTTGACGTAGACTTGAAGTATTTCGCAGACGGCACAGTTTCTAAAATTCTAGAAGTAGCCACCACCAAGAAAGATGCTGAAATCATCTTGACCTGTGGTGATCTGCATGCGGTTAGAGCAGACCCAGTTGCCCTTGAACAGACCTTTTTTGCAAAAGATAGTATCTTCCACTCGGTGAGGCCATCTGTGGTGATGATTCATGACGGGCTTGATTTTCAGAGTGCCAGTCATCACAATGGTTTTTTCACTAATATGCGTCTTCACAATAAAGGTGAACGTTCAGTTCAAAAAGAACTTGAGGCCACTTGTGCATTGATAGACCGAATTGCCGAGTTGGATCCAAACGTTCAGATTGTGATTGTAGACTCAAACCACCCGCGTCATATGGGTAGATGGCTTGAGAACCTACATAACGCGCACGACTACGAAAATGCTCTGATTTATCACAAGACCAAGACAGCCTGGATTGAAGCTATTCTAGCGGATAAAGAATTTGACGCTTTTGCATTTTGGGCTAAACAGCTTCTTAAGCATGGCAACCAAGTTCTATTCTTAGGAAAAAATCAGTCATATGTAAGAAACGGCATAGAATACGCCATCCACGGTGACGTTGGACCCAATGGAGCAAGAGGATCAAGACAGGCTTTTGTAAATCTAGGTAATAAGCTGGTCATCGGGCATAGTCACACTCCAGGTATCACAGATGGCGTATTTCAAGTAGGTACGACATCTCTTAAGGATCTTGGGTACAACCGGGGTTTTTCGAGCTGGTGCCACACACATTGTATTACATACCCAAACGGGAAACGTACACTAGTGTCGATCATTAATGGGTCTTGGCGCATGCCACGCAGAAAAAGTAGGCATACCTAAGATAAATTCTTTCGATCATTCTTACTATATAGATGTATGCTTACGGTCACACTCCTCATCACACTAGCCGGGAATACCAATTGCGCTCAACAATGTGATGAGGCATGTAAACCTGCTCATCTATTTCGGTATAGATGTGGTGACCCTGGTAAGATTATTTGCGTGTGTAGTGACAATACCGTGAAACGAGTATCATGGTATACTTCATCTGGAGCTGAAGATGCGTTCAAGTAGAATTATCCAAGTCCTGGAAAAGGACACGCAAAAATTGGTTGACTATATTATTTTTAAGACTAACCCACCATTATCGGCTGTTCAAAAGGCGTTTGGTGGTAAAGTTTTGGACCCGATGTACGGTAGATATGAAATAACCATTCAGAATAAAGATATTATAGAACAATTTCTCAATAAACCTTTACAGCTGAATTCGTTCAGCTATTTCTTCATGACGAGACAATGAGCAAGAACAAAAATTCACGACGTGGCATGGGTAGTTTTCTAACAGGTGTTCCTAGGGGTCTTCGGTTGCAAATTGAACCTTACCTAGAATCTATGAAAAACGGGCCTACTAGTTTGGACGTTTCTAAATCAAAGAATTTTTCGACCAAGTCAGACTCATCGCAACAAAACTCACCAGTAGACGATTAAATTTACCATGCAAACTTGGGCAGTACACAATGGACTCGATTTATTCGGGTTCATACAGATAACTTCTATATTCTCTGACCGAGAAATAATGGTTGCCCTTAATGTACTTTTGCACGCCGCACTTAGACAAACCGATTTCATAGTGAGACGTCGTGAAAATAACGATAATGAAGTCTATGACGTGTTTTTATACCCCGAACGTGTACACTATTGTACTCTTCGATTGAAATACTGAAAAGAAACAAAAATATAGTATATATGGTTGATGAAAACGTCGTTCGATGTAATATGTGGTATACCGAAAAGAAACAAACGTTTCTCTCGAAATAATTCTTTTGTAAAATTATTTATAAAACTAACATGACGACTTCCGTACCAATTCAGAACTTCAATCATCCGGATGGGTATGGCTCAATCACCATTTTTTCAAGAGGTGAACGCTTGTGCAGCTATTCAAAACTGCCAGGCATCGACATGAATCAAGAACTTCATATCCTACATGTGGATGACAAGGTTCATGCTCTACCATTTACGAATTCTTATGTCTGGCTCAGTAAAAACATAAAGTCTCCCGCTAATACCATGGAAGACAATCAACTTAAATATTTTTTAATAGTATATTGTAAACTCAACACAAATGCTTCTTATTATTTACTAAACAGGAAAATACATGAACAACAGTAATTTTTATTCTAAGTACTCACATGTCGTCAACGGTAGTGTTCGTAAGGCCACCACCGAAGAAGTAACCACCTACACGTGGGCTCGCCACGGCAGTGTATGTACAATCAAGTGTGTTGGATGTGGGGTTGAACGTAGTGTCGCTACCCAAGATGCTTGGCAGACCAAACAGTGCGACGACTGTCAACGTAATTCATTGAATCAACGTCGTCGCGATAAACGCACAGCCAATCGTAAGGCTAAGGAGTCTAACAATGAGTGATATCGAAAATGTAACGGTTAAATTCAGCCCTGGAGCACTCGACAAGATCAAGGAAGCTTCGGATAAGCTTAAGGCTTCTGCTACAGTGGGCGATGAATCGGCCAAAAAGGAACAAAAGCCTCTTTACACCCTGCAACCAAATGAATTGCCGGTGTATGACGAGGACAAGCGTCTGGTTGGTGGATTCCCTGGCCAAAGTTTGGCCGGATTTAAGGTGGCTGGTTTCAAAGTAAAGACCGTTAAAGGTTTGGAACGAGTGATCCTTACCCTTGAGGCAAACGTTGAGGATATTGGTGCCGGGACCATGGATATTGGTGGAGTACTAAACAGCTTTACCAATCACATGACGACAGGCATACACACGGGTTTGCGAGTCATGCCATCAACCAATAAGTAAACTATGAAAGTTATATTCATATCTCTCCAGACCGACATTTCCGGGTATGACCTGCTTGATTCCATATGTGAAAAAGTCAAAGGTAAGTTTAACATTACCCTTGACATGATAAATATACACCATAGGAAGGATAGATGGATCGTATTGTCATCGGTTATATCTGATGGAGAGTATGAATCTCTTCGATTTAATAAATATTCTGGCGGTTTCAATCTTACATTTGCTGGGACGGACGATAGCGAAAGTTCTATCTACACTCCTTTCGTTATATTCAAATCGGCGTATCCACCGCCACCCTACACCCATGTGGACTTGGCTGACATATACAATAATCACCCACATCATAAATACATAGATTAGAAGGTATGTTAGTCCCAACCACACCAGAAAATGAACAAAAAGTCCTCTCAAAATCCGGAAAATATAGGATTTTTATATATGGAACTTTACAAGGGAACCACGCAAAAGTTACCTGTGACGGCGACATACGGGTCCTCCCGGATGGTTACGCTGCAGTCAGGTTTGATCGTGATGGCATTGTACATGGTGAAGTGATGTACGTTGATCAACACGAACTTGGTGAACTCGACAAGCGGGAAGAAAACGGTAAGCCACACTACGAACGAGTTATCGTTCGAATGAACGATGGTTTATACGCCTATTCTTATCAATTCAAAGATCATGTATTCCAAGGTAAGACATTTAAAACCTTACCAAAAGTCAAGGGCGGCCACTGGAATTTTAAATACTTAGAATCGGGGCATCACTAGCACTATATACGTACGAACATAAGGAAAATAGTACGGAAAGCTTCCCATGCCCATCACCAAACCGTTTTTAGCCTACACCATCACAGATACTGCAAAACTTAAATATCCAGTTCTTTGTACTCCGAAACTCGACGGCATTCGATGCGTTAAAGTAGGCGGCAAAGCCCTAAGTCGTAGTTTTAAACCTATTCCCAATAGGTTTATTAGAGATTGGATTGAGACAAATGTGCCGGATGGTTGTGACGGTGAAATTATGGTTGGGGACAATTTCCAAGCCGTAACCAGTGGGGTCATGTCTCATGACGGAGAGCCGGAATTCACTTACGTGATTTTTGACTATGTTACAGATCTTAATAGGCCGTATGAAGAAAGGGTAAAAGACATGGATAATTTACCTTTGCTTAACCACGCTAGGATTTTATATCCTGTCTATGTGAAAAACGAAAAAGAGTTGTTGGAGTTCGAATCTGGGTGTTTGTCTGCTGGATATGAGGGTATTATTGTGAGATCTGCAGACGGCTTTTATAAATGCGGCCGTTCTACCAGCAAAGAAGGAGGAATGGGCAAACTGAAGCGTTTCTCAGATTCCGAAGCTGAAGTTATTGGGTTTGAAGAACTAACCATCAATCAAAATGATCAGACTCGTGATGCGTTAGGATATGCAGAACGTTCTACCGCAAAAGAAGGCATGGTTAAGGGCGGGACGCTTGGTAATCTCCTGGTGCGTGACATCCACACAAAAATTGAATTTAGTTTGGGTAGTGGATTAAATGATGCTATTCGTGATCAGATTTGGAACAATCAAGAAAGCTATATAGGACAACTCGTTAAGTATAAATATTTTGCCTTTGGCATGAAAGATAAGGTTAGGTTTCCAGTATTTATTGGATTTCGTCATACGGATGACTTATGAACACGCAAACATCACAATCTAGGCGACTTACTCATTATCCTGTTTGTGATACGATGGATCAAGCCCAAATTATTGAGGCTCTTGATAAATGGCGCTCCACCAACGATGTTAGATATAGAGACAAAATTCTGGCCGCATATCAAGGTGTAGTTGTTCAGATTGCGAATAGATTACACAGACAAGGACATCTTACCAAAGAAGATCTTGTACAAGAGGGGTTTATAGCTCTTCTATATGCGGTCAATCGATATGATCCATCTAGAGGCACTAAATTCATGTCTTATGCATGGGCCTGCATTCAAGGCTACATGTATGTTGCTATAAACCGTGCAGTACTTATTCGGTACACCATGTCCAATGAGAGACAGAAGATATTTTGGAAACTGCCAGGTTTGTTGTCGATGATGGATAATCACCATGACAAGGCAAATGTGCGTGAGACATTTGCCAAACAACATGATGTTGCGTTGAAAGATATAGAATACATGGAGGAATGGTATACTAATACTTGTGTAACTTCTGAAATAGAGAATGTCTCTCGCGACAAGCCATCTAATATCGAAAATTCACTACAGAGTGAGGATTTGTACAAGATAGCAAAGAAAGCTTGGTACACCAACAATTGCGTAAGAAAAGTAGACGTATACTGGGACGTGTATGCCAGCATAGCCAAAGGTGCAACTCGCAAAGATATATGTGCTAAATATGGATATACGAGAGAAAGTATTCGTCAGATTCTTCTCCGTGTCACCGCTCACATTGAAAAAACTATATCAAAAGAACAAGAACCGCCATTTGTCTCAACAGATAGACAGTAGGAGTAGTAGATGGAAGTCGGTTTTAACATAACAGTTAATTTAGACACCGGGGACTACGAAGTCAAGGTAAATAACCTCTCCAATCCTGGGGAACCCATGGAATGGAACAAAGTTAAACGGGCTCTTGATGCAGTGTTGGGTGACTTCAACAAGTCTAAAGACGAATTAATGGTGGAACAATGACACCTACTGAAGAGATGGACAAACTAAAACAGTTTGTAAAACGTGCAGATGAATATTGCGAGCAATTTGATAAATCGCCCATGTACGTAGCAGGGGACGGTTTTGATGACTACGGCCCATTTCTTGATATTTTTACCAACAACTACGTTTTTAGACTTAGGAACGCTTCCACCACCATAGAAACCATGATGGTTGCTCAAAAGTTTCATGGTGTATGTATTGAAAATCCTCCTCATGTAGATGGTAAAGATCGTCCAAAACCCTACACTAACCTTTTCTTTGCCAATCCGGCAGATTTAGTTATCTACACTAGATAATTGGAGACATCATGATCCTAAATGGCTCTTACATCATGTACTATGACCCGCTTGATGCTCATCATACTATTATGAAGCAACAGAGGTATCAAGATAAGTTGCGCACAAGGGACTATTTCAAATTGGTAGTTTGGTCAGGAGGGGTGGAAATTATTCAATGTGTGGACGGGGTTGAGCGTTTTCTACAACATTCGAATGAAGGTAAAAGCCCCGTAACCTTTACACCAAGACCAATCGCATTGCCAGAGTGGAACAAATTAATGCGCAAGCTAGACATCGAATTGGATTTTGAGGATCTATCAAAGCTTCTTTTTTGAAGCCTTTATCATTGCTTGCATTCTTACATTGATATCATCCATCTGTTTAATCAAATCTCTTATGTTGTCTTTACAAACTTGTAAACGTTGTTTAGAGGTTTGCTTAAATTCTTCCACATCTACTGCTTCTGCCAAATGGCTTGTTTTAGACGACATTTTATCCCCTTACGTTATGAACTACCACATAGTCTTTTAGAGACTGAATTACAATAGTCATGCTAGTCATGGCTCTGTTATGTTCGTCTGTCATTTCTAAGACATCACGATTGATTTCTTTTATGAGTTCCATTTGAGATTTTTGAATATCATATATTCTATTCTGCAAAGCGATGATATGTTTCCACATAACACCAATCGCAATACATAAACCGACGATAATTAAAATGATTAGGGTCCAACCAGGACCGAACTTTGTAAATTCAGCTACTATGTCGCCTATCATATGAAACTACCTTCAACTGGGCATCGACTCAAGTTCTGGTTTTGCGCCCAATTCTGGTTGATGCTCACCCTCAGGTTTTTTCTCAAGATCTTCTAAAGCTTTAGAAGTATTTTCTAGGGTGGTGCTGACTTCGCTACGCAATGCTTCATCGTTATTCTGCATGGTAGCATCTTGCAAGATATCTTGCAATTCTTGCAACATTTGCTGAAACAAGGCTAACTTCTCTTGAAGTTTATCTTGTTCCATTTGACTAACCTTAGGAATAGTTGGTTTTGGCAAAGACGTAAGATTCTTGGTCTTACGTTTCATTTTGCGATCCATCTTTTGTTGTGGGGTAAGAGTCTTTTTACCGGCATCGCGTTGACCCTCTGCGTACCAAAACTCCTCCCAATCATTGATTTGAGAATTTTGTAGGGCAGTTTGCGCTTGTTTTACTGTACCATCAAACACGCGCCAAGATCCTACACGACTAATAAATCCACTATCTAGAGATCTAACACCTTCTAGACCCAATTTACCTCCATCGATTGTACGAACAGTAAAACGGTCGGGTGAGATCTCACTAACTTGCCAGAAACGTGTGTCGTTATGAGAAGCCACAACCATACGACCGTTGTGTTTACGCAACGCGGTCATCATCTTTAAATGATCGTCCGTCGTCCCCTCGTGCATATCATCCCATTCTGGCACTTCTACTTGGTCTTCCAAACGAGAAGTAGTAACTTCTGGCTCAAATTCCTCGCAAGCCTGAATCATGGGACCACTATCACAAGCTTCCAGATCTAGACCATTCCCCATAGGGGCTTCAAGGGTCATTTCCGGATCCATCTCTTTTGGTGCACTTAATTCGGGTTCCATCATCAATTCAAGCATATCAGGTGGAAGTTCTTCAACTCCACTATCAGTTTGGACCGAAATGGCAGATGGCGCAAGCACGATAATATCACCAGTGGCTACTTTACCATTATTGGGGAACTTAACTCGCGACCCTACTTTGAGTGGATTCCCGAATCGGTCAGACACCTTTTGTACGGAGGCAGTACGGTTCTGTGAAACCTTTTTATGCTCCTCTTTACGGACCAGGAACATACCGTCGTCATCGGAAATCATTTCCCATAGGTAATGGGCAGATCGCCAAAAGCCCGTTCCAGCCGATTGAAAATTAGACGGCACGTCTGCAACAGAGGCAACTTTGATGCGGGTGGGCTGATCGTCTTTAGTCTCCGAAGCCTGTTTAACAACTACAGGTGTAGAGGTTGGGGCGGTTTTAGATTTAGACTCCAAGAAACGGCTAGCGATACGAACAATGCCATCATTATCAATAGCAGAAGAATCAAAATTTTTAGATACAGTATTGGCGTTTTTCTTGTGGTCCACTTGTAGACTCCTCACGTGACTTAGTAGATAATCGACCATTACCTAAAAATAGCAACAGGGTATTAACAAACAATACAGGTATCGGAGATACACTATTATGGCAGAAGTTAGGATTAAACTTAAAAAGAAATTTTCAAACGATGGAACAGAGTATTACATCGGCAACTGTGATCTAGAGCTGAACTTAGCCGACACCGTTATCATGGTATACCCAAACGACGATGATAAGGGTGCGACACTCATTGTACGTGTCTACAATGAGGACATGCGTAAAACTGCTGGCCACGATCCAGAAAATGATTGATCAAAATTTTGCAGATTTCATACGTCTGGCACCCAAAGCTGATTTGCATCAGCATCTCGGTGGCTCTATTCGTTTGAGCACAATATTGGATCTGGCTGAACGTAATCGTATAAAACTGCCCTATCAAACTATAGATGGGCTACAACAGAATGTATTTAAGCGACAATATGACTCATTGGCAGAGTACTTAGAATGTTTCAAATACACCAGTCTGGTAAGTCAAACCGGAGAAGCTCTTACTCGCATCGGATACGAATCCGTAGTTGACAATTATGCAGATGGAGTTACCCACCTAGAACTTAGATTTGCACCACATTTGCACGTTTCTCATAAAGATGGCGTTATAGATGCAATCAAATCAGTGTATGAGGGGATGAAATTAGCTGCAGATGAGATAAACGCGTCGAATCCAAAAATACCATTTAACTTTGGTATTATATGTATTGCCATGCGACACGTAACTCCAGAGAGTAGTCCATACTTTCATAGACTTGGCACGACACTAACTCTACAGGAAGCTTCCTTAAATTTGGTCCATACCGCCACATATCTCAAGTCAAGGAAACTTTACAATGTGGTTGGCTTTGATTTGGCGGGTCCTGAAAATACATTTCCTGCTAAAACGCATGCAAAGGCGTTTAGACATGCTTTTGAAAGTTTTCTTGGGACCACCGTGCACGCCGGAGAGGCATACGGGCCAGAATCTATTTATCAAGCAATCACCGATCTCTGTACAACCCGCATTGGGCATGGAACAAACCTATTGCGCACAGACATGATTAAAAAGTTCTCTAAACAAGAAGATAAACAATCCTATGTAGACGGATTGGTAGAGACCCTATCTAACAGGCGTATTCCTATAGAGATATGTTTGACCAGCAATATGATGGTAAATCCTGTAATGTGGGATAACCCTACCACTCATCCAATGAAAAATTTTATGGATAAGGGTCTAGCTTGCGTGTTGGCTACAGATAACAGAACAGTATGCAACACTACTCTAAGTAAAGAGTTCATGTTGGCTAAGGAAACATTTAACTTGTCTCTACAAGATGTAAAGAAACTTGTAATTCGAGGATTTAAACACGGATTTTACGCCGAACCCTATGTAGAAAAACGGGACTACGTGCGAAAAGTTATCGATGTTTATGAAGATTTGGAACTGAAATATTTTGGTGTGGTAAGTCCACGATATTAATCAAACTTTCCAGGTAACACTGACTGGATGTGCGTCTAGCACCCGTTTAGCCTCCTTCTTACATTTAGGACAAACGGTATTAGACTTATAATCTTTCAGAGGCCGGTCCTCAGTAAATTGCTGTTTACACTTATCATTTGTGCATTCATAACTATATCGCATGACTGTCTCCTGTCATTCTATTAAACTTGCCCGTGGCCATAGTGTGCACCAACTTAAGAGTCCAAAGACTCATAGGACAAGGAATTGTATCATTGTCCGCAAATTTTTTATTCCAATTTGGGATAAGCTCCATAATTAGAGCATTCTTTTCAGCAGTGCCATTATCAATGGCTTGTTGAATCTCATCAAGCATTATCCGGTGTTCGGGTGATATCATCGGTTTTCCAGGTTGAGTGTTCGACCAAATAATCCACAATCCAATTAATGTAGACACCCATGTCAACTGTAGATGGAGTAACTGCAACTTTATCTTTGCTGGAGGTTGGATAGGGTATAGAAAAAAGCACCCCCAAATTCCAAAGTTTAAATGTGATATCGCATACATCCAACATGCGCAACTTTTCAGTTTCTAGTTCGTCGGCCTTAATCGTACCCGCTGCAAGAGATCGATTAGCCAACATCTGTACATATTCCTCAGACACAGGCGCGGATAATTTTACAACTTGGCGCACCTTATCAATAACGGTGTTCTTTTTATACTGCACCTCGGCGGTTTCCATTTGCTGAAGTGCGTTCGTTGTCAAAACTTCCCGCCAAATCTTAAGGTTATCATACCCAGCAGTAATGGCCAATTCGTCGTCAACTGGTTGTGGTTCGCAAGTAAATGTATGGTTTACCGTTACTTCGAGCGTTAATTGGTCCAATCCAATAGTTTTAGCAAATTCATTGTCCTCAAGCAAAAACATATCTCCGGACTTTTGGCCTACCAGAACTTTTAGTAGAGAAGGTGGGCGCATATAACCTTCCAACATGCGCAGTTTCACACTTGATTCACGAAGTTCAACTACTTCATTACCATTTGTAAAAGCTCGCACAGAAACTTCTACGGAGTCGCCAATCTCTGCCGGCAAAGAATTGCCTGCCTCATCGGTTTTGGTACGCAGAATTGGATTTGAAATCGAAAAATTGTGTGTGGCTTTATCTACTACTGCATCCACATCCAAATGTGGTAAAGATGGCAAAATAAATTGTGACATGTCAATTGGCTCCATACTAGGGATAACCATTAAGTCACAAGTTACCTGCCAAGATTGATCATCCAATTTGCTAGCCATATGATGTGAAGTATACAACATCCGATATGGGGATTGCAACTTCAATTCATTATCCACAAGAGATGCAAATGTTTCCCCATACACTTTCTCTGCTCCTCCCAAACGTTTTTCAAGCAAATGGCGATTAACACCCTTTCCATTTCTAAAACCAGGAACAGAGGATTGCTTGAGGCTTTTAGCTGCAGTTTTTTCAATTTTAGTGGAAATTGCTTTACCAATTTTAACTTTAACCGCAAACAAGGCACCATCTACATGGGTACCAGTCAAATCGAATTGATCATTCTTAAAATGGAAGTTTTCCATTGGCTTTTGCCTATGAAATTGTGAAATATCTTTTCGATCAAAATCTTGCATTGTAATCCCCTGTATAATCAACACTTGACATGTCATTTTTCTTAGTGATGGTCCAAGTGTTGTCGAAATCCATACTATTTACAAATCTACTGTTGTGACTAATTATCAAGCACGTGTCTGTATGTTTAAGTCTATCGAAAGCCAAAATAAGATTATCTATGTTCGTGTTATCCAAGGCGTCATCAATTTCGTCAACAGCTGCGAAATTAACTCCAACTCCACGTTCGAAAGCCAGTGTTCTCATAGCCAAAAACACAGCGAACACTATCATTTTTGATTCACCGCCTGAATACATACCAATCGGTATGTCACCCCGACCAGTAACGGAAACTATCAAGTCTATGCCTTGTTTAACACCCTTGCCTGACGCCTTTGTTTGAGCTGTCACAAATCTAGCAGTTGCACCACCAGGCCAAATTGTTTCTAATTCCTCGGCAAGCAACTGGTTAAGCCTTTCAATAGAAACGTCGTATTCCTGCAACTTTATCTTTTTGAAATGTTTATCTAAAAATTGTGCATGCTGTACGTCAAGTAGCTTGCTCTCGATAGTACCCGCTAAGGCATTTTTCTCATCCAATGCTTTAGTATATTGGTCGCGACGAGCCACCATGTCTTCCAACTGCTTGGTGGCCACTTGTATGTCTCTGACTATAGACTTAAATGCGATTTCTTTAGTGTTCAAATGCGATTGCTTAAGTAACAAATCGTTTTTTAGACTAGAATGGTCAACTTGCGTTGACATCGCAGATATGCTCTGAAGTATTGTTTTTATTTTTAAGTCTATGTCTTTAACTAGGGCTTCTGTTTCAATGTTATAATTGCTTCGCTCAAATTGTTCCAACATAAATAGCTGTCTGTTAGCATCCGATATCAACAAGTCCAAACTTTTTATCTTATTAACTGTTTCCTCTGAGTGATTCTCAACTGGATGGCTAGGTAAAGTTTGTTTGCAATATGGGCATATACCACTTACATTGTTCTTTATAGCAGCAAGTTCTTTAGCCAAAATAGCCTTATCTAAGCTATATTCGGCAATTTTGGCCTTTAATTCTTCATGAGTGTCTGAGTATTTAATCGGCCTAAAAGAAACCGCACCACGCTCAAGTTGAAGAGAGTCATAGTGTTGACGCAATGCGTCCATTTGTCTAGCATGTGCTTGAGATGCCGTTTCGGCAGTTAGCAATGCTGATTGTGCTGCTGAATACTCCGCAACTGCCGTTTGTCTCTCCTGGTCTGCAACTTGCTTGGCAAGTTTCAACGACTCAAGCCCAACTACTACTTCAGACATCTCGTGGTCGGACGGATAAGTAAACTTACTAAGCCACCCCTCCATAGTTTGATGTCGAATATTTAAAGCATCAACTTCTACCTGGATAGATGAAGCTTTAACTTTAGCTAATTCGGCAGCACGTTCCCATAAAGAAACGTCAACAACAGCTTTTATGATTTTTTCGCGTTCACCTGAAGTACCATTAGTAAGTACGGACATAGCCCGTTGACCAATGCTCACATATGCAGAAAACTGGTCGATTGTCATCTTCAACACATCTTTGCAGACGTACTTCTGAATATCAAGAATTGTCTTGGCACCCTGTGATGTAGGACGATCATCAACCCACTCGTCCCCATCCCAATACTCTACAAACACATCTGTGCCTGTATATGTGTTTCCTGTGGAAAGTACAGTTGATGGCTCTGTGCCAATAATCGACGTACCTATTTCCTCATCAGTCCATTTCCGAGTTTGAATAACACGATATTTTATGTCATCATGATTGATGAACCAAAGTACACCAAACTGGCCTTTATTCCACAGTTTGTTTGTGTTTACAACATCTCCAGCGCCATGTCCAGTATCGTTTTCTCCAAAAGCAATCTGCTTAACTGCATTTAGAATAGATGATTTACCAATTCCATTTGACGTGCCACGATCCACATCTGTGCCAGTAATATATACCCTACCCTGTTCGTGCAGAGGTATAGTTTTACAAACGCCATGAGAGAACATACCGGTTGTATTTACGGCCAAAAATGTAATCACTTAACATCTTCCAACTTCAAATTTGAATTCTTCATTAGTGAGATAATGTCACGAATGAATTGGGCCTGGGCCTCATTGCCGGGCCACTTAGACGCTAACACACCGCGCAATGGGTCTGTCATAGGAGAAGTACGAAAAGAAGTTACGTACTGACCTTTACCACCTAGAACCAAATCGTATTCTTCGCGGATTTTTTGCACTAGAGCTTTAATGTTTTTCAGATCATCACGTTCATCAAATATATCAGACATTAGTTCGCTTCCTGTTTGGCTTGGCTAATTATAGATAGACTATCCTGTATTAATTTATTGGGCTCAAGATTGCCGATCTCTTGTGCTTTTAGATAAACTGTAAACTTATTTTCTGGCGTGTCTTTAACATTAAAACCATCCACCAGCTTAATTTTTTCAAATTGCCGTTGCACTATCAAACGTAGTGACCTAATTGGCAATTCTTTATTTAAGAATGTAGAAACCTCATCTCTGTCAACGTCTTTGGTAGACTGAACGGTAAGTTCTATGATGGCCTCTTGACCTGGCAAAAGCACCTGTTTTATGTTTGATACAAGCACATTGAGGCTCCTTTTATCAGTCGATTGCACAACTTCTTTAAAGGGCACTGGTGATAAAGGACGAATTAACTCCATTTCAACACCGTCTCTAGTGACTTCAAAAGCCCAAAAGCCACGCGTTTGTCCACGATCTCCCATAGAGTGATACATTGGAGCACCCATGTACAGAGAAGGACAACCAAGAAGTTGGTCTAAACGCTGAGCGGTGTGATTGTCCGCACCAATCACTAGACTAGGTTTAAATTGTTTTATGGTCTCCGGGTCTATGCCTGTATGAACAGCTTCACCATTCGCAAAGTAGGAACCCTTTAACAATCCGTGGAAAACAACCACTAATGGACATTCAAGACGCCTATTAGACATATCTATTGGTTGACGCTCAAGACCAGACGGCATAAATAACACGTCAACATCTTCTACATGAACCACAGTATTCCGATCATACGGAATGAACTTAGATAAGTCCTTTGTAAATATCTCGGCTCTCTGGAATGCATGTCCTGATATAGCACTACGGCGGTTACGGTCGTGATTGCCGATACATGTTAATGTGACAATGCCACGATCACAGCGTTCTTTCCAAGCACGCTCTGCAGCCATTGATACAGCTTGTTCGGGCTGAGTATTCTTATAGGCATCACCACCAAAAATTACACAAGCAACTGCACGCTTTACAGCTTCTTCAGTAATGAGACGATCTATATCCTCTATATCGGACAGTGTCACAGCGTTTGAAAAATATCCATTATGGTAATGGATATCGCCATATCCTAGAAATTTCATAATTATTCTTTTGTAGTTTGTTCCAACAATTTTACCAAATCATATACCATAGATTTCGCAGAAAGATACAGACTGTTGGCAAGAGAGTATTCACGCCCATACAAATATGTACGCAAATAACAAACTAAATCTAAAGCCTCCTGCAATGAATCAATCAGTTGGTCACGACCATTGCCGGGTTGAAGGTGCACACCATGCTTTCTAACACCTTCCTTATCTCTAGCTTTCATGATTTCAATGGTGTGATTGAATGTTTCAATACTATGTTGTATACCACCAACATGTTTCATATCTGCTATGACGTCATCAATAACCAAATCCCAAGAATGCGGATTATCATTTTTGGTTGGTGGCTGTTGTTCCGTGATTAATTCTTGTGTATTCATGCTAGGTTACTCATCTTTGCCGGATTGAAATAATCGTATTCCGGAGGACTTACCACTTGTCCTTGTCGTTTTTTCCAGTTGGCCAGATCTTCGAACTGGTCTCGCAGCCATTCGTATTGGTTCTCGCAAAGACTTTTAATCGTTTTTGGGAACTTCGGGTTTATTTCGGCCATACGAATCAAAACTTTACCGGTCATCGTGGCGTCGTGGATGGCGCGGTGTGCACCTAGATACTCAAATCCAAACTTATCGGCCGCGTTGATAAGTTTCTTTCCCTTCGACATTTTATAGAATTTACGATATAAAACTAGTACGTCTATCACTGGTTTAGATGGAAACTTATATCCTGCAGCTTCCAATTGTCTACCAAGAATACGACGGTCGAATTCGTAATTGTAGGCGGCAATGTAATCAGCATATTGCAGTATGCTTACAATTGTAGCTGCATAATGCTCAAATGGTTTTGAGTCTGCGACGTCTTGATTCGATATATTATGAATCGCGGTAGCTGATGCCGGAATAGGAATCGTCGGCTTTACGAATTCCCCGTATTCGGTAACAAGTTCTCCATTTTCAAATATGGAGAACCCAAATTCGCAAATTTCATCCGTGCTTGTTAGTCCGGTGGTTTCCGTATCAAATACTACAATTCTTTTATTTAGGTAATCAGGCTTGGCCATTATATTTTATTTCTTCTTATGGAGTGCTACGACGCTATCTGGAACATGTTGAACTGCATGGCAATTAGGACAAGACAAAGTAGTCGTCCCAGTACCACCTTGGTACACTCGCATATTGCGATTTTGATCTTCTTTATTTGAGTCGCCACAAACTGTACAACGCAAAGTGGTTTCTTCTCCAAGTTCGCCTTGTTGACCAGGTCCAAGAATGTCGCCGCTATATGTAAAACTCATTATGTATAATCCTCATCGTCATCATGCAGATCGCGATATGCGTCTGAATTGTATTGCAAATTAAAAACCGCCGATTTATATCGTTGACTTTTTTCCAAATTGGTAAGAGCCAATGCCAAATCGTCAGCCATGTTTTTTAATGCACCAGCCAACGTGTCTGGTACATATAACTTCAAGTCACTATCCTCAACCATCTTGTCGTGGTAAAAGCGGATCGAGTCACAATTAAACAGCAATTTCCGCATGTTGCGAATAGCCGCAATAAGATCTGCATCATCAAGTATTTTAGACATGTTCATTTCCGGTGTTCAAAATAATTTTAAATCCATTATCGTGCTCGTCTGCGACTCGCTCAATACTAGCGGGACTCATCAGCACACTACCCATCTCCAGTAAATGTTTTTCTCCAAATTTACGTAACTTTGAAGGTTCACCACCGAAAGATTTTACAATATCGACCGCTTTATTAGCGTCATTGATTAGGAGACCAAATACTGGAATGCCATTCATAAGAGGGATCACTTGCTTTACCCGTAAGGCATACACAGATGGGTCAAACTTATCTGTTGCTACCGTACATTCAATAGCAAACATTTGTCCTTCAGTAAGGATACCCTCTAAAGCATTACACTGTGGAGACCATACCATTATTCTATAAGTTGTGTACAAATCACTTATCCCAAATGAAATATAAGGATCGCCACGCTTGGTGATGGCATGTTTCACATAATCAACCATGCCAAATAGCAGCAGCAAATCACCAACCACACATTCCTCAACCATAGACGGTGTAACTACCTGATGTGATTGTACTTCAATAAAATTTGCCAACCTTTGATAAACAGCTGCGGGGTGTCCGGTGATGTAAGAGTTCAACACTTCGCGTTCATGCTGCTGTCGCTTGATATCATCAAATTCGTTGCCACGTAGTGCACATTGTGTAAGGATCACCAAAGGTGGGACCTTTGACCCATCGAAAGATTTATTGCGCTTTTTAGCGAAATCGCATATAATACTCAGGTTGTCCAACTTATCGCGATCAGTAATGCTAACATCCCATCGAAATGCGCCAGCTTTAACCAAATTCTCCTTAGCTTTTTTATTGACAGATGGCATACGCTGACAAAACTCAACAAATGAAGTAAACTTACCATTCGCGGCTCGTTCTTCGATAATAGCTTGAGCCGCCTTACCTACACCTTTAATGGCAGAAAGTCCCATATAAAGGACATTGTCACTCCCTACGGTGTATGTGTTGTTTGATTCATTGGCGTGTGGGGGTACGATCTGCACACCTTTACGTTGAATGTTCTTAATAATATCAGCAGCGCGCTCTTTTTTGTCCGTGTTACGATCTAACAAAGCCGCATAGTAATGTAGCGGGTAATGTGCTTCCAAATAAGCGGTAATATACGTAATGCGTCCGTACGAGGCACTGTGACTACTATTCCAAAGGTATCTAGCGTAGCCGGTCAATCGACCGATCAATTCATCTACCCAAACTTCTTTAGTGCGTGGTTGACCATTTTGGGGTTGCCAATTGGCAGGTAGATCTACCTTAGGATTGGCAAGAACTCCAGCACGAAACTTTGCGAGCTGTGCATTTACAACATCTGCGTTCTTTTTACCGATACCAGCACGGAACTTATCCGCGTCTGTGCCAGAAAAACCAGCCAAAATGCGCGACATCGCCATGGCACCTTCTTGATAGATGATGGCTCCGTAAGTAGGTGCCAAAACCTCATCCATAAGAGGATGCCAACTTTCAACAAGCTCCCTACCGTGTCTACGATTTACATATGATGCAGTTGCTCCAGATTCCAAAGGACCTGGTCGATACAGAGCATTAAGAGCTGCAACATGGTGAAAATTAGCAGGTTTAAGCTGCTTCGCCAATTTCCTATACCCGGGGGAGTCCAACTGAAATAAAGATACATACTCCCCAGTGCCTACCAAATCCATAGATGGTTCATCATCGTATGGCAGGTCATGCATATTGGTGGTGACGCCTGCACGATCAAATGCATCTTGAATAATATCTAAGGTTTTAACACCAAGCATATCTAGTTTAAGCAAACCAAGTACACCACAGTCTGCCATGTCATACTGAATGCCTAGAATACCGGTATTTGATGGCAGGATGGGTGAGATGTCCTCAAGAGGATCATTCGAAATAACAACACCTGCAGCATGGAAACCAATATTTTTCGCTAAGTCGATTAGAACTTCAGCATTGTCTAGCCAACCATCCCATTCAGCGATTTGACGCTTCGCATCAGCTGGAATATCGTCTATGGTTTGAGCGGCATGTGGAATCAGCTTACGAATAGCACGATTCTCTGAAAATGGTATATTAAGAATACGACCAACGTTATCTAACGCTGCAAGGACGCCCAAAGTTTGGAACGTGGCAATCTGCGCTGTGCTGTTGACGCCATATTTTTCTGCGATATGGGCCAACACAGAAGGACGACCATCTTGAGAAATATCAGTATCGATATCTGGAAGGTCCTTACGTCCTTCATTGATGAATCGCTCAAACGGCAAATCCCAACGGATTGGGTCCAATTCTGTAATACCAAGAAGATAACATACTAAGGAACCGCCTGCAGAACCACGACCTGCAGCCTTTGGCAACCTTTTAGATACCATGAAGTCAACAATTTCTTTAATGATCAAGAAGTAACTTGAAAACTTCTTGGACTCCATCATTGTCAATTCTACTTCCAGTCGATCCACGTATACTTGATTCTCGTGTAGATTTTTACGGATCAACCCGGCATGTGCTTCTTCTCGTAGCAGTGCAGCGGACTCTGCTATAGACAGATTCCTACCACCCTCATCCTTGAAGTTAGGAATAATGAAACTATTATTTACAACGTTGTAAGGCTCGATAGAGTTCGCGATATGCACAGAGTTGTCGTAAGCTTCTTGTGGTAGAGCCAAAGCCGCCATTTCGTCCTTGCTCTTAAAATAGTGTTGATCTGATCCATGCATGTCTAAATTATATTTATTAATCTGCAAGGCTACCAGATGTGCGGTTGCATGGGATTGCAGAGTGTAATGTACCGCATTGGTTGCCACTAAAGGCAGATTATGCTTTTTTGAGAGAACTTGAGAATTCTCCAAATATATAGCTTCTTGAGAAGCGAAATCTCCTTTTAGGAGATGTTTGTATATCTCGATGTAAACGGGAGATAATGCTTTTTTGAGATAAATTAAAGCCGCGTCGAATTCATTGTAAGGCACTTCTTGTGGAACCAGGATTATGACGTCGCGCGCTGTAAGAATGTCTTGCCCATGAAGACCAACCTTAGATTTACTCAGTGGCTCCACATGTGCTTTTGTATTAAGACGAACAAGTTGCTTGTATCCATTGGAGTTTTTAGCTATGACGGTTATTCGAAACGAGCCACCATCCAACAAAACTTCAAAATTAGTACCGACAATAGGTTTTATGCCTGCAGCTTCACAATCTTTAATAAAAGATGGAGCCCCACACAACAGATCATAGTCTGTCTTAGCAAGATATTCATATCCCATTGCCTTTGATAGTGGAATAAGATCTTCGGTTTTGCAAATGCCCTTTAAAAGGGACATGTGGGTGTGAACACGCAAATGCACAAAGTCTGTGCTAATTTCCTCATTTACGTTACCACAAGATTGACAAATCCAAGTTGAAATCTCTGGTTCGTAAACGTGATCAGGATGACTACAGCCGCAATCAAAACCACTCTCATCTTCTTGATTAGTCACTTGACTCGGCTCCACCTGTAGAAATAACTACCCGCAAACAATCGTTTGGCTTAACACAGTATGTCTTAGACGAACCAGCAACCGTACCAAATTGGTCCGTCAAAGACCCACATCGAGCACACTTATGCATGCCCACTTGTGGTTGAAGATCTTGAATATCGGCAAGTTCAGACGCAATTGCCTCGCAGTCAACTGCTAACTGTTCTGGCATGTAACGTCGTAGTTCTTTGGCGACATCAATAACGATTTGTGTAGAATAAGTGAAATACATCAAACGTGGTGGTTTATCATCTGTGGATGGCTCAATGACCATCGTAACCATCCCTACGCCGCCGTTTGTAAGACTAAACTGCTTTTTCCACTGGCCATTTCGAAGTGAAAAACCATATTTGTTGGCCATCTCCACTAATTTGGTTATAAATGGGTTTTGTGGAATCTGCGGTTTACTATCCACAGGCTTGGTAGGTTTAACCACTTTAGATTCGCATGCCGCACACAAAGGCTCATTGGCTCCAAACCTGCCTACCACAACTGGTGTCTTACACGTTTTGCATTCGCGTACTTTTTGCTTATGTGGGTCATGACGGATGAGAGATGGATCGATCATATAAATATCCTTAAACCTAATAAGATAACAATGTTGTAGATTGCCGAATTTCATCAAATAACTTTGATGAGTGTACTTCCAAACGCCTACCGTCATTATATCGCGGGTCGGCTTCATCAGTTGTTACCATGTCGGTGTCTTTATTTCTGGCGACTACCATTACACATCTGCCATTAAGTATATGCAGCTCTGCCGGATCCGTTTCATCAAACTGTAACCAATAGTCGGCACCACATTTGGTAGAGTAAAGTTCACACATTACAGCTTAATACCTCGGCGATTGGCTTCCTCAATTATTTTCAATTTTGCACAGGAAAATAACTTGGTGCATCGAGGACGACTAACACCCATAATGTCGGCCATATACATATGCATGCCGTCAATCAAACGTACCTTATTGGTTGGATTTGAATGAGTCATACAAAATGCAAATACTCTAAATTCATTAGTGTTAAGAGTATACCCATCCCATACAATGGCCTTAATCGCTTCTAGGGCATTGTTCGACTGGTCATACACATCCGGGGTCTGATTGCGTTCCGCCAGAGCAATAGCTTTCCGATCTTCTTCTGGGATAGTTTCCTCTTGATCGGAGTCAGGATTGTACCCTGTAAATCGGTGACGTTTAAAGAATTTGTTTTGTTTTGAAAATCCCCACAAAATCCACTTACGAACCCACCCCGTAGACTTATGCAAACCAAACATATATTCAGTCAAGAAAGCTGGTGAGCCAATATTAAATCCACGCACTGGGTCTATTAGACACTCAATAATTCGGGATTCAAGATCACGCTTTAGTTCCGCGATATCAACATATCCACTACCCACACGTGCTTTGGCATGATGCACAAGTTTAAGCACATTGGACTCAATCATCTCAATAAATTGAGTGGCGGATTTATTACGATCGATCCCATTACGAACACGACAGGCAAGGATATTCAACACGACGTTACGTGGGGAAGCTGATTGGGCGTAACATCGGTCGGCATAAATACATTGAGCACAGTTTTGCTCACGCAACCTTGGTATTCCATCTACATAACGAGTATTCTCTTGAATTATTCGCATAGATTATCTCAACACATAAAACAATCATTATAATATAAATACTAAATCAATTATCACATTACAAAATTTGGTTGACCTGGTTTAACTTTCCAAGTTATTGCTAGCCATCCAGATTGGATGTAGTGGGACGTGCCATCTTCAGCATAAATTCGGTGTCCACCACTAGTGGATACATGTAGCGCTAATGGACGCAATATGTTAACTCTGTCTCCACCTGGAAAGGTGTAAGTACGTTCCAACTCGCTTGAAATGTCTTTAAAAACTAATCCAGAAGCATTCCACTTGTCACTCATTTTCAATTGCCTCACGTAGTTCGATAAAAGCTTGATTATACCCATCATCATGTTGAACCGGGATATGAGCATCTACTAATTCGCGAATGCGCTCATTTTCAAATATACGTTTCTCGTAGTCAACTGGATCATTATACTTAGCTTTAAAAGCGTCCATTGCTTTAGAACGCGACACACAATCGGCAATGTATTCTGCAATTTCCATTACCTCTGGTGTCATAGTATCTATATCTTCTACAGATATTACACCGTCTCGTTCTCGCCAAGTACTGATGCCTAATTCCATCTCAATGGCAGCAGATAGTACACCCTCTGGTGTAGACAAATCGTATTTATTCATTTTTTAACTCCATTTAATCCTCAGCGCTGCCATCAAGGAACTCATTCCAGTCATTCCATCGACGTTCTGTTCGCTTGCCCTGCACCCAGTTTCCACTACACCAACCATTACCTTTTACTGGTTCCGTGATTGGACCACCACGTTGAGGTCTATCATATCCAAACGCCGCAGTCATCCAATTGTAAGTAATAGTAGTACGTGTGCGCTTCAAAACCTGTCGCATCATGCCTGGCTCACATACATATTGATAATACCTAATCATTCTTTCGTCCTTAGCATGCTGTCGACCCATTTACGTACTGCCGTCGCTAACTGCGTATCCTCCTGACGGTATACCTGCCAAGTAGGCGCAATATTCAAAGCATTTAATATGATTTGTGCCGTGCGCATATCTGGGAAAGCCGCTTTAGCTTCTCTCAATGCGGCAAACAGGTCTTCTTGCGCTTCCGGGCTACGGTCTGGTGCAGTCATTTTTTGATCCTATCCAACCAAGTCAATTTAACACTCAAACGTTCACCAGACAACAAAGGAGTCGTAATGTCAAAATAATCACAACGTTGGCGTAATTTAACACACTCGACTATAAATTTAGCAGTTTCTTCAAAATCTTCATAGGCTCCTGGCAATCCTATGTCAATGCCTACTGCATATGCCCACTCTATAACTTCATCAGGTGTATTCAGATCGTATTTCATACTTTAAACCTTGTGATGTTCTCTTCGTTAGGTAATGAATATCTATAAGAGTACCAACCCACAAAATTACCAGCTTTAGTATAGGAGTCGTTGAGTTGGGCAGCTTGATGCTCAAATGGCGACATGTGACCAGAGTTAAGCAACCTATCGTGTAACGACAAGTCTTTATTTGGATCAGGTTGAGACCCATCGTGATTCAACGTACTAACGCGTGCACATCTAGCCGCACTAAATTTTTTAAGATTTTCCTGATTAAATCTAGTGTGTTCGTCAGAACTTATCAACGGCAAGTGCCAACTGTCGGCATCGAGTTGAGTTGGTTCACTCTGACAGTACACTTTAAACATTGCATTAGCCAACACTTGAAATTCGGGTTGAGCGTCTGAATGAGTACGCAATCCAAAAAAATTATCCCATTCAGTGGCTGTAACTATCGTTGTAGAATACTGTGTCCACTCTAAAGGTCTGTTAGCGGTTTGTTTATGAAGACCCAAGTCTGCCATTTTTTGGACTTCTTTTGCGGTATGAATTGCCAAATTGCGCCAAATTAACTCTACTTGCTTAGACGCTTCCGGATCCATTTCTTCAGTGGCCTGCATTCCAGGTTTATTCTTCATCCAAACTGCCGGCATTGCCGGATCTTGCATCGCTGCTTGCACGGTTTTGCTTATGGGTATAGCACGAGAGGAAGCCGTTGACCTAGAAAAAACCCGATGGGTGTTAAACTCGGCTAACAAATAACGATGATAGTGAAGTACAAACGTGGTAATACGTTTCCCACTTAAAGATATAGAGTCTGCCACTATCTTTGCTGTCGGTTGCATGCATGCCTTAAGTATTGGTACTGCCAAATCCTGTAGTACCGCGTATGGTGGTGGGTAACTTATCAGTTACCTCTATAATTGGCACTACAGAAGGGAAAAATACCAATTGTGCAAGACGATCCCCATTAACCACGTGGGCGTCAACTTTAGTTGGATTAAATACAAAAATATGCAAAGATCCAACATACTCACAGTCAATTGTGCCATCCATCACCATCAAATTGCGTTTAGCAAACGTGGATGAACGCGAACGAATGGATGCCCAATATCCATCAGGAATTTTCACAGACACGCCCGTAGCGATATTTGCAAAAGTACCAGGAGGAATCACAAGCACATTGTCTGGGATCCAACATTTCAAATCAAAACCCACATCTCCCGGTTTAGCAGGCCAGGACAGTGGATGATCGTTTTTACAGTCTTTATCTACCAATACTTTAAGTGTCTGCATAATTATTGTTGCTCCGTATTTACGTTAAATCTTTTAGGATAGTTATTTGCTAACTTATTTAAGTTTGCCAAAGCATCATTCACAGCAATGCGCAATTTGCTCATGGCGTCTTGACTATCTGAGGACACCACCACCGCACCCTGGCACTCGTAATACTTTAGATACATAGATTTACGCATATCAGTGTAGATAATAAGTGGAATATTAAATTCAGCTGCGGTAGCGATCTCAATCGGCGTGCCAACAGAAGGACTTTTAGAAGAAATGTAAGCAACCACCAAATTTGACTCTCTGAGAGCATTCATGTTTACGTTGTAAACAAATTCCACAGCCGTATTATCAATTACGGACCCAACAGTAAAAGCTTCTGCCGGGTTGTAAAACACTGTTTCGGGATTGGCGGTAAGGATGTATTCCTTTAATTTATCTTTCCAAGACTGTTTTTCATTATTGTAATCAATAGGTCCTGCAGTATAAATAACCATCTTATTTCCTAAGTCCCAACAGTTTTGCAAATTGTTTGACAGCATAACCTAAATCGTCATTTACTATCATATAGTAGGGTATACCCACCTGGTTCATGCGTAGTTCCATTTTATAATTCTCAGCTACTTGTACATCTATTTTCTTCTTAATAAAGAACTCGGCATCTTGCTCGTCACGCATACGCAACTTAGCTCTCGACACCAAATCGGAAGCTGTAATGTTAATTACACATCCGTGCAGTTCTGTACCAACAAGCCCGTGGTTCAGAGCCCAATCCAGTTGATCTACTGATCGTGGAAAACCATCAAGAATTATCAATTCTGCACCATGATTCCACATATACTCAATTTTTTCAAGGATTAGTGCACGTAAAATATCTTCCTTGGGGTATAAATACCCATTTCGCATGTGTTCAAAATCTTCTGGTGTGGATATTGCACGTACTATATCACCAGTACGAATAACCGTCATTAACTCTTTAGATGCCTCTACTACCGCATTTACAACAGTAGATTTACCTGCTGCTGGAGGCCCATTTACAAATATGATACCCTTTTTATATCTCATGATCAACCCATACCGTTGCCAGCTTTGTAAAAAGCCATTCTTTCTTTCAAGCTAGCGGCTTCTATCAAACGTAGATTGGAAGTAGCTTGATCGTCCGACAGAAAAATATCAATTTTTGCATCGCTTGCACCATGACGCAATTTAGGAATAGAAATCATGCGATTACCTACCTGAGCTGAGTCATCAGTAGGACGTTGACGCGGTTTTTGAATCTCTATAAGAACATCCGCATCTTGTGCCACTTTATACGAACCACCAATTGCTTCCGAACCATGTTGATCACCTGATCGATTGCGTTGAGCTACAACAATACACCCAAGCTGCATACCAAGCGCAACCTTATTTTTCATAATAGTTGAAGCTTCACCAATAACCTGATCCCTAGACATACCGCGCTGATCATTAGACGCGGACACCAATTGAATGTAGTCCCAAACTACACCAGTTAGCTTATATTTAAAATGGTAGTCCTCAATGGTCGCCAAAATCTCATCAATAGTTCCATGTACTGGTTGATAGGAGTACAACCCGGAAGTTGCAACACGTTCTATTGCATTGTGCACAATACCAACTTGGTCGTTATTTAATTGTCCCTTAATAATGGCTCGATTAGATATGCCCGTCATGATGGACACCATGCGCAAGCCATTATCTTCTGTTGTCATTTCCTGGTTGATCCACAGCCATTTTTCACCTTTATCCATCACCAAAGGTGTAATGATGTTCATAGCCAACAAAGATTTACCAGCACCCGTAGAACCGGCAATTACCACGTCATGGCCAGGAGATATGCCGTTTATGGCTTGGCACAAAGCGGGTAGAGTAGCGGAAAAATCTGAGCCCATAAATGCGCCACCAGATTGAATACGCTTCTCTATAGACTTAGCCAGTAGATTACTAATTTCCTCAGGAGTATTGGCTTGGGTGTAAGTAGCTTTCGACTTAGCCGTCAAGTTTTTCCTGTGTTGATCCACAACGACATTAAAATCGAGTTGTAGATTTTTTACACGTTTCCCAAGAACTTCTGACTCTCTAAGAGCCACGCGCCGCTTGTGCAAATCTAAAACAATAGTGGTAGCGACATCAACTGCATACTTAGGTGTAATGTCTAGAATGCCAGCAACAGTATCTGTAATGGTTGGGTCAGGATGTTTTTGTACCAAATAATCTATAATGTTTTGAGGAGTATATTGATCTCTATACCGCTCATACACATATACCGTAGACAACCAACACTTTTTGTGGTGGTCAATTGCAAAAGTTTCGTCTGAGACACCACGCGATAGCATGTTTGATAGGCCATGAGGGTCTAGAAACACATATTTCAAAACCGCTTGTTCGGCGTCCACACTAAAAAGTTCTGTCCTAGTAGCATGAATCTCAGCGACTATTTCATGTAGGGTTTCAACGCTTAATTCCAAAGACTTAGCCAAGCGTGGCAAAATCAAATCAGTTTGTAGCGGCCCATGGTTAAAGAGCTTTGGTTTTATTGCCGTCAAAATCCCAATTTTTTCATGGTCTGTAATATTGGCGCTATCAATATCATACGTATTATCCAGCCAAAACTCTAGAGGTAACCTACGGTCCGCCAACATTTTATCAACTGCATTTTTACCTCCAACACGCCATACCTCATGTGGATCTATGTCCAAAGGGGGCCGTGAGATTGTTACATACTTATCATGATACCATTCCATTTGATCGACAACTTTTAAAGATTTAGACCATCCGGTCTCATCCCCATCTAGACAAATATTGAATTTGTCTACACCGTTGCGAATAAGGGCGGCAACCTGCTCCTCGCGTACTTCACTACCCATAATAGCTACAGCACCAAGAGCAATTGCGTCTCTAAACCCTTCAACCATAGTCACACTATTAGTCGAATTGATGGAACGATTGATCTGTGAAAAACCATAAACTACGCTTAGATCTGCTAGCGGATGAGTAGCTTTATTTCCAATGTATTTAGATGTACCATAGTGCAGATTTCCATCGGCTAACTTGGTACGGAAACCAATTACTTCATTGTGATAATTATGAATTGGATATACAACCACATTACCGAATAGGTCCTGTCTAGAAAACTCCAAATCGCGAATTTCATCCTCAGTTAACTTAATTTTCTCCAATAAAGCGTGCACCAGTGCGTCACGAGAAGGACAATAGCCAACCTTATATGGCGCTATTTGCTCTAGCGTGAACCCAGACCTGGTAAGAAAGTCCTCACGAATCTGTGGGTGACCCACAAGCCAATCATGCATAATGTCCGCAGCATACCGATTAGCATCAACGTACCGATCACGTTGAGTGGCCATACGAATGGCTTCTGGTGACTTAAACTTATCTAGATTAATATGAAACCTATTAGATAGGTGCAATACAGCTTCAATAAAAGTAAGCTTATGCCAGATCATCACCCATTTAATGATGTCTCCATAATGACCTTCTCCACCATAATCCTTGAAACGCTTACGCTCAATATCAACTTTGAATGAAGGAGTGTTTTCCTCACGAAATGGCGAATTGCACACATAGCGTGAACCGCTAGCCTCAGTGGACCACTCCACGTGCGGTAAATCTGCTTGAATAAGATCGAGAATATCTATCTTGTCACGCAGAATGTTGCATGCACCAGGCATGTCGGTAAACAGTTTTTGGCTCGTCACTTTTTATCACCTTTTGATTTCATTAATTCGCGCATCTTGCGTTCCGACATATTATTAGAACCAAACTTCCAAGTCGGTTCAATCTCAGGCATGGTAGATTTTGCCATTAATATAGTTCCATCTTCCGCAACCGTAGTTGCTGGGATACTAGCAAAATCTCTTATATAGTTTAAATCTTCTCTAAATTGGCGTACACGTTCTTCCAACTCTGCTTTCGATATCGGGCGTTCATTTAATCTGTTATTAACCTCTTCATACAACTTTTGCGTTTTCTTGAGGCCGTCAACATCGGCTTGATGTTGCATTTGTTCAATTTGATATTGCTCTTTATATTTATGTTTAAGTATGCCACAATTTGCATATTGTGCGTCAGTAGCTTTACTTAAAATTTGTTGTATAACTTGTACACCCACCTGGTCGTTTGACACGTTCCACAAGAAATACAAATCACTATACGTACAGTCCGCCGCCAACCAAGATGTAACATCATTGTAAAGGCGGTGGAAAGTAAAATTATTTTTAACTCTATCCGGCTGAAGCGGATCCGTACGTGGTATCTTTATAAGTTTATACCAAAACTCCGGTGCCGCAAGAGCTACTTGTATGTAGTCTACACTAGGGTTGCGTAAAGTTCCAGCCTTTATATCTCTAAGAGGAGCATTCTTATCATATGCTTTAGCTGTACGATTCGTAATGGCAGTCATAATACTCTTAGGACTGGCATATAATACTGCTATCTCATAATAAATTGGATCAAATCGTTCATCTACCTCTCGATTAAAATATTTACCAGCTTGCGGATCGGTAGGTCGAGTGCCAACATACCAATGATAAGACGCCACCACCAAACTTTCTATTAATTCACGAGCATCACGGCTCATCACTCGTCTAAGTTTAGCAGGCGATATGATTGCTTCCACTAAATTCAAAATTCAACCTTCCATCTAGGTGTAAATGGAATATCTGAAGCAGACGTCTCAGTGATATTGTCAATATAATATGATTTAACATGGTTTAGTGATTGTTCAACTGCGTAAAACAACACGCCACTTTTACCATTACGCAGTGAGTAAGGTTCCACCAATCTCTTTGTACCATTGTACTTTATATATACCATTCTGAGCCGTTGAGCCGATTTACGAATGGTAGCAAGCTTATTGGCGGCCTCCATATATGGTTGCGTATCAGACATCTGAGTTACAGGTTCTGCCGGCGCAACATCTTTTTCCTGAATAGCAGGAAGCGTATGGTGAATACTCTGAGGAGTGATCGACGGGGTTAAACGTCGAACGGTGTCAACGATACGATCAAACAGTTTACTCATTTATTTACATACTCTAAATATTCGCGAGATGGTACGATACCTTGTTGACCTTGATACTTACCGTTGTATGCTGGTCCATCTCCAATGACTTCATAAAAGTAGATCTGGGCAATCCTCATATTAGAATAAACACGAATAGGATGAGATGCTACTATTTCTAATGTCCAAGTGCCACTCCATCCGATGTCTCCAAATCCAGCGGTTTGATGAATCTGTAGTCCAAGTCTACCAATCGAACTGACACCCGATAGACATGGAACATATTTCTTAGAACCAGTAGTTTCTGTAGTATAGCCCAAATATAAAACACCCTGCTCAAGTACATATCCATCATCTGGTATGGTAATAATCTCATATGGGTTGCGCGATTTTGGGTCAATTACACGCTGTGTGTAAACGGACAGCTGAGATCCTAAATGGAGATTATATGAATTGGGGTTTACTTTCGTAGGATCAAAACCCGTAATTTCGATATCACCTTTATTTACAGCCTCTGCAATTGCATTTCCACTTAGCATTGCCATTTACAACCTCAACCTAAAACTATCGCGTTTTGTGCTATATATTGTGATCTTCTAAAATCAGCATGATTATGAAGCATCGGAACGTTATCAACTATGTCAATCACCAAACCAACATCCTTACCAGGAAAAGAACGTACTACACGACCTATAAGTTGTCGAGCGTCTTTAGATGGGTATGCAAGAACGAGAGCGTTCAAAGAAGGTACATCTAGTCCATAAGCACCGATGTCGGATATAACAACTAAAAGTTCTTTCTTAGTAAGAGCTTGCAGAATTTCCTTACGTTCATCGGATGGGGTAGATCCGGTCAAGGTTGCAGTCACCAGATCATCCATTGCCTCAGCTAACTGCTTGCCGTAATCTAGTCGCTGATAGTATATGTAAACACTTTTACCCATATTAACTAGTTCACGAACTTGATCCGCTATAAACTCCGTACGTTCGGGGTTGTCAAGCACTTGAGTGTCTACGATGTCCTTATATGACAATTGTTCATACTGACCATACTTAGAAGGAGAGAAATCTTCATACGCCTTAACAGTGGGTGCTTCTACCATCCTAACGAACAAAGGCACATTTACGCCCAATTTAATAAAGTCAACCTTATCACGTGTATCAATTGCTACTTGTCCGAAATTGGCTTCGATCTGCAAACTTTCAGAAGCCTCTTCGTCTGTAGACCACACATACGGTGTGGCAGTTAAACCAATATATTTTGCAGCATTCACCAACTCGCACACGCCATTCACCGAATGCGAATCAGCGCCGTGAGCTTCATCAAAGATGAACAATTGAACAGTTGATAACCATGCACGTAATTCTGGCGCTTTACCAGTAGCTTTCTGTTTCTTCCCTACACCTAGAATAGATGATATCGACTGAATGGTTGCAATAGTCACATCTTTAAGTGTGAATTCTCCAGAACCAACTATACCAACTCCACCAGGAACAATCTTATCCATAAAATCAAAGGTCTGGTCGAGCAAAGTACGAGTATTGACAATTATCAAAGATACGGTCTGATATTTTTTTAACATCAAAGCCATCATCCACGTTTTACCGCTACCTGTAGATGAAACGACCATGCAATGACTATGCGGTTCTGTACACTCAGCTGCTTCTATTTGATAGGGATGTGGCGTGCCGTTAAGTTTAATAGCCGCTAGTTGCTTACATACAGGTGTGATTTTAGGTAGTGTACCCAACAATTTATATTCAATTTGTACACTATCCAAATAGTGCGTAACCCTTTTAAGCAAACCAGTACGAAACGTGTAATCTGTACCATTCAATAAATGATTGTACCCATCCCACTGTTTACGTTTGTACAAATAAGCAAATTTATATCCGTCAGGACGATATCTGAGTTGTTTACGCAGAGCTGTAATTAAATTGGCATCAATCGGTCTCTGGAATTTACAAAAAACCGGCCCAATTTCAATATTTATCATTTGTATTCACATGCGGTTTCATATCTGCATCACTAAATATCGGTGATAAGTGTGGAATCACGATCAGATCACCGGATACTGTACCGAACATACCATGACGTATGATATCCAAATACAATGCTCTATTTTGTTTGTCCGCAATCATTCTTCGCTTTTTCTTTATCCGCTTATTCATGCTAATACCCGTACACGTCTCTGCTTTTATTGTCTGATAAAGTCGTGGTCAACATTCGAGACGCGGAAGCGTATAGAGCATCTAATGCGTAAATAGTACGTAACAAAATTTCACTTGCAGCTTCTAGATCCTTATGCTTACTTTCTGAATACCCATCAGACTTTTCTGATTTTGCGATCTTCATAGTATAATATGCTGAATAAACAATCAAGTATAGAGAAGTAACGAAAGCTTTATTGTTAGCGTAAACCGGCAAAAGAGGCGCAATTTCTTGCGAATACGCTGTGTGGTTTGCCGAATATTGAGGTAGAGGTGATGCCAATACCGTACTATTCAGGTAAGTTGCTACTTCATGTGAAGATTTGTTCAAAACATTTAATACCGTAATGTGTTCCATTTACTTCCACAGTTCTGGTGCTGTCTTGACCATGTCTGAAAGCGACCACAAATATATAGTACTACCTTTATCTCCAGGTAATGTCATCAACTTTAAATTTGCAGCCTGTGGCGGTACCACATCTTTGGATGCTACAAATTGTTGACCAGCATGTGCAAATATTACCCAGGGTACTTTATCTGGAGCGCAGTCACGACACGATTGTTCAAACCACTGATACATCAACGGGTTAGTGGAAACTAATACCTGGTGAACACCCACGAATGTACGTACATTCTTGCATTCGATATGGTATTTAAAAGATGGATCATTGCAAGCTAAATCACCTGCCATATCGAAACCATTTTTTAAAGCAGACCCCCCAGATTGGGGGGTGCGCCTAAACTGTGATCCATTACCCCACCAAGTCTCTAATTTTTTAGCTACAGTACGCTCAAAACTCGCTCCACGAGCACGATTTGATTTACCAACCTTGCTCTGTACTTCGTGCTTTGACGGCTCAAAAATATGTTGACAGTCGGGGCATTGTAAACGCATTATGCAGAAGCTTCTTCCTGATGAAAGGCCATTCCACCATTTTTACCAATAGCTGCCAACACCAAAGTACGGATCTCACCCAACAAAGCAGGATTCGCACGTAGTTGCTTCAACAGATCAGTACGTCCATTAGCCTTAACTTTGCCAAATGTGAACCAAGAAGAATTCTGCGCAATAACACCAACTCTGATACCAGTTTCCATGTAATCTTTCAGAATGTCAACACCACGATTGTAGTTTACACCTTCTTCATCCTGAAACTGGTCCGTGTACACATCAATGCTAAAATGAAATGATTCACCTGGTTGATAAGGCGGAATAACCGCAGTTTTGTTCTTCTTGATACGAATACCACAAGAAACACCAACCTTCTTTTCAACAAATTCTCCGGTGTCCATAAGCACTTGTTTCAGAATCGGTTCAGTACGCGCCACATGGAAAATATTGGAAGCGAAAAAACCGAGAGCATTACCACCAGTTGATCCTTCCTTCTCTTCATATGGCTTGGTCATAGGTTTACCACGCATCTGATTAATGAACGCTACAATACTACCACTAGAGTTCACCAGTGGTGTAATTGCAGTTAATCCTTCAGCCATCAATTGAGCAGAGGTAGCCTTTTGACCCTGACCAACTTCATTAGACATAACCTGCTTGGGTGTCAATGCCGGACAAGAATCCACAATAATGAAATCTACTCCATTACGCACCAACATTTTGATGGCTTCAAAATAGTCTTCACCAGACAAAATCCGATCTGGAGTAGACTTAACCACCACAAGTTTGTCCCATTGAATACCAGCAGATTCCGCAAAGGGCCTACTTAGTGTACCCTCCGCGTCAAGAAATGCAACCACTTTGTTGACTTCTTGCCCTTTACTATTGATTTTTGTACACCGCTGAATGTATCCAGCGATTGTCATCATAGTGAGAGTTTTACCAGATCCTTCCCATCCAGAGATATCAACAACACGACCACCAAGTAGTCCACCACAACCAAGTGCAAGGTCCATCGACAGAATGCCAGTCGAAACCACAATGGGATCAATCATAGCTGATATGTCTGCCTTGAAATACTCATTTAGCCCAGTACGCAGCGAGTCAACATCTCCATTCTGGACGATAGATATTGCATCTGCGTCCTTCTTTTTCGCTTTTTTAAAGTCTACCATAGTAGCCTCCTATTTTTAGGGTAAAATTACGCGTTTGCGCGAACTTTCAAGGCTGCTACCAGCTTTTGAAGCGTTGGGGCGTCGGCGTCTGCGATATTGGCACTACCAATGGTATTAACAAAAAACGGCAACAAATTCTGCACCATGCCCATTGGTCCCTGAAACTCAGGGATAACAGTGCACAACCCATTAATCTCTTGCATTAGGCTATTTTTATCGACGCTAGAGGTTGCAGTGTCATCCCCCTCAGAGCCTTCATCCGCCTGCAATTCTTCGATCGCTTCCTTTAATGACTTCTCAGAACGTTTCAACACGTTCAAGTATGCCGGTGAATTAGCTTGGATCCAACCAAGAGTTTTACCACTATGTTTACCAGTCGTGACCACGATATCTCGTGGGTGCGGTGGCGGTGGCACAAAAGCTGTTGCGGCCACGTTTGGTGGAAACACCGGTTGCACCTGTACAGGAACACTTACAGTAGCTGGCATGATAGATGATCCAGGCTGCTGAGTTGTTTCCATAACTGTGTGAGTCATAGCCCTAGGAACAGAAACCGGTGTAGCTTCTTCTGTGGGTTGATCTCGACCACTAGACTTGAAAAATTGTGACGTAGGCAGTGCCGTCTGCGCTTGTTGCGGCTGAAAACTATTCGGAGCTGCATTTGGCGACGTGCCAGCAACAAAAGTAATAAGATCCTCAATAGAGGAGAAGGGGTTAAGTGCTGCAATAGCCTGAGCCATAGACGCCTTGATTTTTTCACCCAACATCTCACGACTGATAGGCGGATCAAAAGTGGTGGCGTCCATATTGGTGGCCACATACTCAGTGTCACGACCCGTACCTTTCTTGTACACTGACCAATCGCAAGCTGTGATAGAACGCCCAGTATCGTAATACTTTTTAAACTCAGTAAAAAGCTGATTACCTTGCACGATAACTTTCACATCGTTATCAGAGTAGGACCAAACCGGCAGCAAGTGCATCATTTTGCCCTTAAAATCAACCCGCGACCCATCCTGCTTAAACTTTTCGTGCGGCAACAATTTATCCCAAAGCGGATCCTTCATGGTGTTAAGCGGATGTTGTCGATCGGCGTAAACTGATCGATACTTACGAATGGTAACTGGTTGCCCAGCGTCATTCTGTACAGTGCAAGAGGCAATGTTGCGCATAAAAAAAGATTCTACATCTGCAGTTAGTGGCCGAACCAGGCGCTTTTTATCAGAATTAATAGTATACTGTACGTTATTGCCGTCCATTGATGAAAAACTCATGTTATGCTCCGTTAAGACTTTGTAGTTCTAGAATGATTTGGTCATATGGGTTGTTGTTGATATTTTTTATTCTATTCTCGTAAACTCGTTCTAGTTGAATTTTAGCCAACTGTAGAACTTTATTGGTGGCTTGCAAATTGGCTTCTTCTAATGTATAGCCACTTGCAGATACTTCTATCGCAAGTGTTTCGTACCCACCTATATTGAAAGTGCGACGTATAGTAACCGTCTCTGTGTGAGGACCATCTGTTATAAACATAAAATTCTATAGTAAATCGACTATTTCAAATACACATAATCATTATGGTCTGGACCTGTACCGATCATAACAACAGGTAGATTAGTAGTTACTTCCATCTTGTCTACGAAGGCCCGCACCAATGGATGCATAGTCTCAAATTCTTTACGACCACCCCTGACCTTGTATGCTGACCAATGCAAATATTGTGGAAAATTAAGAATTAGTTTAGTTGCGCCACCAAAGTCTGCTGACTCTTTCAATAACTGCCATGACTGATCGAACACGCGACGAACTTTTTTCGTAACTGTGGTTTTCTCCCTCTCAGAGAGAGTGTCTATCATATATTGAGGCATTTCGGCCTCTTTCCCTACCTGAGCCCAAGTTACTTCATGCTGATCTGACATGACGTCACCAGAGTAGCCAATTTGAACTCCGCTAGAATCGTAGTTATTACCCACCCGGATCGGAAACGTACGAACGTTCATATAAACGTCACCCACCATGCTAGGCAGAATGCCAAAATCAGCATATGCTTGTTGTGGGGTACAATCACGAAATGTGCAAAATGGATAATGCGTACCATGATTTAAAGACAGCGCAAAACCTTGTGACACTTCATGAAGGAAAGACCCATTCTGTAGAGCAGCACGTACCGCATACACATACTCCATAGGCGTCATGGCGTGATGCAATTCCCCCCACAATTCGACATCCTGCTGACGCATAGCTTTATCGGTATACGCAGCACCGCTACCCGACATCGTAGAGGAAATACGTAAAGTAGATTGTGTGCCACCCTGTGCCTCAGCGTCTCTGTGGCGTTGTTCAACAATCATAGCTCTGGGATGAATATTTACATCAGACAAACTGTATCCGGTTTGGCTAAGTTCTTTACGTAATTGTTGTCTTTCTATACCAGAGTTGGGACCAACCCACAGTTTAGAAACCTTAGTAGCAAGTACAGTAGATTTAAGTGCGGCTCCAGTTGGTAAGATTTTACCAACAAATTTATACTCACCATTGATGTAAGTATGTCCAGCGTTTGGATAATTCAGTGACGATAGATTAGGTGTATCAAAAATATCTGCCAGACGAGACGATGCGGCTCCTTTAGCGGAGCTGCCCCAAGCACTATCGTATATAGAATTGAACTTATTACCAATCATGTAAAATCCCTTCAGATCATATCTGAAATATTATCAGGTACGGTGGTATGAACTTTTAATACCACTCTATCTTTTTCATCTAAAAACAACCACGTTGGATAATGGATCACACGATGTTTAGTCAAAAAATGCAACTCATCCAATGGAGCGGTTTCAAACGTAATCCTAGTAAGTGGTAGTTGAGGAGCTGGATTGTTAGGTGTTGTGCCCCTACGCTGGAAAATTACAATTCTTGTAGATCTCATGTTTAAAACTTTTCGTCAAAAGATACATTACCATCTACAGCACTGATATAATTCGTAACTCGCGCTTCGAAAAAATTAGTGTGTACCTGGGTATCATTTAAAATCATAAAATTATATGGGTTCTCCACACCATACATAGGTGCTAAACCAAAATCCTTCATACGCAAATCTGCAGTATATTTAATAAATTGATGCATGCTAGACTTGCTTAGACCAACTACACCATAGTCTAGCGTATCGTCAGCGAAACCCATCTCACACGCAACGGCCTCTTGAAGCATGCTAGCGACCGACTTATTAAAGGTCGCTGGAAACAAATCAGGACGTTCACGACGTACGATATTAATAATCTCTAATGCAAAATTAAGGTGGTTACCTTCATCACGCATAGTCCATTCCGTGCCAGTGCTTAAACCAGGCAATAAACCACGACTACGTAAAGCATAAATATATGCAAACGCACTCATGAAAAATAGTCCTTCAACACCTAGAGCAAAAGCTGCCAAATTAATCATAAATTGCTTAATTTGTTCGTCCGTGTCCAGACTATTGATTGACATGATTGGATCAACCCACTTAGCACAAAATCTAGCCTTTTTGGCTATCGACGGAATTTTCTCTACAGCTTGAAACATTGCTGTGCGTTCATCGTGGTCAGGGACATACGTATCAAGCAGTCTCAAATAGAAATCGACATGGTTATTTTCCTCAAATAACTGTCTGCCTAAATACATTCTGGCTTCAGGAGAGTTAATATGCCTATAAAGATTCAAGGCTAAATTATTGGCTACAATAGTGTCTCCTGTAGCAAAAAATGCCACCAAACGATTAACCATGTGTCGTTCAGCCGGCGTCAATTTACGTTTAAGATCAATAACATCAGTCTTAAAATCAATTTCCTGTGGAGACCAATTAGAAGCTACCGCATCTGTGTACATCTTATACAACTGAGGGTATTTCATAGGACGAAGAGTAAGATTTTGGCCAACGTCAAGTATCATACTAAATCCATATAGTTATGTGCATGCTTCGCAATATTCAGGGTTTTCTAAAGAACAAGCAACAGCAGCAGTATCTGTTATGGTAAACTGCTTAAGCTTGGTTGCTGCACGGCTACGCAAATAATAAGAAGATTTCAACCCCGAGTCATGCAAATAAGAGTACATGGACGACAGCTTACCGATGGTAGGTTGTTCCATAAACAAATTAAGTGATTGACTCTGGTCTACATACGCACCACGCTCTGCTGCCATATCAATAAGTGATTTTTGCGACATTTCCCACGCTGTTTTGTATAGTACTTTTATACTATCAGGCAAACCATTAATATTTTGAATAGAACCTTCTGCCTGTTTTATGATATTTTTAATCTCGTCAGTCCACATGCCCAATGCACGCAAATGCGACACCAGATATTTATTAATTTGGATAAAATCACCCGACATCGTCTTTCTAGTGAAGAGATTTGAAACCAAAGGTTCAATACTCTCATAACAACCAGCTATTGAAGCGATTGTTGCAGTAGGAGCAATCGCAATCAACAAAGAATTACGCAATCCATGCTGTGCTATTTCAGTTTTTAGAGACGCCCAATCATAATTCATATACGAAGCCGGTTCCTTCCACAAGTCAAATTGTAGTAGACCGTTAGCAGCCTTCGTTTCATAAAAAGTTTGATGTGGCCCAAATTTTTTGGCTAACTCGCAAGATGCTCTAAGCGCATAAAAGTAAATAGTCTCGTGGATAGAAGTACTTAACTTTTTAGCTTCACTTGACTCGAATGGCAGTCCTAACTTCAAAAATACATCATGCAAACCCATTACACCCAAACCAATTGGTCGCCATTGGTTATTCGAGTACTTTGCCTCTTTTATTTGATAAAGATTTCCATCTATTACCCTATCTAGGGATGGCACCACAGACGTTACAATCGTTCCAAGTAACTCATGATTAAATTGTTTATTCTCAGTTACTAGTTTAGCTAGATTAATAGAACCTAAATTACATACAGCCGTCTCTGACTCTGAAGTAACTTCCTCAATTTCAGTGCACAAATTACTACTATGAATAGTACGCCCAGACTTACCAGTCTGGTTGCTCTTTAAATTTGCATGATCTTTGAAGCACATCCAACCGTTTCCGGTTTCTCCAATAGTGCGCATCATAGCAGCATACAAAGTTCTAGCAGGTAACTGTTTTTTAGCTAGCCCGCGCTCTTCAGCTTCCATGTATGCTTCTTCAAAAGAAACACCGTATAGATCAACAAAGTGAGGAACATCTGCGGGGTCAAATAAAGACCATTGCATATCTTTTTCGACACGATGCATAAAGAGAGATGGAACCCAATTTGCGATGTTAAGATTGTAAGTACGGCGTGATGGATCACCCGTTTGATTTTTTAGTTCCAAAAAATCTTCAATGTCGGCATGCCATGTTTCCATGTAAACAGCACAAGCCCCTTTACGTTTTGACCCCTGAGACACAGCTGCAACAGATGAATCTAGAGTTTTGATAAATGGGACAATACCAAATGACTTACCATTTGTACCACGAATCAATGATCCCTCTGACCGCAAACGACTAAAGGACACACCTATACCACCAGAAAACTTAGACAGCCGAGCCACATCAGAATATGTCTTATAAATAGCCTCTAAATCGTCTTGTGGGCTATCCATTAAAAAACAGGACGACATCTGTGTATGAGTTGTGCCAGAATTAAAAAGCGTAGGAGATGAAGGCAAATAGGACAAAGTCGCCATCAAATGATACAAATTTAATGCGTCTTCCCTAGTAAAAGAAAGTCCAAGAGCAACACGCATAAAGAAATATTGAGGAGACTCAATAATCTGTTGAGTAACAGGATCTCTCAACAAATATCTATCGTAAACTGTTTGCAGACCAAAATATTCAAAATGTTTGGTGGTGTAACTAGCACATATTTCTGGGGACAAATTAAACTTATAAGCAAATGCTAAAGTGCGATCCGAGACTAACTTGGTGGCATGACCGTGTTCAATAGACTCAGTAAACGAAGTTATGCCAGATTCCACTAATTCTAGATTGATCTTATCATTTAAAAGATTCACAGCAACCTTAGAATAATTAGGCTCTTGTGCAATCATCATATCTGCTGTGGTGATAGCGAGATTCACCATTTCTCTATAGGATGTACTATCTGATACACCACTGTAGACCTTTTCTATCAAAACATCAGCGTCTACAAAATCAACATCAACACAAGCGTCCTTAATAAAGGAAAAATTATATGTCGCAGTCATAATTATTAGAATTCCGAGTAGGTGTAGAAAACGCGGGTATAAAAGAGCATTCCGACAGATTATTCGGTGTATGTGAGATAGATGGAAATTTCAATACTAAATCAAACCGACATTACGCATAGCGATTTTCATATGGTCGGCTGCTTCAGATGGGTGAGAAACAATAAAATCAATCATATTCGAGCGAATACGACTCATACGTGACGCGACAAAAGTCTTGTTTACACCAAGTTTGTCACCAATTGCCTGGCAATAGTTCACCACATTCTCAAAATCTAGGTACCCATCCTCGGTATCCGGGTTGTTAACCAACAATCCCACAATTTGAGCAGAGCGGGTTTCCTTACCATTATGCTGTAACTGCTGCTGGAATTCCATCATAAGATCATGTAGGAGACCTTGTATCATATTCTCATCGGTACTCACATCTACAGCCGGTTGTGTAGCAAGCTGTACTACACCATCATACACGTGTTGTGTCACAGTTTGTGTGTGTGACTGACATTTCGGGCAAGTGTGTTTATGGTCTTGTACTCCTGTATATCCACATGCGATACACTGTTTCTTTATATTTTTACGGTATACGTTTACTACATAATTACGAACCCCAAATTGACCCTGCATACGAAGATAGTACATAGGATTATTTTGAGAATACTTTCCCGCGTCTTCTACTGTATCTCCGTTTTTTTCTGCTGGAGGCCCAAATAATTTAGCTTTAGGGAGATACTTGAAAACAGTTTCCCAAAAAACCGACACCAAATCGTGTCTATCATATAAGTACTGGTGGTGATTGGTAAGATCTTTACGTACCAAGTCAAATACATGACCCTGACGTTTCAGATTTGTAGTAGTGTAGTTCTCTATCCCAGACACAGCATCCATAAATGCTTGCACCTGCTTATTTTGACGTACATTAATGAGAAGTTCGTTGGCGTAGTCGTTTTCAATGCGCATGTGAGTGTAGCTCCTTAAATGAATAAGTTTGCAATGCTTGTGCCACAGTAGAATTTGTTTATTTGACGCGGTATAGTTTAATGTTAAGTTTAATTTTTATCTTACACATCGTTACATTGTATTACATTTTTGTTATCGCAGCCCTTCGTAAAACCTCTCTGTTAAGAGGAGAAGGCGCATAGTGTTTAAGTTAAAGTTTAGTGTTTACTCCAAAAGCATGAGTCTTACGCCCTGCTTGAAAACTACTGTTCCGTGGGGCTGCTAACACACTCGTTTGATGAGTGTCGAAGAAACTGATACGTTTTAATTCTGGTTTAAACCCAAAATTAAGAGAAACGTTTTCGTTTTCTTCTATGTTAAGCTGCCCCTCTAAGTATTGAACGCATTCGTTGTCTTTAAACATCGACTGAATTAAACCAGTGTAATGCGTTTTTACTTTTTCTAAGGCTCTGTCAGGTACATCATCTACTTTTGTAACAAGCGGACCTTTATTATCGGGCCAGAGATATAGAGTTGTTGACTCGCCATCTCCACAAAGCAATTGATACTGTTCAGTAGTTGAAACCTGGGCTGTCTCTTGACTAAGTTCATGAATGTGACGCCTAGGTGCCTTAGTTTTATAAACAAAGGTATGACCTATTTGTACACGGATACGGTTAGTTAACCTACCTTTTAAATTTAAAGTCGATATTACTTGTTCGGCTTGTCTGTCTGGGTTAGGATTACCAGTTCGAAGTTTACCCATACCTTGTTTGATTAGGTGGGCCTTACGTTTTTGACTTATGTTAGCATTTGTGAAGTCATCTACGTCAAATTCAAAACCACGTGGTATGGTTTCACCCAATCCAAGGTCAATAATTCTCTTAGTGTATCTTTGACATGTAGTGCGATCAATGTGTAAAATAGAGGCATGAGCGCCTCTGTTCATTCCATCACAAGAATATGCTACACAGATGCTATGATAAAGAAGCGCGCACGTATCTCGATTTGAAGCACCAAATAAATATTTTGAAGGAATTGAGATAAGTTTTACATTTTTATAAAATGTCTCAATACTTACCGGGTTACCTGCTTCAGCGAATGCAGTTTTTGGATTAGCGTAGGTGTCTATTTCTTCATATTTGCGATGTGTTGGGATATCTACACCACAATTATTTTCCACAGTTTTATTATCAAACTTAATTAAAAATTGTACCCAGTCGTCATGGGTAAAATTAATGTTATATCTATATTTAAGCGCTATACATTTAGCTTCTAGTTCAGAAATAGGAATAGACGCAGAACTTTTCTTTAGTAGGTGGCTTGTTGCCTTTAACTTCCTATATTCTACCTGAAATTTTTTACGAGAAGTTTCAGCAAGAATATAAGCGCGTTGAGACAGATTCATGTCTGTGTCGCGCCTTGGCGAATCTTCTATTTTGCTGTCAAAATCACCATACCATGCGTAAGTATCGCCATTTTCTTTATATTGAAGTTCTAGCGGCTGTTTGCCGCTATTTTTATACTGGTATAGATTTTGAGTTACAGTTCTATAGTCTTGGTCCATAGCAGCTGCTATTGCTGCTGCTACAGTTTTATGATTGTGTGGCCGAATGAAATCTTTAGTATGTATAATGTTGGTTTCTGCAAAATCTGCCACGCTAGATAGCATACGATTTGCAATCTTATCTACATTTATACGAGAATTACCGATGCGTTTGTAGAACTCAGTGGCTATTGTTTTAAATTTACTGTATCTAATCCAACCAGTAAATTTTTTATTCGATTCTTTAGCTATCTGAATATATACGCGATTTACTTGACGCAAAACCAACCACAACGAATATTCAGCTGATTGGTTGTATTTTGACACCCATATGTTTATATTAGACTGTACACTTATAGGAACTTCATTGTGAAGTTCTACGACTCTATCTACTAGATAGTCTAATGTGTACTTATTATTAACCATTAAAAGACAGCATCAAAGAACAATCACGTTGAGTTATTTTTTGTTAGATTGAGCGCAGAAATTTGTGATCTAAGCCAGTCCATGTCAAATAGACTTCCTGGACATGCGTGGGCGACCGTCAGTTTTTCAGGGAAAGAAGTGCCATGTGGTCCAAGTTCGGTGTGACCACGAATTTCCGGCATATTTTGTCCGTCGTTAAGGACAATTTGTGCAACTTCTGCAACCATCTCTACAATAGAAGTAAGTTGAGCTGGTGTAGGTGTATTATTACGTGAGCCCTCAGCTGGGGCGAAATCACCATAAAGAACCAAACCTACAGAAGTTTTATTAAAGCTTAAAGCATGGTATGCAACTTCATCCCAAGCAATCATGTAATCTTTAGTTCCATCTTGTCTAATAGCTGCATGGTATGAATTTGGGTGTTCAGCGGCGTTAATCTCGGGGCCGGTAAAACCTTCCTCGGAACGATGGATTACAATATATGAAATTTGTCTCATTTATTATGTACCACAGTAGTTTCAGCGTGTGGCGCTGAAATGGTAGGTTTTTGAGAAGCTTCTTTATTCTCATTAGTTGGATGAGTTGTTTCATGTACTTCAACTGTTGCCGCATTAGTAGGTACAACCATAGGAGCAACTGCGCCAGTTTGCGCATCCACAGTGTATTTAGAAATATCGATACCTAGTCTAGTTCCTATCATAATCAACAAAGACTGTTTTTGATGCAGCAACACTTGCTGCTTAAGAGATATATTTTCAAGACGTGTTTGTTCTACTTCTGTAAGCTTAAAGTTTGTCATGTTTCCTCTATAATGTATGATCTACTATGCGTCCCCGATTATCACAAATGAGAAATTAGCAGACGCTTCATAATTACTTGCTGTATGGAACGATACGTTAAAACTATTTTGACCGCTAACCAAGTATGGAGTGCTAATCTCAGCGGCATAAGCAAAACCACCCGACGAAAATGATGAATTATTCAAAGATTGGACAAAAATAAATGCTGGCCCATTCACTATGGCTGCACCAAGTGTGATAGTTACATATGTAATACCACCACTGGTGACGTTGTTGTAAGTGCCGTTGTTTGCTATGCCTGTAGCTGCAGTCAATCCCAGCGGACCACCGCCAGAATTACCAATAACCACCGCTTTGCCTAACACGCGAAGATCTCTATATAAACCATTGCCTATTGTAGACGCGGCAGCTGCCGGACTGTTAACCGATACATGACCAGTAGTTGTTGCATTACCTGTAATTTCAACAGTTCCTGTAAGATTTATACTAGGTGAAGTAAGGTTTAATACACTAGCATTAACGATATTGTCTACATATAGTGTGTCCCAAATTGCGGACGCAGAGCCCAAATTTAAATTATTGGAAGTATTAGGAAGAATACTTAGATCAGTAAACATGTCTAAATTAACGGGGTCAAATGTCAATAACGTTTTGTATGTTGAATAGTCTCCGTTTGTGGAAGTGTTAACAATAAAGGACAACAACCCATCTTCGAATTCTAGACCATATAGTTGTGTTGGCGTAGCCGATGGAAGACCATCACTGCTGTTACGCAGTTGTAAAATTTTATTAGTTGACACATCGATATTAACTTGATAACCGTTATCTACAGTTAATCCTTTTGTATTATCTGTAAATAAAACGCGCTTGTTTAGGTACCAAAGAGCCCCAACATCAACACTGCCCATACTAAACACACCAGTGTTATCACTGATTTCGTTGTATGACTCAGTTCCAAAAATATTACGATTGTTATAAATAGTATTTGGACTGTTAGCTACGCCAAATCCATTGCCTACAAAACCAGTACTTGAACCAGAATATGGTGCAGCCGCAATACAAAGTGAGGTGTTTAAATTTGACGGTAAAGCAAACACGGTTAAAGTATCTGTCAAATTGGCGGTATATGTTGACCAGCTAGATAAAGCTGCGACATACAAATCGATGTAGGTGGAATACGTAGCGTCGTACAGCCGAATGACTGACGCTGTGGTAGGAACCGCAATAGCACTACCTATTGTCCCGGTAGGAGGAGTCCATGCAAGAGTGTTTCCAGAGGCTGTATAAGTTATAGTGCCTGAACCAGCAACAACACCACGATGCAAACCGGCTAATTGTACTACCGTTTGTAACGGTGTTCCGGATGTAGCAAATCTGACACGTTCAAATTTAGCAACATTCGCAATGGTATTCGCACCAGCAGTTAAGTAGATGTCAAACAATGACAGGCTATTGTTGGTTACATCGTTAAATGTGACTGTAGTTGTGCCAATACCAATATATTGCACACCACCAAGATAGAAAGAATCACCACTTCCGGGTGCAGTAATAGCAACTGTATCAGGAGACGGCGCAGTTTGTGGGGTGCACATAAAAATAAATGACGACGAACCGCGCACTACGCCATTAGCGTGGAAAATTTCTTGGTGTGTTTGAGTTGGATCGGTCGTAACACCCAAATCGGCCAATGTCAAACCGTGTGGATTTGCTTTGGTAGGTACGCCACTACCAATATAACTGCGATGTAGAATATCATCAGCAGTGAATGTGGGCACCACTTGAGAATACAAATTGGTAATTTGTAAAGTGTCGGATGTGCTTGAGGTAGGTAAACTAGGAAATACAATCAACACCGACAGTGTATGACCACTTAGAGCTGTAAGTGTATATGATCCTGAGTTCAGAATTGTAACGGGAGTGCCGGCAGTAGTATCTCCCGGGGCTGTCCACGAAAGTGTTGAGGCACCAGAAACGTACGTAAACGTAAGTGTTCCTGTACCGGATGGCGTAGTTCTATCGATAGTCAATACCGACACGCCGGTGACCAAGTTTGTTAAATTGGATACTTGAAGAGCACCACCAATAGCAGTCGCGTTAACTATCGCAGTTGAAGTAAGAGGAACGCCAATGCCTTGAGCCGTAACGATGCCTAACAACAATGCACGGTCTTGTGCGTCATTGGTAGTATTGGAATCGGTTGCTGGTAAAGCATTAAATTGTGTTTGAGTGTATATCCTAACTCGAACACTAGGATTAGCTTCAGTTGGATAGCTATTACCATTAGTTTCGTGTGGTTGTGGGTCGTCATATGTTTCAGTATAAAATGCAACAACATAATTCAGAACGCCAACAGTATAGCTTGCCAAAGCTAGATTAGTAACAGCGGACGGAACAGTTACATATTCACCATTTGGTGCGTAACCGGTGCCGGCTGCTACATTTACGTTGGTGGCATTTACAGAATTTACAGATACCACGCAACCGCTTGTGACACCAGTTGTATCTGTGGCTAGCAGTCGTGATAAAATAGCATTAATTTTACTCGACTCAGTGAACTGAAGATTGTCACTTTCGACAATTACCCCACTTGGGTACAATGAACGTTGCATGATAATACTCCTATTATAGACCTGGGGTAGATGCTAAGGTTAAGCCCTTGATACAGGCGCTGGACAATCTAATATCTCGCACATCTGTTATGTTATCAAACGTTAACCTAATCTGATAGTATTTGTTTACCGTATCCACTGTATCGTTTATATTAAATGGTACATATGTTGCTGTGGCTAGATCTGTAACAGTCGCCGCATTGCGTATTTCGGCGGTAACGCTTACCACTCTTGAAGGGTCAGTGATGCGCTGGTTGTAAGTAAACGAATATATGGCAGTAGGATCGTACTGTGCGGCATCTATATTAACGGTTAATGAATCTACATAACGCCAAGAAGCAAAAGGTATTGTGCGTTGAGTAATACCGTTATCTGCTATTAGGTTAGAACTTATTTGATCCATATCTGATCTGCGTGGAAGCGTTGCCGTATATGTATTTGAAAAATTTAGTTGAATTGTTTGTGTGACTGTCTCAATACCAGACAAGTGACGATTCCATAACACATAATCGGCAAACCAAATATTGCTTGAGAATGTGCTTAGATCAAGCACGCCAGTTTCAGCTTGTGTTAATATATGGTAATCCATAGTGACGGACAATGTACTATCAAAACTACCGGTTATTAAAATTGTTTGACCATCTACAAATGACCACATGTCGTTAGTAAGTGGTATTCCATTATTGTAAAGTGTAGAATTTGACTGATTTTGATCACTTAAATATGTAAGTTTGTATTGATCACCGGTACTTGATTGTAGCTCATCTCCTTTCACTAAGTTTGACATGATTGGCACAACGTTGCTGAATCTATCAGGTGTTCTAGTTACAACGGTCATGTTGTTAAGAGTAGCCATGTTCCAATCTTCTGAAGTGAAATATCCCACAACTGTTTGACCAACATTAAATGCTTCCACATAATTTTGGGCATTATGAGAAGCAGAAATAAGGCCACTAGTTACCGGTACTGCTATACCTAAATCTAGAATTTCGTTAGAATTCAATGCATCAGGGCACCAAATATACATCAATTCACCGAAGTTCTGAACGCTGTCCGTGCGTGGTACTGTAGCGTCACCTAAATACAACCCGGTGAACCCAATCTTTGTCAAAGCCACACGATCTACGATGAACGCACTACTGCCAGTATTCTCAATAGAAACCGTCAGAGTTGTTGCTTCCACGGGTATATTGATGGTTAGTGTGGCCAGAGATGGATAGACAGCCCCAGGAGTAACAACTACAGTGGACCCAGTGAATGTACCACCATTATCGAACACTGCTTTTATTTCAATATTTTCACTGGTGTTTGTGGTGCCGTTAATATTGCGTACCCAGGCGTTTATTCTAACGCTGTAACCTGTCAATGCAGGTGGTATTTTTAGTGTCTGATTTAAACTCTCACCGGCCGCAACTGGAGTTAACGATAAAGCCTTGGTATCATAAACTCCTATAGGCACAATTTCACCTTGTGCCGGTGACGACCAGTTATTCGGGTACCCCGACCCATACACATTTACAGTATAAGTTGTAACAGTATTTGGTGCGTTAGCCTCATTAATGGTTACAGTTAAATCACCGAAACTTCGTGTGCTCTTCACATCTCTAGTCATGAAAACAGCGGGAGTCAAATCTGCGTTCACGTATGTCGTTGATACCGGTGCCGCCAATGTTAGTGTGTCATCACCCACAGATGCAATAACACCAGATACTGCAGTAACTGACTCGCCTAAAGAAGCAAATCTAAATATACCACTAGAAGGGCTTTCAGACGAAGATGTAAAATTTACAAACCCCGCCGACACTGGTATATTGTATGTACCTGGAGTAAGCGTGCTGTACACTACCAATAAATCAAGAGAAGTACCATTATGTGATGTAACCGTGTAGTGTCCGTTGTCCGGTATTACAGTAGCCGCACCAACGCTATCGCCTGGTGCAGCCCAAGTCATATTTGTTCCATCCCAAGTTAAAGTGCCAGTACCAACAGCTGTGTTGGAAGACATGTTCAATATAGCGACGTTCCCTAGTGTTGG